ATGAAACCATGCACACCGAATCTATGATTAAACTATTTAAAACTTATATCAGTGAAAATCCAGAAATATGGAACGATACGCTTAAAGCTCAAATCTATACAATAGCAACAAGAATGGTAGAATTAGAAGAAAAATTTATTGATCTAGCGTTTGAGATGGGAGCAATGGAAGATCTAACAGCAGAGGATGTAAAACAATACATTAGGTACATAGCTGATCGTAGATTAATTTCAATGGGTATGAAAGGTATTTTTAAAGCTAAGAAAAATCCGTTACCTTGGGTAGAAGAAATGATTAATGCACCAACTCATACAAACTTTTTTGAGAATCGGGCTACAGATTACGCTAAAGGTGCATTATCTGGTAATTGGGAAGATGTTTGGGGTAAAGCAGCTTAATGGAGTAAAAATGCAGAACAAAAAGATTGGTTAGTTCAACAAATGAGCCTCGATTTCACTAAGGAGTTTGTTAGTTAAGGACTACATATTAGGTAGGATGTAATATGAAGATAGTTCCAGTTAATAACATAATAATTATTCAAGACTTACTTGATACAAAAGCTAGAAAAGAAAAAGAGTTGTTTTTTTACAGTGAGGAGCTTAAAAAGCTACAAGAAAAAATGAAATGGCTTAGGGCTGAAATAAAACTTACAGAAGAAATTATTATTATGATCGAGCATGAAAAAATTATCAACATTAAAGATATGATTAAAAAAGGAGAAGAATGAATACTACTTTGACAGCCACAGAGGCACTTAATACAGCAGTAGCAGGAGTATTAGGACGTATGATGATAGGCGTATTTGCAACAATGGTCGCAGCCGGACTTTTATCAGCTTCAGGACTTGTGCCGGTTCTGTTCTCGGGCGTGGTGGGTTGGATTATAGTTTTTTTACCATTAGTAATGAGTCTAGGGTTAATGTGGAAAGGTGAAAGTTTATCAACAGAAGGAATTAAACTTTGGTACTTTGCGTTTGCAGCAGCAATGGGATTAAGTTTAAGTCTACTATTTTATATTTTTACTTCTGCTTCCATAGTAATGGCTTTGCTTGGAACTACGGTTAGTTTTGGTGCTCTAGCTGCTTGGGGTTACTTTACTAAACGTGATATTTCAGGCTGGGGTTCTTTTTTATTTGCGGGGGTAATTGGATTAATTGCTGCTGGACTTTTAAACATTTGGTTAGAATCTTCTGCTCTACAAATGACGCTAAACGTGCTTACAATCGTCATATTCCTTGGTTTAACAGCCTATGACATGAATCGCATTCGGGATATGTTTTGGTCGGCTTCTAGCGCCGAAATTGAAAGGATGCAGTGGTTCGGAGCACTTTCTCTTTACATTAATTTTATTAATATTTTTGTAAGTATACTTCAATTGTTCGGTAATAAAGAATAATGGCTTACTCAGACAAAGTTATCGATCATTACGAGAACCCTCGCAATGTAGGTTCTTTTAATAAAAATGATTCTGATGTTGGTACTGGCATGGTTGGAGCACCTGCTTGTGGTGATGTAATGAAGTTACAAATAAAAGTAAATGAAGATGGAATTATTACTGACGCACGATTTAAAACATATGGGTGTGGTTCGGCGATAGCGTCTAGTTCATTGGTCACGGAGTGGGTCAAGGGTAAGACGCTTAAAGAAGCAGGAGAGATTAAAAATACTGATATCGCCAACTCGTTATCGCTTCCGCCCGTTAAGATACACTGCTCCATATTGGCAGAGGATGCGATTAAGGCTGCTATAGCTGATTATAAGGATAAGTATGTTAAATATAACTCAGAGTGCGCATGCACAAATTAATTCTATCCTTTCTGATGATAATTCAAAATATGTAAGGGCTTTTGTGAAAGGAGGTGGTTGTAGTGGATTTCAGTATGGTTTTACACTTGAAGATGATAAAAATGAAGATGATTTTGTAATTGAAAACTTGTTAGTCGATTCCATGAGCATGCAGTATTTTGATGGTGCTACTATTGATTATAAAACAGATAAGCTTCAAGGCTCTTCTTTTGTAATTTCTAATCCAAACGCAAAAACTACTTGTGGTTGTGGTTCTTCTTTTGCTACCTAGATTCAAGATACAAATGAATAAAAAATTTAAATATGAATTTTTACCTCAAATTGAATTAAAGGAAGAATATATTGATAGTAAGAGACATTATGTGACACCGGAAGGAAAAAAATATCCATCTGTTACCACGGTTATTGGCGACAGCATGGATAAAAGTGGACTTTATGAATGGAGACAAAAAGTAGGTAAAGAAGAAGCTGATAAGATTACTAAGTCAGCTGCGTCCAGGGGCACTAAAGTTCATAAAATTTGTGAGGACTATGTATTAGGTAAGGAAAATTATTTAAAAGATAAAATGCCATCTAGCATTTCTCTTTTTAAACAAATACAACCCTACCTCGACGAAAACATGACTAAAGTTTATGGAGTAGAAATTCCTCTGTATTCAGATTTTTTACAAACAGCCGGCAGATGTGATTTAGTATGTCACATGCATGATTGTTATACTATAGTCGATTACAAAACTTCATCTAAGCCTAAAAAAGAAAATTGGATAGAAAATTACTTTCTACAGCTGACCACTTATGCAATGATGGTTGAGGAGCTTTATAAAGTTCCCATTTCCTACATCATTATTTTAATAGCGGTAGAAGACGACAACCTGCAGTTTTTTGTAAAAAATCCTAAATCCTATAAAGATAAGGTAACGGAAATATTCCGTAATTATAGTAAAAAGTTGATGTAATTACTCTCATACACTATAATATAAATGTGTACTTAGAGAGGTGTATATGAGCGTAAATAATGAAATACTTTCCAAGCTTAATATTAAGCGAGGAACTATCGATACTATTGCTATTCAGGCAGTTAGAGAGTACCTGGATAAGCAATCTAGCCCCCTTAAAGCAGCAAACGCAATTATTGCTAAAGTAGGTATTAGTCCGGTTAGTAATAGAAAAAAAGCCTACGTGTTTGCTATGACCACTGTTGAACAAGCCCTTTATAATATGACACCTGACATTGAATCTATCATTAAAAAATCTAACGAACGTATTCAAAAAATTACTGATATGTTAGGCCCATCCGCCTTTAAGATTAGTGATGAGAAAGAGCAGGAGCTTCTTAAAAAAGGTCCAAGCAAAAGATCTATTGCAAGAGACATATATCTAGAAAATAAAGATAAAGGCGAAAAAGCTATTATTGATTTAGTAGTAAAAGCTTTAGATGTTTCTAAACAAAACGCATACACTTACATCTACCTGGTAAAGAAAGATCTTAGTCTATAGTGGATGCTAAAGAGATAGTAAGATTTTTAAAAGTTCTTAGGTACTACGTATCGCCATATTGGAGAACACGAATTGAAGAAGTCATTACGAAAATTGGCGGTAGCTTGTAGTACTCTACTTCCGGTCTGTGCCTTAGCAGGGCTAGAGTCAGGCGCTGGAGAAAATTTAATTAGCGATAGATATACCTCCACCACGGCTTGTATGCTAGCCGAGCAAAAGGCAATTAAACAAGCACTTGACAGATACAGCGGCAAACAATTTACAGTAGAAAAGAAAAACTTTTGTTACGATACTAAGGATTATAGTTACTGTAATTATTATAAAGAGTTAGACTATACTGTAGCAGGCACAATTCGTAAAATAGTAAATAGATCTGAAAAAATAGAAAATAGTATCTGCAAGGTTGCGGTAGTAATTGATATAGAAGAACAACCCAAACCCATTAACGTTAATGTAAGCGGAAGAAATATTTACTTTGTTAATGAGCCTCTAAACTTTAAAATAAACGTAAATGAACCTGTTTTCTTTTATGCGTTTAACGTGCACCGTAAGGGTGTTGAGTTTTTATTTCCTTCAAAGTATTATGAAGAAAATAAATTTGAAGATGATTTTGACTTTCCTGGTTTTGGATTGAGATACGTAACAACACTTGACAAAGGAGTGAGTAGAGATGAAGAGCAAATCGTCTTTTTGTTCACAAAGCATCAAATAGATTTTGATAGAGTTGCGCTGGATCATAACATGTTGCATGAGATAATTAACTCGATACCAGTGCATTCACGAAGAACTTTTACCTATAAAATTTTTATTAAACGGAAATGAAAATGAAAATGATTATGACTTTCGTAGCAGCTTGTGCCCTTGGCCTTTTTACTACAGGGTGCTCTACTATCGGGCTAGGCGGCGATAAAGATAACAAGATGGTTGAGATTCCAAAAAGTAAAATGGATCAAATACCTAAATGGTTTTTACAAAAGCCAGTTGACGGAGCTATAACAGTGACTGCAACTGATGTAAGTAAAGATATGCAATTTGCTATTGATAAAGCTACCCTTAATGCTAAAGTTCAACTGGCAGAAAGACTAGGAACAAAAGTTGACAGTCTAACAAGGGAAACTGCTCTAGAGTCCGGTCACGGTGTCAAGGAGGTTCAGCGAGAAATTGACCGAGTCTCTAAGGTTCGTATCAATCAAGAGCTTAATTTCTTTACTCGTGAGCATATCGCAGTTGTACGTGAGGGGGATCATTTTAGAGCTTACGTAATGCTTAAAATTAGTAACAACGATGCTCGTCGACTCACTCAGAAAGATAACTCTAAATCTCGAGAAGAGAGGCTTAAAGAATTAGATAAGTCATCTTCAGTAGATGATCAGATTACAATTAGACCAGCATCTCAAGTTGATAGGTCTAAGATGATATCAAACTCAATTAGTGATCAATCTGTAAAGGATCGTATCGCTAAGACTCTTGAAGATCCTAACGCAGTCGTCATAAACGCCACTATTCGTTAATCTTTAAAATTCCGGCAACCTAAATATTCTTATGTTTAGGTTGCTTAACCCTTTTCATACTGAATACGCATACTGCTCCAGGCCCTTACAAGCTAATTTAATTACTAATGATAGTGTTCAGTATTACGATAAAGACGGATTCGAGCTTACAAAATTAGAGCAGGAATACTATTTTGTAAACGGGTTTGAGCCGTTTTTAAATACTTGCCTTAATCATAGATGCTGGCAGGAACCGTGGTTTGAAGTAGATAGTGAAAACTTTTTACTTGATCATAGTTTAATACTACATAGATGTTCTTTTATTGATGAGGCAAGAGAGCAGCTGATCAGCAATCAGAAAAAATGCTCTAAGTTAGTGTATTTACTACACGCCACTTCGAAGTGGGGGCTTGATTTTAATTTAGACTTCGTAGATAATAGTGGTAAATTAACCGAGGTTTTACATATTGAAATTGATACCAAAACTTATCATGAATTCTTACAACACAAAAAGGAGTTGGAATACTTCATCCTTAGCACCGATTGGGAAAACGTATATAAGTTTCTCGATCGTCATCGCAACGAATGGGAATGTCTAGCAGGCTTTGAACAAAATGACTGGAAAGCTAGACAACTTGGATTTAAAAAAGCCGAAGTAACTCACAAGGCTATCTAAGTTTCCTAAACAAACTGGAGGTTATATGCTAAAGTCAGTAGACACTTTAGACGATAAAACTACACTGGTGCTGAAATCGTTCATTTACGCTATATGCACCCTGTTAGTATTTACCTTGGTAACTACTACATTTAAGCAAAAAATTAATTCGTTTAGTTTAAACGGAATTCCAGCAACTTATACCGCAGAGCAAAGAGTTAAACAGTTAGATTGTTTAGCACTAAACATTTATAAAGAAGCTGGATACGAACCATTTGAAGGAAAGGTAGCAGTTGCCCAAGTAACTATTAACAGAGCAAATGATCCTAGATTTCCAAAAGACATTTGCCAGGTAGTTTATCAGAAAAATTTTTTTTACAAAAAAACAGTCTGTCAATTTTCCTGGTATTGTGATATTATTCATAAAAACAGGCCTGTCAATCCAGCTGCATTTAATGAAAGTTACGAAGTCGCTAAAAAGGTATTGCTAGAAAATTTTCGTCTTAATGGACTTAAAGACGCTCTTTACTATCATGCAGATTATGTTAACCCTAAATGGAATAAAGAAAAGGTAGGTAAAATTGGACGCCACATCTTCTACAAATAAAAAAGTATTAAATTTAGATAGAATAAATTCTCTAGCATTAAAAGCTAGAGACTATCTAGCTGAAAAAGCCTCTCATTTATCAGCTGAAGGAGTAGGCTGGCTAGGCACAATGCTTATTCATTGTGCTACTATTCCTTCATTACTAGCATTAATTATTGGAGTATCAGATACTTTACCTGCATTGGATGTAGTTTTATTTGTATGGGGTGGTCTATTGTTATTTTTTGTTAAAGCTCTCATAAAGAGAGACATGCTTAATATTATTACTATCGGCGTAGGGTTTTTTGTTCAAGCAGTTTTGCTTGGTATGGTAGTATTTAAATAATGAGCGAACAAGAAGATAAAAAATCGTATCTATTGCAACTTGATGATGTAGAGATTAAATCTATTAAATCTCCTACTCAGTTTATGCATGAAATAGATAAATTAGTAGAAGAAAAAAAGATGGAGTATATTGAAGCTGTAATGTATTATTGTAATGCAAATGATATTGAAATAGAGACTGCTGCCTCTTTAATTAAAGGCAGCGCAAAAATGAAAGCTAAGATTCAATTTGAAGCTGAAAATTTAAACTATTTACCTAAAAGTGGAAAGTTACCTATATGAGCGAACCCCTTGTAGAATATAATTTTAACATCCCTCCAACATATCAACATCCAGAAGGATTACCTTCTCACCTAGGCGGACACGAAGGGGAGACTCATGTTGACGACGGTGCATTAAGTTATTTAATTAATAAACTCAATATCAAAACTATGTTAGATGTTGGGTGTGGCCCCGGAGGAATGATTAAGATTGCGAAAGAAAAGAACCTTGTTGTAACCGGTATTGACGGCGACGACAAGGTTGAAAGAGAGCAAGATGTTATGAGTAATATTATTATTCATGACTACTGTGCCGGTCCTTATATTCCAGATACTGTTTTTGATCTAGCTTGGTCCGTTGAGTTTGTAGAGCATGTAGAAAAAAAGTACATGCAAAATTTTCTTGAAACATTTAAGCACTGCAAATACGTTGCAATGACCCATGCGCTACCAAATCAACCCGGGCATCATCACGTTAATTGCATGCCTATTGAGTATTGGTGTGGTGCAATGGAAGCAATAGGATTTATGGCTATGGTTGATGAGACTAATGAGATGCGTAAAGCATCTACAATGCGTGAAAGATATATTAGACAGCAAGGCTATGTATTTAAAAATGGACGCTTTTAACGCGTATAAAACTTATATTGCACTAAAAAATCATTTTGGCTCTAAAACGTACGACTACTTTAAATATAATGGCAGAACTAGAGCTAGTGCCAAATCCTTTGAGAAGAGAAGTGATAGGTACTTCTTCCATAAATTATCAAAGCACAACGACTGTATTAACTACCTAGCTTCTAATTTTTTAGAGGGAGATTGTTGGGTTGGAGATCTCGTCAACGAACAAGTTGCAGAAAAAACATACATGGCGTGGCGGAAGCGAATGGAAAGTCTTTCTTATATCTTCCGCAATGACTTGGATAAGCTTGATACTGATTTTAATAATAACTTTTTGGTTGTAGACGGCCAGCATCCAAAGCTATTAAAGTTATACCTACGCAAACAAATTTGCCCAGAGACAATTCTTATTCTTGAAGACCTTTTGAGCTTTTTTAGAGCATGGAATAGAAAAATAGATGATAAGTTAGTCTGGCCAAATGAATATCAAAAGCTTAAGAAATACAGACCATTCTTTACAATAGATTTAGAAAAATATAGATCTCTTGTTCTTGATAAATTCAGTGAAAGCAGTTAATATAAATACTCTTATCATTATGTACAAAGTGGATAAGAAGTATACATCGCATACAACGTTAATAAGGAGAAGTAAATGGACTTTAGTTCACTAAAAAAGAACCGTCAAACGGTTTTTGCAAGTCTCAGCAACGAGTTTAGTAAGCTCAATCAAACAACAAGTTCCCAAGACGACGATAGATTCTGGAAGCCCGAGGTAGATAAGGCAGGTAACGGATATGCTGTTATTCGTTTTCTTCCGGCACCTACCGGGGAAGATGTTCCTTTTGTTAGAGTATGGGATCACGGGTTTCAAGGCCCGGGAGGCTGGTATATTGAAAAGTCTCTGACCACACTTGGACAAAAAGATCCTGTATCAGAGCACAACACCCAGCTTTGGAATTCAGGCATTGAAGCAAACAAGGAATTAGTTCGTAAACAGAAACGAAGACTTTCTTACTATAGTAACATTTATGTAGTAAAGGATACAGCACATCCTGAAAATGAAGGTAAAGTATTTTTATTTAAGTATGGTAAGAAGATTTTTGAAAAGCTTAAAGATGCAATGGAACCAAAGTACGAAGATGAAAAGCCAGTTAATCCTTTCGATCTTTGGGAAGGTGCAAACTTTAAGCTTAAAATTAGGAACGTAGAAGGGTATCGTAACTACGATAAGTCAGAATTCGATAGTCCAAGCCCGCTCCTAGATAGTGATGAAGATTTAGAAAGAGTATGGAAGCAAGAACACTCCTTAGTTGAGTTTACGGATCCTAAAAACTTTAAATCTTATGATGAGCTTAAGAGTAAATTAGATCGTGTCCTTGGTTTAATCAACGGGTCTCCTAAGCCACAGACTACAGCTGATAGTGAGCCATGGGATGTGGATGAACCTGTTAAAACAGCGGCTCCAATGAAAACCGCTAAAGCAAAAGCACCAGTCTCCACAGCAGACGATGATGATGAGGATATGGACTTCTTTAAAAAGTTAGCGGAAGATTAAGTATAAGATGTTGAATGCCGGGTACCAATACCTAGCGTTCCTCTAACTGCAATCGGTGAAGGGATCGGAAGCGGAGCATCCGGTCCCTTTTTACTTGATAGTTGCTTGTTGTTGCTTATTGCATTATTAATAACACTGCCTTGACCACTTGCCATCTGAGAATCATTTCTTTCTGTGGCTGCAGCTACTTTCATTCCACTTGACGCTTGCGGTGACTCCAGTGAGGCAGCCTGAGGTGCGGCCATTACTGGTGAAGCTGCTGGTCCTTGACTAGACGTTCCGTTACCACCATCTCCCCCACCACCTTGTCTAATTAAAGATACAATAGTAGGAGCTCTTCTTCCTACTTGAGTGTACCACTTACTATCTTCTAAACTTTTTGCAGCACCTTCCGTATCACCTTCCTTTAAATTACGAGTAAAGTTAGGCCACTTTTTAAACCAGGTCGGTCCCATATTAAAAGTAAGGTCTACTAAAGCTGCTTGCCCCTTATCGTTTAAGTTATCATAGCCAGGAATCTTTTCAGCTGCTTGTTTATGATGAACAAAGTCCTTCTCAAACATCTCCATAACTTCTTCATTACTAAACTCTCTATTATACTCTGGGGGTAGAGACTTACCATCCCCAATTAAATGTCCTACACCAACTGTCCATAACCCTAAAGAATCTTTATATGGCTTGTGCCTGATACCTTCATGATGTATAATCATTTTTTTAGTATCAGCATCACTACCGGAAGGTAATTGAAGCCCCATCTTTGATTTTGGTTTAAGCCCGGTACCTAAAGCACCGCTTGATTCTTTAAGCCCGGGGTCCTTACCTCCAGGACTAGATTTAGGCAGTTCAGAGCTTTTCTTTTCTACTTTTTGTGCAGGAGCACTTCCTGCTGGTCCAGGTTTTTCAGCAGCTGCTGCTTCCGGAGCTCCTTCTGGTTTACCTTCTTGTTTTTTAGCTTGCGCTTCCTCTTCTTCTTTAGTTCTTGCTAACGCTACTCCAGCAGCTACCGTTCCACCAGCAATTGCAATACCAGCGGCAATTTTACCAGCTTTACCCATCTTACCAAACGCAGTTTTTGCTTTTGTAATTAAAGATATAGTTGTAGTAATTCCTTCAGCTACAGATTTTAGTACTCCAGCACCAAGGTAAGTTGCCAGTCCAGCCGCTGCCGCAAGCAACGCAGTTTTAAAAGTATCCAACTCACCACTCGCTTCTCCTAAACCTTTTGAGAACCCAGTGAAAAAACCTGAAATTTTTTCTTTAATATCTTTTGGTAAGAAAAGGTAAACAAGACCAGAAAATGCCGCAATGATAGCTGGATTTTTAAAAAAGTCACCCAATAAATCTCCAAATGATTTTTCACTACCTGTAGCACCCGTCTGAGTTGGTCTTTCTTTTTTTACAGGTACGGCTTCAGCCTGCTGCTCTTCTAACTTATATTCTTCAACGCTCTTCTTATCAATAGCCTCTTGTAAGGCAGCAGTTACTCTTTCAAAGGACTTCACCACATCTTTAAGATTGAGAGCAATAGCACTTAAACTTTCTTTAACGTTCTTACCTTCATCTTTCTTACTATCAACAGCATTGCTAGTTGCTTTATTTTTAGCTTCTTTAACAGGTCTATCAAAAAGCATTTTAGCAACAGTACCGCTGCTAACCAAAGCTTCTAAAGCATCGTACTTTGCTTTTTCAACCTCGTCAGTACCAAGAATTTTATTAGTAGAAGCTACGGACATTGCTCGAGCATCTCTTTCAGACACAGCAGGCCCAATTATAGCTTCCTTTTCCTTACGAATCGCTGCTTCTTCTCTTGCAAGCTTGGCTTTTAATTCCTCCGGAGACATTATAAAATCAGGTTCAGGCTTGCTTACTGATGGTTTATTTTTTCTTGCCATTATACGCCTACTGTTGTGGAATATGAGTAACTACTATCACTACGGGCTGAAGCATGCTCAGTTTTTGTTATAGTAGTACTATTATCTATATTATTAACTATAATTGGAGCTACCGCATCTTTCTTTTCTATAATAATTTCTTCTGATGATTCTGCAATGTTTAAAGTTTTAGGCATAGTAAAGACTGGCAACTCCAGCGTCCCATCAGCCGTTTCAGTTATCTCACTTTCTCCATCCGAAGTAGCATCTTCTGATAATATTTCCATTGCTGGAGCCGGGACTGCTGTGGATTGGGGAGCAGAAGAAGTAGATGCTGTTTGAGTTTCTTGCTGAGGCGTTACTGCTTGATTAACAGCCGACTTATTTGATTCTTTAACTAAAGGAGGAACAGCCGACGCAATAGGAGCTTTCTCTATCGACTGGGCCTGCACCCCTTCTGTAACTGATTCTTTTTCATCATCATCCTCTTCTTTAACTGCATCTATCTTAGGGGAAGCTCGTTCCTCTTCATCAAAAAAGCTCACTGCTTCATCATATATTTCATATAGTAAAAGCCCTATTGCTGCAAAAGTTCCTACAAATGGAATAGCAGTGAGTAGTTTTTTTCCAACGTTAGGAGCAATACGAGACGCAAATGCAAAAAGTTTTGATAGCTTACCTTTACCTTTTAATGCTTGCTTTTCTTTTTTAAGATCATCACGCGCGCTTTTAGCATTGCGCTTTTTCTCATCTATTACCTTTTCTTCTTTAGCTTTCTTTTTCTTTTCTTTCTCTACTTCTTTTTTATCTTTATCTAACTTTCCTTTTTCATCAACTAAATCATCATTAGCAGCATCAGTTATACCAAATAAAATAGAAGTAACTCTAGAAAGCTCTTTCACTGCTTCAAGAGTTGTTCCAATTTGCTTAAAGAGTTTGTAAGCAAATACTCCAGTAAGCACAGCAGTAATACCTATTAGGGTATTTTTAATTACACCGAGAGTTTCTTGTCCTATAAGCCCGGAAATAAAACTTGCAAGATATTCTCTTGATTCTTTATTAATAAGAAAAGGAAGTATTAAGCCTAATTTTGCTAAATCAAAAGCTTGTTTCTTAGCTTTCGCAGCAATTTCTGGCATACGACTTTCTGGAATAGCATCAGGGGGAGGAGGAGGCTCCTCTTCACTTAAGTAATTAAGAAGAAGATCACTTAGCTCACTAGCTGATTGTTTAAGCTCAAGAGATCCTTCTTCTATATTATTTACTTCTGATTTAATATTAAGGAAAAAACCAACGCTTCCAAACATAGCAGATGATGCTTCATTTATAGCATCCTGCTTTTGTTTATCTCTTGCTTTTTTTCTTACTGATACCATTATCGTTGTTTTCTTGCCTTAATGCGTTCTTGTTCTCTTTCCAAGTAATCACGAAGAAGTTCAACGTAGAGATCTCTCTCAAAGGGTATCATGTTTTCAATTTCTGTAACTGACCATTTATGGTGCTGAGCCAAACTAAAAATTAAAGTATAATAATTGCTTAGGTTATTATGACTCAGCCCAACATAAAAAAATCATTTAACGAGGAAAGCTTAATTGTTCTTTCATTACCAAGACTGTTTGTATATTTAATTTCGTGATATAATCTAGGCATTGTCTGAAAGAAATCTTGAATCTTTTTAAAAGATTTAACATCTAAATTTTGTAGAAAATCTTCTAGCTCTTCGCTAGAAGAATCACTTGCCATATAAACATTATCTCCATCATAAATTTTATCAATACAATTTTTAAGAATATCAAAAAATAAATCTGCTTCACTGTCTGTATTACTAATTTTTTCTGACATCCCGGCATGCGGGTAAGCAAGATAAAAGCCAAGCTTATCTGTTACTTCTATTTTGTTAGTATGTGCAGGATCAAATCTTACTTCCACATCATCTAAATTTACTTCTACGTCATACTTTAATTCATCTTCTAAATCTTTATAAGTCAACTTAATAACATTGTTAACCGATCTAGCTCTTATTTTTAAAAACAAATACTCTAAGTCAAAAGTAGCAAGCTTATCAATATCTACATTATTAGTAATAATACAATTATTAATTACTTGCTTAATAGAATTAATAATCTCATCTGAATCATTACCCTGCATTGCCATTAATAATATTTTTTCTTCTTTTACTAAAAACGGTCTTACTACTAATTTTTCTTTGCTTGATGGTAATGTCACTTCAAAAGTCGGATGACTAATTTTAGGTAAAGCCATTTTATATCTCCTTAATTAAATAAGTCCTCCAAGAGCAATCTTAGAGTTATTTACAACGTTAATAATATCAGCAACGTTGTTTGGTTTTCTAAGTGTAGCTAACGTTTGAATAGCTGTGCCAACTTTAATTAAACTTTGAATTGCGCTCGGTGATCTTTTTTCAAGTACTTGATTAATGTTAATTCGTTCTATTTTCCAATTAAAAAATGTAAATGTGATTGGTAGTCTACTTACAGAGTCAGTATCGCCCCACCCAAGATTAACGTCACCCATAAAGACGGGATATGCCTCTCTAAATCTAACATTAAGTATATCGTTATTAGATTCGTCTACTGTGGTTACTAATATATCAGTAGAATATTGATCCTTAAAGTTAACTTCAAAAGGAGCTATAGAATAATCATGAGCATCTCCAACCGGACCGTAAACAACCTCATCAAATTTAATAATACTATTCATCCATTCGTAGAAAAATTTCTGCACCATACCTGAAGCATCAGTTAAGAATGTCATTGTTGTATCTATAAAAATAGGAGCATATGGTTTATTTTCTACTGGACCATAACCGTATCTTCTTATGGGCGAGGTTGCAAAAGATACACCTGGAAGATTAGCTGACTCACAAAGAAATGCTAATGATCTAGCATTATCACTTTGATGTCTCATTGTGTGCGGAGGTCTTATCTCAATATAAAAATGAGCAGGTCTTGCAAAACCTTTTAACTTAGAAGCAGTGCCAAGAAAATTATTTAAATCTCTTCTATTTTGACCCGGGGGCAACCCTCTACCTGTACCAAATAAAGAGCCTATTGCATTTCTAAGCCCTTCAGGAACCCCAGGCAAATTGCTCACAGCATCTCCAATAGCTGCTGCCGACCCTACAGCGTCTCGAGATTTTGATATTGCGCTATTAATCGCATTAATGGCTGTCATCTAACATTTCCTTTTAGTTTAGCCTGTCTAATCTGTCTTACACTATCTCTATGAACTTCTGATTCCGTTGCTTTTTTGAATCTTCTCAAAGGCAGAAAAAGAGCTTTCTCCCACTCCTCAGGAGAAATATGTAAGAATCTAGACTTAACATGATTATTTAGATAGTGTTTTAAACAAGGTTTATAATACCTTAGTTTAGAAGTATTAGATAAAACGTTATAAGTTATTTTTAATCTCTGCATGTCCTCTTCGCCGACAACATAATCATAAAGCATGTCCATTAATTTTGCTCGAAATGCATATGGAAGATAATGCATATTAAGACCAACAAATCCCCCTCTAATTATTTTTACAATAAAAATAACAGGAAATGTATCATAATACGGAAGCTCTATTTTAAGTTTCGGGTCATATCTAAAGAGATATAAGTGCCCCAGTCTTACTCTATTCTCAGCAACAATAGTATTTTTTCTTATAATTTGCTGAGGGTCTACCTTTCTAGGCTCAACATCATAAGCTTTTTCCCTAAGCCAGTTTGTAGCGTTAACTACTTTACTGCTATCAATATCGTCTTTTATAAAACTGGAAAATAAATTAGCCATTAATACCAAGTTCTTTCTCAGTCATTATAATAAATTTCCATTTTTTAAGTTCACAGAACTCCTTTGCAGCTTTCCATTTTGCAGTATTAACACCGTAAGTTTTAACTTCATTTAAATATCTTCTTGTTGGTTTTGTAAGCACTTTAGGAGCTTGTACTTGTTTTAAAGGTTTTACCTCTATTACTAAGGATTCAATAATACCCTGAGGGTTCTTTTTTCTCACAAAAAAATCTGGAAAATATCGATGGACTTTACCATCTATAGGAGATCTATAAGGAATGCAGAATTCTTCACTAGACCATTGAATTACATCAGGATGTGAGTCTAAATGAATCATAAGCTTAAGCTCCCAACCGCTACGATAAATAACGTTACTAGGATCACCTTTGTATTTGGCCGGGTTTTTCGGCTTAAAAAATCCCTTATAACTCATAGAAAATATTTATGCCAATACGTACAGAGCAAGACAATTTTAAAAATAATACTTCTCTTTCTGAGCAGTTTAGTAAAACATTCAGTAGCTCTGTACAAGAAGTTAATAGTGCAACTGACGGATTTTTAAAGTCATCTCCTACAAGCGTTGGACAGGCTCTTAATAATGTAAGCGCTATAGCCGGCGCGTTTGGTAGATTAGGTATGTCAGCTGTAGGGTCTGTATCCTCTGCTTTAGGTCAACTTGGTAGTCTTGGAACATATACTAAATTTAAAGATAATTTTGTCCCTCCATCTAAACTCAAAGATAGAACTCCTGAAGATGCTGTCAGGAGAAATAGGGATAGATTTAACGGCCAACTTAGCTTTCCAAATAACATCGGCGAATATTGGATATCTTTTGTATTTGAAGCTTATGAAAGAAAGGTACCTTTATCCTCAGCGAAAAGTTTACCTACACAGACAATAAATCTCCCCATTCCATCTAATTTGCAAGAGCAATTTGCAATGCAATATGCTGATAAGCAATTAGGAATTGCAGGCTTCTTAGAACAAAATATACCAACAGGTATTAATTTTTCTGATGCTAAGTCTGTTGGAGAGGCCGTAGGTAAAGCTACCTCTGAAACTTTTAAACAAGCTGGCAATATTCAAGGAGCTTTTTACCTTGGTAGATCTGTTGCTGGATTAAGTGATAGTGTGGGTAGTGCTGTTGATAAAGCAACAGGCACAATTTTGAATCCATTTCAATCCTTGGTATTTCAAGGCATAAATTTAAGAACTCATTCTTTTACATATAAATTTTCTCCTAACAATGAAACAGAAACAAAAACCCTTAAAGAAATTTTATATGAATTTAAAAGAAGAATGCACCCTCAAAAAGATAATTTACTTTTTACTTTTCCAGATACAGTTAAAATATTTTTTGGTAAAGTAAACAGTGAGCCATACTTTTTTAAAAAATGTTTTTTAGAATCTATGTCTATTAATTATGCACCATCCGGAGTACCTGCCTTTTTTACACAAACATCTTCTCCTGTTGAAGTAGAATTTTCTTTATCGTTTAAAGAAATTGAACCAATGACGAGAGATGATATAGAGAAGAACGGAAAATAAAATGGCACTGTACAATTATTTTAGCAAACTTGGAACCACGACCTATAATGGTGAGCTAGTTGTTGATATTATTAAAAACGTAAGGTTTAAAGAGTTTGTTAAGAAGAATGTTGTAACCTATTACCCTTATACAGTCAAAGAAGGGGAAAGAGCGGAAACAATAGCTTACAATTACTATGAAGATGAACGCTACGCCTGGGTAGTTTACTTAAGTAATAATATTATAGATCCATATCACCAATGGCCTCTTTCTGTAAAAGACTTTAGTAAGTTTATTATTGCAAAGTATGGATCTATTGAAACCGCTCAGCAAAAAATATCGTTTTATAGAAACAATTGGTATAATGATGATTCAATTTTAACCACAAGCGCTTACAGTGCACTTACTGGCAACTTAAAAAAATACTGGAATCCTATTATTGGATATAGCGGAGAGATAGGTTCTTACGAGCGTAAAAAAGATGACAGCATTGTAGAAACAAATTTAGTATTAGATATTAATGTAAATAGCTCGGATGATTTTATCGTTGGAGAAAGAGTAACTCAAAAAACATCCGGTGCAGTTACTGGTGCAGGATGGATAAAAGCAATTAAAGAAGGTGCTATTACTATTAATAATATCTCCGGGCAATTTAGCAACACTTCCGGATCAGTAGGTTCTATAGTAGGATCAACTTCAGAAATAAGCAGAACTGTTACTGAGGTTATAGAAACATATAGAGCTATTTTATTAATAGAGCAAGCATATTGGTCTCCAATTTCTTTTTATGATTATGAAGATGAATTAAATGAATCTAAAAAACATATTAAACTTATTGATCGACAGTATATCCCAGTAATTGAAGATCAGATGACAGAATTGCTTTCATGACAAATAAAACGTACGAACCTGGTGATGTTAATATATTAAAGGTTACATTAAGAAAAAATGGCTCTGGCTCTCAAATTCCAGTAGACATTAGATCACAGATGCTTTCAATGTCTGTTTATGAAGACATTGAAGAGCCGTCCATGCTTTTAGAACTAACAATGGTTGACTCTATCAACTTAGTTCAAGATTATCCTATTGTTGGAGAAGAAATTATATCAGTAAGCTTTTTTACTCCTGGTAGAGACAATCCTACCAAGCTAGACTTTTATGTTTATAATGTAGAGAGTACCGGTACAAGTCCTACTGCTAAAGGATCTATTTACATTCTTAAAGCTGTTTCGCCATGTCATTATTATAATGCAAGTGAGCTTATAGAGAAATCTTATAAAGATACTATTGATGAAATGGTTAAAGATATTTTGAAGACGACTCTTAGTAATAGCAGTGCAGGATCAAACAAATATACGGTTGAAAAAACTAAAGGTATACTTCCATTAACTGTTCCAAGATTAAAGCCATTTGAAGCAATTGATTTCTTAAGACAGAAAGCTATAAGTGCGGAGTTTGCTTCTGGAGGATCATTTGTATTTTTTGAGAATCAATTTGGACATCAATTTAAAAGCGTAGAAGCTCTTCTTAAAGAAGGTAAACAAGACATACAATCAAAAGTATTTACTTACGCTCCAGATACCATAAGTGATAAAGAGAGACAGCAATATGCATTTAGAAATATTATTAGGTACACACACTTAGGTAAATTTGATTCAATTGAAAAAATTAATAGTGGGGTAGTTGTTAATACAGTTCAAGCTTTTGATATACTTACTAAACAAGTAGCAACAACAAAATTTAATTTATCTGAAAAAGCAAAGAGTTTTGTATCTACTGATAATAAAGGTCGATTACCTAACTCAACAGAATTTGTAGAAAAATACTCTAAATCAGCTTCTAAAAAATTCTTTATGGCTAAAGACAGCTCTAGAGGAGATGATTATATTGATACTAATTTAGGATCTAAATCAGCTTACGCCTCTTTATTAAATCAAAATGCCGTGCGTATTTTAATTTACGGAGACAGTTACTTAACAGCTGGTGACCTTATACAACTTGATCTACCCGAACTTTCTGGTACTACAGAAAAAAAAGTTAGTGATAGAAATAATTCTGGAAATTATTTAATTACTAAACTTAGACATATTTTAACAATGGAAGAAGGTGGTAAACCAAAACATCAAATTTCTCTTGACTGCGTTAGAATGGGATACAAATGACGACTAAAAATTTAGGTCAAGAAGGTATTGTTTGGTTTGTAGGCAAAGTTGAGGACAGACAAGATCCTTTAATGCTTGGAAGGGTAAAAGTCCGCGCTTACCATTTTCACACTGATAATAAATCGCTGATGCCTACTGACGAATTGCCTTGGGCATTAATTATGATGCCTCCTAATAATCCAAGTCACGATAAAGTTGGACTATCACCAAACGGGCTAACCGTAGGATCTACGGTTATAGGATTTTTTATGGATGGGCATGATGCCAATCAGCCTGTAGTAATGGGTACCATTCATGGTATTCCAGATAATGATAAGTCAAAGCATGATGTGGCTGAACCTGCTCGTGAGAATAACAATATAAGTAAAGAATACGATAGTAAAGAACCTAAGTCTGCCTATAAGGCGAAATACCCATATAATAAAGTTTTGAGAACTGAAGGCGGGCATGTAGTAGAAATAGATGACACACCAGGAGAAGAACGGCTACACATCTATCATAAATCTGGAACCTATACTGAAATTGATAAAGATGGTCGTAAAGTAGAAAAGGTAGTAGATAACGGCTTTGAAATAATCCTTAAAAATCAAACAGTACATATTAAAGGCAACTATGACGTGTTTGTAGATGGTGTTACAACGTTTACTTGCGAACAGGTAAATATGACAGGTAATTTAAGAGTAGATAAAGATGTAAGTGTTGGCAAGGACGTCTTTACTGACGTTGGTGTTAGCCTTAACAAGCATACCCATACAGATACTCCTGGACTTGGTGCCGGAGTCACAACTCCTCCTAACAGATAATGGCAAATTATATAAACGAAAGTGGATTTGAGCTAGGCATTAATGGGCTTAGAATTGTTGATGACTCCGGAACAGTTAAATATAAACTGCCGATTAATGATGGAACTAACGGTCAAATTATAAAGACTGACGGGTCCGGTCAGCTTTCTTTTATTACACCTCAATCCCTAGTTGGATCAAAAGGTGAAAAAGGTGATAATGGTGTAAAGGGTGATCAAGGTACTGCAGCTTCCAAAGGGGATAAAGGTGATAAAGGAGATAAAGGTGAAAAGGGAGCAGACGGCATTGGTACTAATGGGGCGCAAGGTGCCCAAGGCGCGCAAGGACCTCAAGGCGCAAAAGGAGAAAGAGTAAGCAGTGCATCCTATTCTGACAGCACTAATGTTATTACATTTACTAATTCTGACTCTTCTGTATTTACAGTATCAGGAGTAAAAGGACAGAAAGGTGATACTGGATCAAAAGGAGATAAAGGTGACAGTGGTTCAAAAGGAGATACAGGCCCACAAGGATCTCAAGGCGCTTTCTCAACTAATTCGGACGGACAAATAAACTCTCTCGGTGTAGGAACAGCAGCATCTACCGTAACTGGTCAAATTAGAGCTACTAATAGCATTACAGCTTTTTATTCTGACGTTAGATTAAAAGAAAATATTCAGGAAATAGAAAACGCACTAGACAAAATTGAACAACTAAGAGGGGTTTTTTATAATCAAAATGTATTAGCTGAGAAGTTTGGTTACAATGATTATAAAAGGCAAGTAGGTGTAATCGCACAGGATGTACAGAAAATATTGCCCGAGGCTGTAACAGGAGCTCCTTTTGATATTGATAAAGACGGCAATAGTATTTCAGGTGAAAATTATTTAACCGTGTACTATGAAAAAATAATCCCACTTCTTATTCAGTGCATAAAAGAACTTAAACAATTAATAGACAATAGGTAATATATGGCTACAGTAAAAAGAGCTGATAGATACACACCTTTAGAAGGCTCGTATACAATATATCAAGATTTATTTACTAAGATATTGTTTGAAAGAGATACAAAAGATGCTTCGTTAATTGAAAACGAGGACGCAGTTAAACAAGCTATAATCAATATTATTCTTACTAATGTAGGAGAAAGATTATATAATCCTACTTTCGGAAGTGAAATTAATAAAATGCTTTTTGAGAACGTTACTCCTCAAACTACATCTACGCTGATAAATTTAATTCGCAGCGCAATAGAAAACTATGAGCCAAGAGCTAATCTAATTGATGTGATTGCTTCTCCTCTACCGGATAATAACGCATATACTGTATCTATTGTTTTTAGCGTAATAAATAAAACTGAACCAGTGTATCTAGAATTTTTACTTAACAGGGTAAGATAGTGGCAAATACTAATCTCAAACTTACAGGGTTAGATTTCAATGAGTTAAAAAATAACTTTAAAGAATTTTTAAAGCGATCTGACTCACCTTTTAAAGACGTTGATTACGAAGGCTCAAACATTAATCAGCTTCTTGACATATTTTCCTATAACACCTACTTGAATGCTTACTATCTTAATATGTTAGCAAGCGAGATGTTTTTAGATACAGCCACACTAAAAGATAGTATTATTTCTCACGTTAAAGAATTAAATTATGTACCTAGATCATATAGATCAGCAGAAGCAAAAATTTCTTTTAGCATAACCCCTGCATCAGCTCTTGATAACTTATTAGTTCCTAAAGGTACCTCTTTTACTACTAAAATTGGATCTAATAATTTTACCTTTACTACTGCAGACAATTTAGTTTTAGCTGCTAATTCAAGCGGTGCTTTTAACGCGTCAGAGATTACAGTTTACGAAGGTAATTATGTAACTGACTCTTTTGTTTACTCTGCAGCCAACACATCACAAAGATTTGTAATTTCCAATCCTAACATTGATATTAGAAGCCTTTCCGTTTATGTTATTGAGAACGAAGGTGCTAATACAATTACATATTCTAAAGCATCTTCGCTTTTAGACGGAACAGCCAATTCAAATATTTTCTTTCTACAGGCAGCTGAAAATTCTCAATATGAAATAATTTTTGGAGACGGAGTCATAGGAAGAGTTCCTCAGAACGGCGCTACAATTATTTCTGAGTATAGAGTAAGCAATGGCGAGCTTCCTAACGGAGCTTCAAATTTTACTATTGACGGTACAATTCAAGGACAATCAAATATTTCTTCTATATCGACCTCACAAGCAGCAAAAGGAGGAGGAGTTAGCGAAAGTATAGACTCGATTAAATTTAACGCACCAAGAGCGTATCAGAATCAAGAGAGAGCAGTTACCGCTTTAGATTATGAAAATATTTTATTAGCAAACTTTCCTGAAATAGAATCTGTTGCTGTGTTTGGTGGTGAGGAAGCTACCCCTCCACAATATGGAAGGGTTCTTATTTCTATTGATCTTAATACAGGGGAAGGCATACCTGATATTGATAAGAGAAGATTTTTGGATTTTATTAAATTAAGAGCTCCTATTGGATTAGAGCCTGTTATTGTTAGCCCAGAATTTCTTTATCTTGAAATTGACGTTACAGCCAGGTATAATACAAATGTTACCAAGCTAACCACTCAAGCAATAGAAGTTTTGATTAGAAGTTTGGTGAGTGAATATAACATTGACAAGCTTAACGGGTTTAAAAAGACAATAAGAACAAGTAAACTTATAGAAAACATTAACAACTGCCATTCAAGTATTGTTGGAGTAGACACCCTAGTAGTTCCATTCTCCAGGTTATCAGTTATACCAACAGTTGCTTTTAACAAGACTATAAATTTAGGATTTTCTCTTAATAGATATTATAATCTTTCTACAGGTGTAGGAGAATACATTAGATCTAACGTTAAAGCTGTATATAGTTCAAAATTTACATTTAATGGCATACCATGCACCATACAAGATAACGGTAGTGGTGTGTTAGGAATTTACAGCTATAGTGATACAGCTGCTCATTCATTTGTTAAATCTATTGGAACAGTAGATTATGATACTGGCTCTATTGTTATTGATGGTTTAGTAGTAACAGCAATAGAAGGTAATTATTTAAATCTTCACTACAATCCTGTCTCAAAAGATATTGCTTCCACTAAAAATACAATTCTTCTTATTAAAGATTCTGACGTCGAAGTTACAGCGGTACAAATTAAAGAATGAGTATAATAGAAAAAAATATCTCCTCACTAATTGAGTCACAGTTCCCAGAATTTTATAAGGAACAGGGACCTCTTTTTATTTTATTCGTTGAGGAATACTATAAATGGTTAGAGAGCAATGATCCTGATTATGCCACGTATTCAGATACAACCTTTGTTGGAAATCCTTTATATCATTCTAGAAGATTACAAGAGTATAGAAATATCGATCAAACGGTTGATGAATTTTACGTATACTTTAAAGAAAAATTTTTAAAAAACGTAGAAATTACCGCTCAGGTTTCTGAAGATAGACTAGTAAAGGCATCGAATGATCTTTACAAATCTAAAGGATCTGAAAGATCTTTAGATTTATTTTTTAAACTTCTCTACGGAACTAAAATAGAAATATACAATCCGGGAGAAGATATTTTAAAGCCATCAGACGGCACCTGGGTTATACCTCAATACCTAGAATTAACAGTATCATCAAGAACAAAAAACTATGTTGGTAAACAAGTTACCGGTAGTATTTCTGGTGCAACAGCTTTCGTAGAATATATTATTACAAGAAATATTAATGGTAAAATAATTGACTATGCCTTCTTAAGCAATAAAAGCGGTACTTTTATTGCTAATGAATTATTATTAGATGAACCGTCTGTAGTTAATGCTCCTAAAATTTTAGGTTCTCTAACGAGTTTAGATACAACTCTAGGAGGGGAAGGCTTTGCCGTTGGTGAAACGGTAAAAATTATTTCATCTAATGGTGTCGAAGGCATAGCTCGTGTTACATCAATTGAATCAGTAACAGGGCTTGTTCAGTTTACATTAGTTGACGGAGGGTGGGGGTATTCAAATACTACTGCTGAGACTGTCATTAGCTCGGATGTGTTAAGAATTACTAACGTAACAAATGCTAATACTGAAATAACAACTTTTTTTAGAAATGAAATAGTAACCCAAGAACTATATGAATTTAGATTAAATAATGTTACTGGTAATTTTACCAAGAACAAAGAAATTTATAACGGCAACATCGCCGCGCCATCGGTATCAATAATTGCTGATGTTAGTCAAAATACCACCACTGTTATAGGCAGTAGCAACACCGCAAACTTAATTATAAATTTGGTTGAAAATGATATTTTTTCAAACAACGTTTTGTATTTACCAGATCAGCAAATAATTTTTGCCACCCTAGATTACTTTGCAATTGGAGACGAGGTTGTTCAATCTAACGGCACAGGTAATAACGTTACAGGTACTGTTAGTGCAATAGTTAGTTCAACAGCTATTTCTCCAAATACATCTACTATTGGTGCTAATGGTATTCATGTTGGAACTTATGTCATACAACCAGGTACCGGCGCAACCGGATATGTAACTGCTATTCCAAGTCAAAATTATTTTACATATACAAACGTTAATGTGTTTACAGTAAGAGGAGGATCCGGCACATTTAATAATCTTTCCTCTATTTCTAACTATACAGATTCAACCCAGACTACTCTGATTGGAACTTTTGATCCAAATATTATTTTGTTTGGATATGAATATACTATTTCTGATACATCAACTACAGGCACTGATAAGTGGTCATATGCTAATACGATTGTTAAAGTAGGATCTCAAAGTGTTAATGCAGTCATTCATCTGGCATCAGATATTGGAGGTATAGTTCAAGCGTATACAAATGTATCAGCTAGTGCCAATCTTTTTGCATCTAATTCTACAGCAATTGGTATTACAAGTGTTACTGGAGATTTTTATGGCTCCGGTAACACAATAATTATTGGACAGACCTCTAACACTCGAGCAAAAACTACATTACTTTTTACCGGGTTTGGAGCTGATTTTAATTTAGGTATTATTTCGGACGCCGAGACAGTAAGACTATCTCCTGACTTAATTAGTAGTAATAATGATGGTCCAGGAGCTAATTCTGTTAAATTTACAGAAATGCTTATATCTGGCGCAAACTCAACGTATAATAATTTAAACTCTGTTTATATTATGACCGGGGGATCTGGTTACGACAATACCAATATAGTTACTTTTTCTGGTGGTAATTCTGGTGCTGGTTCATTTACAGCTGGCAACGCTTCTATCATAACAGATACTAGTGGAGTAATTGTAGCAGTAGGACTATCAGCTAACGTAGGTAATAAAATAGTATCTACTCCTTCTACATCAGTAGTCAATTCAACCGGCGGATCCACAGGAGTTGGTACCGGGGCTGAACTTATACCTGTATCTTCCCTTGGCTTTATAAAACAACCCGGTGGAGATATTACATATACAATTTTAGATCTTCTACGGTTTAATACTTTAACTATCGGGACAATATCATCACTTACTAATATTAACCCTGGAGAAAATTATAACGTTAATCCTTTTGTATCTGTTTATGAGCCATACGTTGCTTCTTACGGTAGGAGAGATATAGTAATTGAGGTGGCTGATCTTACAGGACCTGGATTTGCTGTTGGTGAGTACGTTGAACAGACTATTAGTACCCCAGGAGTAGAGATTAAGTCTAACACCTTCTCAGGTAATTCAAGCAACGTTTATGAGGTTCAAGAGCAGGTTTACTCAACAGACGGAATAAATAACACCGCTACTGGATTTATTTACAGCGCATCTAAAGATAATACCACAGGCATTTATACAACTGTATTAGTGAGTAATACTGGTACGTGGCAAAATTCAGTTAACGTTAGTATTTTAACCGTGCTTTCTAATACTAATTTTGAACCAGGTAACGAAATTTTTCAAAGCACAACAGCCAATGGAATTTTAGTTGCATCTAACTCAACTACCCTTGTAGTAAGAAGTGTCGAAGGGACGTTTACATCAGGAGCTATTACTAGTAATGCAAGCCCCACACCTGGTTCAACAACAGTAACAGCTGAAGCTAATACTAAAATTTTTAAACTTATTGGTGCTACTTCAAACGGTGCATCAGTGATAACAAATACATCACCCTATATAGCATCAGCTACTGCAAAAGCTACAGTAAAAATAAACGACAGTGATAAATTTTTAACCCTTAAAAGAGTAAGTTTATTCACAGAGTTTGTAGTTAGTAATACTGTCGTTGGAAAAACTACCGGTTCTACAGCTAATGTTGTATCAGTGTCTGCTGATCCTTCCTCTAACGTTATCGGTGATAATGCAATTGTGGTAGCTAACGTTGTTGCCACTCAAGGAACTATTTCTGGATTAGAAGTAACTGACTCAGGAACTGGTTACATTAACAACGAAGGAGTAAACGTTAGCTCGCTTGATGGTAGCAGATTTGCATCTGCTAAAGCAAACGTATCTACAAGTGGTATTGGAACAGGGTATTATTCCTCTACACGAAGCTTTTTAGACGACACTAAATACATACAAGATGGTGAATATTATCAGAACTTCTCTTACGAAATACAGACATCAATACCAGTAGAAAAATATTTTGATACTCTTAAGCAAGTTCTACACGTTGCTGGCAAAAAAATGTATGGTAGAGTTCTTTTAGATATTGATGGCAATTTTAATATTATTTCCAATTCAAACATCACTATTACATAATAAATAATTGTATGACCACTTTAATTACCAAAAAATTTAAAAAACATATTGGCGAGCAGTTAATAGAGTCTATTACAGAACCAGCTAATAATGTTTATTATCTATTAGCTGCTAGACATTTTCCATTTGCCAATAATGACGCAACTATTCCAGTTCCTGATAATACTTTCAAAGAGCTTGAGACTGTTGTATATGAGGAAGCTATCTTTGGTAAAAAAATTAATTCATCTGATGTAAATCTAGTTATTCCAAAATATATTTGGACTTCTAATACAGTATACTCTCCATACGATGATACAGATACAGGATTACTTGATAAGAAATTTTATGTAGCGGTTGACGGAGGAGCAACCTATTACATCTACAAGTGCTTAGATAATAATGGGGGAGTAGCTTCTAACGTTCAGCCTACAAATACAAGTGAAAGTGCATGCAACTTTGTAACAACTGCTGACGGGTATGTTTGGAAGCTAATGTATAAACTTCCGGAAGCTACGTTTGAGAAGTTTCAAACGGCCGATTATATGCCAGTAACTACAAATGCTAATGTAGCGGGCAATACTGTCTCTGGTGCAATTGACGTTATTAAAATTACTACACCAGGTTCAAATTATGTTGCCACTCTTAACGGACAATTTACCGCTAGTGATTTAAGAGAGTCTATTCCTGGAGTTACCGGTAATACTACAACTTACAGACTAAACGAGTCTGCTTCCGCCAATGCTGATTTTTATGTTGGTAGTGCACTTTATATTTCTACAGGAACTGGCGCTGGACAGCTAAAAAGAATTACTGACTATAATGCAGTATCAAGAGTTGCTACAATTAATTCTATATTTACGGTTCCTCCATCAACAGATTCTACCTACGTTGTTGCCCCAAATATTATAATTGGAGGAGATGGATCTGACGCAACTGCCTATGCCACCGTAAGTTCTAATAATTCCGTCAACAATTATATTAGTAAGGTTAATATTATTAATAGAGGAACTAATTATACTTACACGTCTATTACTGTTACAGGTAATACGGGTGGCGTAAGTAACGCAGCCTCATTAAGAGCAATTATTCCTCCAGTAGGAGGACACGGAAAAAATCCTGCATCAGAATTAGGAGCAAAAGCAGTCGCTATATCGCTTTCATTCAATACAACTGAGAGTGGCTACATTACTGCAGAAAATGATTATAGAAAATTAGCACTTATTAGAGACCCTCTTTTTAGAAACGTTACACTTACACTCGGTAGTGAGATAGGAACGTTCACTGCCGGGGAAAATGTACATCAGATTGAATATAAAACACTTTTAGGTACTGTGGCTGGTAATACAAGTACTAATGCTATTACGGGTACGGGCACGAGTTTTAATATTTCTTTAAAAGCAAATGATAGAATTTTAATTTATGATACTATTACAGGACTGTATAGCTTGAGAACCGTTACCACGGTTACAAATGCTACCTCTATTATTGTAAATGATGAGCTTCCTTTTATTTCTTCTATTGCAAGATATTCTTTTGTAAGTATATTAGCTAGCGGAGTTAAAACAGGCAATTCATCTCCTTATCTTACTATGAGTAACGTGGAACCAAAATTTACAACAGGTAAAATTATAGTCGGTGAAACATCAGGCGCTATCGCTAATGTAACTAATATTGATGTAAATGAAAAAAATTATAATAACTGGAACACATTAGACAATAGAACAAGAATATCATACACAACTAAATCTGGCTCGATGCCAGAAGATGCAGTAGTGCTACAAACAGACATCTCATTAAGTAATGCATATTTTCATTCTTCTAATAGCACTTACATTTTTCTTACAGCTGAAAGGGGACCAATTAACGCAGATCCTGCCGAGCTGATAAGAGAAAACCAAGGTGCAGCTACCTTTACGCTTGGTAGTGTTAAGTACCTACCTGACATAATAAAAGGTTCTGGAGAGGTTATATACATAGAGAATACTACTGCAATTTCAAGAGCAAATAATCAATCAGAAACTTTAAGATTAATTATAAATTTTTAAGAGGAAGCAATGCCTTTAGATTCTAATTTAAATGTATCACCATACTTTGATGATTTCGATGAGCAGAAAAACTTTCATCGAGTATTGTTTAGACCAGGCGTTGCAGTTCAGGCTCGCGAGCTAACTCAACTTCAAACAATTCTTCAAAATCAAATTGAGAGATTTGGCGATAACATTTATCGCACAGGTACGATTATTAAAGGGTGCGCTCTCAACCCAGATTACAGATATAACTATATAAAAATTCTTGATAATCAGGCCGACGGTCAGCCTGTATCAATGGCTCTTTATTCTAACTCTTTAATTATTCAAGAGTCTTCTAACTTACGGGCTTTTGCCGTTAACTACAAAACCGGTCTTGAATCTCAAGATCCCGATCTTAATACTCTTTATATTAAGTATCAAAATACTGGTACCGGTGGAGAAAAAACTTTTTCAGCGAGTCAAGTAGTAAAAGTATTTAACAGAAATAGAACAATCGAAGACATAAATGTTGTTCTTGGCGGCACATTATATTCTAATAATGATACTGTAGTATTTTCTGGAGGTAGCGGAGCCGGCGCATCAGCAGTTCTCACTACCGATGCAGGAGGTAAAATTGTAGATGTATCCGTACAATCAAAAGGATCGGGCTATACTACTACACCAAATGTATCGATAACTACCTCTACAGGGTCAGGCGCTAACATAGCTGCATTAAACTATATTGCTGAGTTAACTGTAGCTGCGGTAACTAATGCTGTGGGTATTGGTGCAGCTGTTAAGACATCAGAAGGTATTATATACCAAAAAGGTAACTTCATAAGAGTAGATGAGGAAGAGATCGTTATTGAAAAATATAGCAATCTTCCAAACAATAAAGTTGTTGGTTTTAGAAGTGCTGAAACGTTTGTAAATAGCGCTATTGATACATCACTTTTAGATGTTGCTACTGGTACACCTAATTATGCAGCACCAGGTGCTAACAGATTAAAGCTTACACCTCAGCTTGTTGTAATGAGTAGATCTGAAGCAAAATCTAATAATGAGTTTTTAGCCCTGTTAGAATTTGAAAATGGACGAGTTATTAAAGATAGAACCTACACTCAATTTAATTCTTTAAATAGAGAAATTTCAAGAAGAACTTTTGAAGAGAGTGGTAATTACGTTATTAATCCAATGCCTTTGGATACTGAAGATATTACACCTGCTAACACAACCCACTTTAATTTAGTTACCGGAGGTGGTACCTCTTATGTAAACGGTGAGCGCATTCAAATTCTTAATTATGTTAAGACACCTATTAGAAAAGCTGACGATTCAGCTAACGTAGCTAATCAAACAATTAATACACAATACGGAAGCTATATCTTAGTTAAGCAGCTTTTAGGTTATTTTGAAATTAAAGAAGGCACTACTTTAAATTTAAGAGAAACAGCTGCCACTGATGTATCAGACAACGCTGGTAGCACACCCACAGCACCAGGTAATCTTGTTGGAACAGCTAGAGCAAGAGCATTAGAATATCATAGTGGAACAATTGGAACGCCTGACTGTGTATATAGATTATACATTTTTGATATTAGAATGGCTACAGGATTTCCATTTAATCGTATTAGGTCCGTTTCAGTTGGATCAACTGCAGTTGCAGATTTAGTTTTAGAAAACAGCCAGGCAATTCTTAAAGATGTAGAGAATGATATTTTAGTATTTAAAACAGGTACGTTTGCTGTTAAAGAGCTTAATTCTGAAGAATTTATTTTTAGAACTTCTACAAATAGCACCTTTACACTTTCTGGAGATCAAACCATAACGTTCTCCGGAGGAAATACAGTACCATATGGAACTGGTTCCCTTACCGATATTCAAATAAATGATTTTATAGTTGTACCAAGCGCCACCTTCAGATACAGCGCTAACAATACCGGTACAGTTGATATGACAAACGGAGAGGCAAACGTATTAGGGACCTCCACAACTTTTACATCAACGTATAAAGTTGGTGATTTTATTCAAATAGGTCAATCCGGTAAGCTAGACAGAATTGTAACAATTTTTAGTGATGTAAAATTAGCAGTAGCTAATACTACCGCAGCTTCTTACACCGCAAACGCACACTACACAGCTTTTCCTAGAGGGGTACCTATCGACTTTAATAGGGACAGTAGAGATATTTCTATTCCATCTACAACAAGTATTACTGTTGATATTGGTACAAGTATTAACGTTGCTGCGTCTTTTGTAATGTACCATGATTTAGAAAATTTTGAACCAGCTGTTAGAACCAAAACTGTAAGTAATCCGGTTTATGTGAAAGTATCATCATCGAGAGTTACTGCAACACCTAATGGACCGTGGTGCCTAGGTCTTCCGGACGTAATAAGTCTTGAGGGAGTTCACGTTGGCACTTCTTCTACTTATTCCGATACAACAACTAATTATGCTGAACAGTTTGAATTAATTACTGGACAAAAAGATAATTTTTATGGTCTAGCATACCTTCGTAAGAAGCCGGGATCAACTCTCTCACTTTCAGGTAGTAATAATTTAACTGTTAAACTAAAAGTATTTACCCACTCATCTGGAAAATACTTTTCTACTGAATCATACCCTGTTGATGATTCAACTGATCCTTTACCATCTAATAAAATTAGAACAGAATCAATTCCTGTTTTTGTATCTCCAACATCCGGTGAACAATTTCCTTTAAGAGATAGTGTTGATTTCAGGCCAATTGCTTCTAATACTGCTGTATATTCTAGCACTGTAGGATCAGCCTCTATAGACCCGGATGCTACTGAAACAATACCTGCTGGTGAAAAATTCTTTCCATCTCCATCAAGAAGCTTTGAATGTAATATTGAAGCATATATGTCTAGAGTAGATAGAATTGTCTTAGGTAGCGATGGTAATATAAGAATTATAGAAGGTCTACCCGCATTCAACCCAGTGGCACCCCCTAAAGAAAATACATCTATGGATTTAGGGCTTATTAGAATTATGCCCTACCCTAGCCTCACATCTAGGGCAGCAATGCTTAATAAGAGACCAGATCTTAAGAGTATGATCACCCCACTTCAGACAAGAAGATATACAATGGGGGATATAAGAGACTTAGAAAATAGACTTCAAAGACTAGAGTATTATACATTACTTAATACACTTGAGACTGACGCAGCTACTTTAGCAATTCCAAGCTCAGCTTGTAATACAGTAGAAGTATTTAAAAACGGGTTTTTTGTTGATTCATTCGATAACTACGTTATTTCTAATATTAATGATGGCGAGTATAAAGCTTTAGTAGACACGACGAGATCACGTTTAGTACCACAAGAAGAAATTTTCTCTATTGATTTAAAATTTGATGCTGTTAATAGCGTAAACGCTACGAGAAATGGCGACCTAGTAACATTAAATTACACCCAAAAAGAACTGCTTAGTCAACCTCTTGCTAATAAAGAAAGAACGCTTGTTGAAGGATTTTGGTCATTTAGAGGCAAGATGACTGTTATACCTAGAGTAGATAACTTCTTTGATAGGGAAGTTACCGCTACATCTTCAGTAGAAATAAACATTGCCGATCCTATTAACGCTTTAGTTAATGCGCAAAATGAAATAAATTCTAGAGTGGCAACGGCTACTTCATTAATTAATACTGTAAATCAAACTTCATCTGCTCAAAGAATGGAAGGTAATTTTTTAAGAACAGATTTTTCTGAGAATATTACTGAAACATTTGAAGATGAGTTCACTACAATAACAGTACCTCCCGTACAAACTTCTATAACGCAGATTAATAACCTACTTACAAGCGTTCATATTAATCCATATATGCGCGGTCAAAAAATTGGTCTTTATGTTGTTGGTTTAAGACCGGGCGCCCAGCACTATCTATTTTTTGACGGTGTTGATTTAACGAATGAAGCTGTATCGGCTACTTTAAATACGTTTAGTAACGCCACAATTAATGATTTTGTTCCAAGATACAATAAGGGCTCTTCACCTGGACTTTTTGCCGATGATAAAGGTAACTTAGGTATTGTTGTATGGATGCCCGCTGATACATTTACCACAGGCGAAAAAGAATTTTTAGTTGTAGACGTCAGTACTTTAGATTCTGAACAATCAGCAACTTCTAAAGCTACAGGTAAGTTTGCTTCTTTTACAATGTCAGGAGAAGCTACCAATATTACTATTGGAACAAAATCATTTGATCTTTCAGAATCTTCTTTTGATACCGATACATTTACACAAACAAGATCTGTTACAACTAATAGGGAATGGACAGAGTTTGAATTTATACCTCCCAGGGACCCTCTCGCTCAGACATTTTTAGTACAAAAGCAAGCAGGTAGATCTCAATTTGTTATGATTTCTTCTATAGATGTATTTTTCAAGCAAAAAGATTCTACAAAAGGAGTCACTTTAGAAATTAGAGAGGTTGATGAAGGAGGATATCCAACTAATCAGGTTTTACCTTTCTCAAGTGTATATAAAACTTCTGCTGAGGTAAGTACTAGCGCCACTGCTTCCTCTGCTACAACATTTACTTTTCCAGCGCTTGTTACTTTAAAGACTGGCAGAGAATATGCAATTACACTTACACCAGATAGCAACTCACCAGAGTATAGAGTGTGGACTGCAATTGCTGGTGTTCCCGATGTTACTAATACTAACCTCATTACTAATTTAACCTGGGGACTTGGAACACTGTTCTTCTCAACAAGCGGAAGAGCATTTACCGCAGTTCAAAATGAAGACTTAAAATTTACAGTAAGATATGCTGAATTTAATCCAACCACAGGTACCGTTGAATTAACTAACGGGGATATGGAATTTTTAACAATAAGTGATGTAAGCGGATCTTTTGTTGACGGTGAAGATGTAGCCCAGCTCGGCACATCCTACCTTAATGTTAACCTTACTACAAATACAACTAGCTACGTTATAAACACTTCTACAAGTCTTACATCTACCCTGGCAGCTAATGATTATGTTTTAGTTGTATATGGCACTAACAAGCAAGTAGGAACTGCTAACGTTAAAGCTGTTAGCACTACAGTAAGTAATGCCGGCTCAACATCAACCGGATTTACAACAAAGTACGCTGTTGGTGATTATATTAATATTGGTACAGAAATAAGATTGGTAACTGCAGTTGCTAGTGATACAAGCCTAACCGTTGACTCAGCATTTAATGCAACTATTACAGATAGCAACCATTATTCTGTAGATGAAAAATTTGATATTTTTAGAATAATAAGTGCTAACTCAACTTCTATTACAGTTAATAGACCGCCCGCATATGTTGCAAACACAACAGCTGGAGCAAGTATTCAAAAAGCCGTACACGGTGTTGTCAATTATTATAGTCCAAGCAAAAATACAATTTATTTATCCGACAGCAATTCAACTAATAGTACATTTAAAGTTGCTCCTAATACCGCTACGTATTTTGCTTATTTGATCGGCGACAGATCTGATGCAGTTGCTAAAGTAACAAGTATTAATAATCTTACCGCTACAGGATATACACCTTTAATAAACATATTACAGCTACCAAGCACAACGGTTAGTTTAAGTGCAGAATTAGCAAAAACAGCTGGAGGTACAGACTCTGCATCTTATGTCTTTGGCGGTAAAAACACATTAAGATTTAACGATACAGCTCTTATTAAAAGTAAGAGTAATGAAATTTCTGGAGTTGGTATTACTAAGTCATTTAAAGCTACTATTAATTTTGATACTGATAAAGCAGATATTTCTCCAGTACTTGACGTTAATCCTATTAGTATAGCTATTCAAAAATATAATATTAATAATGATTCTACAAATGAAAACACTCGCTACGGAAGCGCAAGCTCAAAGTATATTTCTAAGAGACTTGAATTAGCAGAAGATCAAGACGCAGAAGATATCAAAGTATTTTTAAAAGCTTACAGACCTAGCGGAACTGATATTGAGGTTTATGCTAAGATATTAAACTCCGGAGATAGTGAGTCATTTGATGATAAAGACTGGTCAATGTTGCAGATGATAACTTCTTCTACTCTTTACAGCTCTTCTGTAAATGAAAATGATTTAAGAGAGTATGAGTTTACATTTAGAAGAACCCCAACAACAACAGGTATAAGCGGTAAAGTTACTACTGCGGCTTCAACAACGCTTGAAGGATTTGGTACTACGTTTACTACAGACTTTACCACGAGCGATTTAATAAAAATTGTTTACTCTAACACTGAAACAGATTTTGAAATTATTCCTATCGCATCAATCACGGATAATGATACATTGGTTCTCGCTTTTGCACCATCTGCTTCTAAAATTGGTCCCGGCTACTCTATAGAAAAAGTAACTAAACCAAAAGAAGCTTATAAAAATAATCAAAATGGAAATGTTGTAAGATATTTTGATAGCAGCAGAGCCGCACACGACACCTATAAGTTTATGGCAATTAAAATTGTTCTTAAAGCGACAGGCAACTATTTGGTTCCATCCGTTGATGATGTAAGAGCTATAGCGATTTCAGTATGAAATTAATAAAGACTCAAAACCCTGACTTTAGTAGAGATCAAAGTAATTTTGCTCTAATAAATACTAACGTAAATGCTTACAAACAATATAAGCTTCAGAGAAATAATAGAAATCAAATTGCCAAGCAAGAAGAAGAAATAAAAAAACTTACTTCTGATATTGAGCAATTAAAGGAACTTGTTAAACTTTTAGTAAAAGATAAAAATGGCTAAAACAGTTGCTAATGTTGCTATTGCAACAGACACATTTGCTGGATGGGTTGGTAAAACAAATGTACTTCTCGATGCTTTAACATACGAGATTGTTACTTGTGACGACACTTCAGGAGGAGCTAACACTTCTGGAAATGGTAACGTTATTGGAATTCTTACAGCAAATGTTTTTAGCACCCCATTACTAAGAGGGGGAACAGCCGGTAACACAGCTAACATATCCACTCTTACTATCGGTATATCAAATTCGTCAATTTCATCAAATGTTATTGTATCAGGGTATACAGCTAATATTATAGCTAATACTCTTAATATAACATCCAATACTAATATTGGATCTGGCACTCAAGACTTGATTGTTAATGTGTCTGATATAGTAGTAAATGCTGCTTCACTTGATATTACTCTTTCAAGTGATCTAGTAGTTAATTCAAATCTCACAGTAAGCGGCAACGCCATAGTAAATAGCTCTCTTACGTTTGTATCGAAGTCTCAAATTTTAGCTAAGACGATTACCTTGGCGTTTCCAGATACAGTAACACAAAATCTTGTTGATAGCTTTGCTATTGCTGACTTTGTCGGTGCAAAGTACACCGTTAGTGTAACAGATCAAAATAATTCTAATAATAAAGCAATGACAGAGCTGTCAGTAGTATATGGGTTCTCTAACGCACACATGACAGAATACGGTACAATTTATTCGAATACTCAGTTTGCAACATTTTCTATAAATGCGACCGCAACTCACGTTAGATTGTATGCTAACTCTGCCACTTCAAGCGCACAGTTTAAGATTCATAGAGTGTCTTTTGTATAATAAAGGTTAACAATGCCAGCTAATACCCAATATTTCAGAGTAGAGTACGGATTAGATGTTAATCTAGATGCCGTTATAGGAAAAGAACTATCTGTAACTAATACAGCTTCTTTTGGTAATAATGTAACTATTCAAGGCGATCTAGTAGTTAATGGTCAAACAACCTTTAACGACTCCCAATTAGTTGAACTTGGTACCGGACAGGTAGTTTTTGTTTCAGGTGCTCAGGGAGCTCCATCTACAGATGCAAGATTAACTGTCAACAGAGGTGCAAGCGCTAATGTAGAAATAAGATGGAATGAGACTCTTGACACATGGCAATTTACAAATAATGGAACTAATTACTACCCATTAAAATCTTACTCTGATTTAACTTATCAGTTTAGCACCCTTAACTCAACCAATGTTGATCCAGGATCCGGACTATTAAGATTTAATAACGGCACCCCCTCTCTAGTTACTCAAATTTCTATTGATAATACTGAGCTTGGAGGAACTGATGTTTCTGCATATATTGATTCTTTAGATGACAGCAACAATACAGTAAAAGGATTTTTACTTTTTAGAAGCTCTGTTAATCAAGATCGATTTATTGTATATGAACTTAATTCAATAACTACCCAGACAGGGTATCGTCAGTTTTCAGTAACACATGTTTCTGGTAGCACATTGTTTACTAATGATGATGTTTTATTTTTAAGCTTTCTTCGTTCAGGAGATAAAGGTGATAAAGGTGAAAAGGGTGAAAAAGGTCAGAAAGGTGAAAGGGTAAGCTCGGGTAATTTTGATAGCGGCACCAACTCTTTACTATTTACTAATTCTGACGGATCTACTTTTACAGTGGCAGGTATAAAAGGTGATAAGGGTTCTTCAGGAGAAAAAGGTAATAAAGGCGATACAGGTGCTCAAGGCATTGGGGGTCCAGGAGCACAAGGCGATTTAGGTCCCGGAGGGCCTCAAGGTAATAAAGGCGATACAGGTGCTAAAGGTGAACCAGGAGGTCCAGGTGGTCCAGGTGTTGCAGGGCCTCAAGGGAATTTGGGCGCTCAAGGTCTTAAGGGAGATGTCGGCCCTCAAGGTTCTAAGGGAGATAAGGGAGATAAAGGTGCACAAGGCGGACCAGGTCCTGCAGGTCCTCAGGGATCTGGCGGTGATAAAGGTAATAACGGTGCTCAAGGGCAACCCGGCCCGGCCGGTACTGTAATTGACTCATCTAGTGATTTAAATATTAGATCTTTAAGAGTTAATACAGGTGCAGTTTCAATCAATGCAGGAGAAATATTAGCAGCTGGTGATATTACAGCATTCTATTCAGACTTAAGACTTAAAAAGAATATTGAAGAAATAAAAGATGCCACAAAAAAATTATTAATGCTAACCGGAGTTTATTACTCCCAGAACGAATTAGCAGAAAAGTTTGGTTATAACGACTACAGAAGACAACTTGGACTAATAGCTCAAGAAGTACAAAAAATATGCCCTGAAGCTGTTAGACTAGCACCATTTGATTTAGATGAAAACGGAATAAGCAAATCCGGAGAAAACTATCTTACTATTAAATACGAGAGATTGATTCCTCTTCTCATTCAGTCTATAAAAGAAATTGATAAAAGGGTTAGTGATTTAGAAAATAAGTGAAAGGTTATTATGAGAAGTTTTTGGGCAGTATGGACCGGTGTTGTTAGTGAGTTGGCTTGTAATAGAATTATAGAAAGAGGACTGGCGTTAAACCATCAAAAAGCTATTGTTGGATATGATGATAATGCTAGAACTTCTGATAACAGGTCAACTACTATAGGATGGTTTGATCGTAAAATAGATAAAGACATTGCTGATCTTATTACTATGTACGCAACTGAAGCAAACAGAGAATTTTTTGATTTTGATATCTCTCATGGCGTTTTTGAAATGCAGTTTAGCATCTATAAAACTGAAGAAAAAGGCCGATTTGGATGGCATAGTGATACTCAGTATAAGACAAATATAATGACAGATAGAAAACTGTCTTTTGTTTTACAGTTGTCCGAGCCATCAGATTACGAAGGTGGTGAATTTGAATTTAAAGTGCCCGATGGTTCAACTTTAGACAGAAACAATTTTTTACCTAAAGGTTCAGTGCTAGTTTTTCCATCTATATTTGAACATAGAGTAACAGAAATAACTAAAGGTACAAGATATTCTTTAGTGTCCTGGATTGAAGGGCCTAAGTGGAGATAGTTTTTTTTAATATTATAAATACTAATAATAATATTTAAGCGGCTATGGCTACTAAAGTAAACTTTTTAATAGATCAAGGTACCACGTTTGAAACGTCGATTAACCTAAATGATGATGACGGTAACCCTATTGATTTAACCGGGTTCACTGTTGCCGGTCAGTTGAGAAAGCATTATACATCATCTAATTATATTCAGTTTAATGCTAATTTAGCGCTCGGTGAATTAAACCTAGCATTATCCGCTAATACAACTGATGCGTTAACTCCTGGTAGATATGTTTATGATGTAGAATTAACAGATACTAATGGATTAATAACAAGGTTGTTAGAAGGTATTATTACTGTAACTCCGCAGGTAACGAGATAGAACAATGCCAATTAATCAGTCAGCTCTTTCGTTAAACGTAAGGTTAAATCTTGCTAACACAAAAATTACTACTACCCCTGCGCAGCCAGTAACGTTAAAATCGCAATTTAAAACAATAAGTACACTTAATGAATTGACAGACGTTGTGGAAACGGCGCCAGAATCTGGCCAGACGTTAGTTTACGATGCTACAGTTGATAAATATATAGTAAAGAAACTTACAACAGCAGACTTAGACTTAACGTCCTTGGACGGGGGAACCTTTTAAATGTCAGAGACCATACTCCAAATTAAACGCAGTACCACAACATCAGTACCTGCAAATCTACAACCCGGAGAATTAGCATATACCAGTAACGGACAAGTTCTATTTGTTGGAAGTCCGGAAGGGTCTAATACTGCTAACGTTATAGCTATTGCCGGGGAAAGATTTCCCGGAGTCTTAACTGCTAATCAAGCGTTAGTCTCTAATACCTCAGCCTGGATTGACAATATTCAAACAGCCAAGTTAATACTTGGACCTGTAGGAACATCAACAAACGTAACCTCTATTGTAACGGATAGCTCTCTAGCAAGCGTTTCAAATAATACATTAGCAACTGCCTGGGCTGTTAAAACCTATATTGATACACAGGCCGGCTCTTCTACACTCGGCGGTCTTTCTGATGTAACAATAACCTCTGCTGGCAATAATCAAATATTAGTATACGATGCAATTAGTGGCCAGTGGGAAAATCATTCAATTTCTGGAACTGCAAATGAAGTAGAAGTTACATTTGATGGACAAGACATAACAGTTGGACTGCCTGATGCTGTAACAGTAACATCATCTATTACTGTTGGTACCGTTGGAATAAATGGATCATCTTTCCATGTTGGTAACAGCACTGTTAACACATTTATCAATTCTACAGCGGTAGCAATTGACGGGGTATTCTCAGCTGGCAATACAACAATTAATGGATCAGCAACCATTACTGGTGAGTTGATTTTAGGTTCTAACCTCAGCGTTAATACTACTCATATCTCTGTCGGTAACAGCACGGTTAATACAACCATTAACGCTGTTAGTATTGATACAGATGGTATTTTAAATGTAGAAGGCACTGCAAGACTCGGTAACACAACGATTGTAGGCTGGGCTAATGTTTCAGATACAATAGCTGTAGGTGCAAACGTTGTTGTTAATACAGCAGGAATTTCAATTGGAAATTCTACAGTTAACGCACAAATTTATTCTGCTAACGTTAATTTAAACGGTACGCGTTTACACGTTGGTGATGCAACAAACAATACTGTAATTACTGGGGTAGGAATAACTGCCACCGGCAACGTTAATATCACCGGATCAGCTAACGTCGGATCTCATATTCACGTTGGTTCGAACCTACAGATTAATACGTCGACAATTACTTTAGGCAACTCTTCAGTTAACACGACGATTACATCCTCGTTTATAACTGTCAACACAGTATCTACTTCTAACGTATATGTTACCGGTAATGCTCAAATAACTGGCGATTTAAGAGCAGATAATGATGTAAGACTAGGTTCAAACCATACAGATGCAATTTCAATTCTTGGAGCTGTTAATACTAGTGTTGTTCCATTCAGTAATACCACATACGACTTAGGTAGTGCAACTCAGCAATGGGCTAATGTATACGGTAATAATATTATCGGGATGTATGGCACGTTCCATAACGATGTAAGCATTAGTGGAAACCTTACAGTCACTGGTTCTTTAGTAACAATTAACGTTTCAACATTATCAATCGTTGACCCGTTAATTCAACTTGCATCTAATAATACTGTAAGTGATGCTATCGACATTGGTTTCTTTGGCTCGTTTAACGTAGGTGGTGGCAATCACGAACACGCCGGTTTATTCCGTGATGCTACTGACGGCAAATTTAAATTATTTACTAATTTAGAGCCATCGCCAACTACCACAGTTGACACATCAAATAACACCTACACTGTTGCTACGTTAAATGCATTCTTAGAGTCAGGTGCATTTATATCTAATAGCTCAGGTGTTACAATTACTGCAAACTCTTCCTCTGCAGTTAATATAACAGCTAACTCATTAAGTTTAAGCACCGCGCTAACAGTTCCAAATGGCGGTACAGGTCAAGCAACATTTACTAACAATGCTGTTCTATTAGGCAATACAGCCGGAGCATTGAAATCTGTTTCAAGCTCAACACAAGGGCACGTATTACAGATTAATGGCTCAGGCGTTCCTACATTCGCAATGCTTGACGGAGGCACGTTCTGATATTATAATTGAGTTTTAAGGATTGTAATGGAAACTGAATTTATTAATGCTTTTATTGATAAGCAAAGAAAACTAATAGAAGAGTTAGTTTCAAAAAATCTACTAGCAGAGGCAAAGATCACTATCTTAGAAAAAAAGGTAGCTGATCTTTCCTCCCAGGTAGAATCTCTATCATCAAAATCCAATAAAAAAGAGAATGTGAAGCATGACGAAAATACTGGTGATTAATTTATCATCCAGACCTGATAGGCTTTCTTTTATGAATCAACAGCTTTCAGGTTTAGAGTGGGAGAGAATTGATGCTCTTAATGGATATAATCTAGGACTTAATGATTTTAAATCTCTCGGGTTTACACCCTATAGCCAATGGACTGACCCACTTTTAGGTCGCAACCATACTAACACAGATATTGCTGCAATGATCTCCCATTACCGGGCATGGGAAAAATGTATCGAATATGACTGCCCGGTTTTAATTTTAGAAGATGATGCTGAAAAAATTAATAAATTAGATTTAAATGAAATAGAAAATTTGCTTCAGACATATGATGTAGTGTATCTTGATCATAGAGAAATGGTAGAAGAAAAAACTCAGTATATTGATAAAAACTTTTTTAAGCCATACTACCCTTACTGGAATAGCGCATATGCTATTTCACCAGCAACAGCTAGAAAAATAGTAGAACTATCTAACTATAAAAATAATTTAATACCTGTAGATGAATTTTTTCCTAGCTTGTTTCTTGTTGATTATAATGAATACTGCCTATCAAAAAATAAAAATGTAATTAATAATTTTAATAGTTTACAACGCATTTTTACCGAGCATTTTAGCTTATCACCAATAGCTTATAAGAATAAAGTATTTAAACAAAAACCACGCAGTGAGCTTGGTTCTGATATTGAAAGAGGTATTTTAATGAACACAATTGAAAACTTGCACCTACTTACTGTTGCAACTGATATTACAAAACTAGGATACCTAAACAAGTCTGTTAATGAAATTGGAAATCAATTTGTTAATTTAGGACAAAATAAAATGTGGACCGGTGGTGACATGAGTAAGCCCGGCGGAGGAATGAAATTAAACCTGGTAAAAAATTATATTAAATTCCTGTCTGATAACGATATAATTTTATTTGTTGATGGATATGATGTCTTTATTAATGATGATAGGAATACTATACTTGAAAGATTTAAAGGATTTAATGTTGATGTACTTTTTGCAGCAGAAAAAAATTGCTGGCCCTCTAATGAATTAGAATCTTTCTTTCCAAAAAGCAACACTGAGTATAATTATTTAAACAGTGGTGTTTATATCGGATACGTTCATGCATTAAAGAAATTACTTGACCAAACTATTTCAGATAGTGAAGACGATCAGTTGTTTTTACAAAAACAATATTTAAAGCAAAAAATTCTTTCAACTGAAAGCCAAGTTAAAATAGCATTAGATCATGAAAATTATATTTTTCAATGTCTGGCTGGAGCTGAAAAAGAATTATCTATTAAAAAGAATAAACAGATACTAAACAATGCCACAAGATGCTGCCCATGTATTCTTCACGGGAACGGAGGCAGCAGCACAAAAGCAAAATTTGATAGTTTAGTGAATGATATTTTAAACAATAATATTTTTATCACTAGAAAGACTTCAGTTGAAATGATTCATACAACTGAATTCAATGAAATTTCTCCCGGTTCAGATATTATTGAAATGGATTTTATGACGCCAGAAAATTGTCAAAAGCTTATAGATCTAGCAGAACAAAATGGCAAATGGGAATCTATGTACGGTGATAAATTTCCAGGTCAAGAAATAAGGATTAGAGAATTTTCTATGGACTTCTGGAATGATTTAGAAGAACACTTTAAGAATACTATTAATCCTGTGATAGAAAAACACTGGTGGCCATTAATGATGTATGGTTTGAGAGATGCTTTTATTATTAAGTACGATCAAAAAACTCAATCTAATTTAAAATGCCATCACGATGCCTCTTTAGTTTCCGGGATGGTCAAATTAAACGATGGATACACAGGTGGTGAAACTTATTTTTACAGGCAGAATTTATCAAATATAAATACTTCAGTAGGAAAAATGATTCTATGGCCTGGGCAAGTTACCCATGGACACGAAGGTAGAACGGTACATACCGGCACCAAATACAATCTTGTTATTTGGACTTCACGACATAGAAACGATATTAATTACTAACAAAATTGTTAGATGGATGATGCCACATGGCGAATACTGCTTTTCAGCTTAAGAGATCCTCCGTTTCAGGTAAGCTACCGAAAGGTGAAGACCTGCAGGTCGGCGAACTAGCCGTAAACCTATCAGACGGACTACTTTTTACTAAACGATCAGATAATACAGTTATCGTTGTCTCCGGCACAAAAGGAGACAAGGGTGATATTGGTCTTACTGGCGATAAGGGTATTCAAGGTGATCAAGGAGATAAAGGCGATAAAGGAAATACCGGCACTCTCGATGCTTACACGTACATCACATCTAATCATACCGCTACAGCTCGCAGCACTCTCCTAGCCGATACTACATCCGGCTCATTCACAGTAACACTTCCAGCGTCTCCTTCCTCTGGAGACTGGGTCCGCATTAACGATGGCGGTAACTGGACAACAAATAATCTTACTATCGCAAGAAACGGTAATACTATTGAAGGTACGGCCGATGATCTGATTGTTGATATTGGTAACATTGTTATAGAATTAACATACAATGGCTCCACATGGCTTGTTACTTCTAATGCTGGTACCAAAGGAGATACCGGCGATAAAGGTGATACTGGTACAACCGGTGACAAAGGCGATAAAGGTGATACTGGTTCAAAAGGTAATACCGGAGATAAAGGTGATACAGGATCAAAAGGTGAAAAAGGTGAAACTGGTGTAACTGGAGATAAAGGAGATACTGGCTCTAAAGGTGACAAAGGCGAGATAGGCTCCACTGGCGCTAAAGGAGACACTGGTGCAACAGGGTCTAAAGGTGATAAGGGTGATACCGGCACTACAGGATCAAAAGGCGATAAAGGCGATACAGGGGCAAAAGGTGATACTGGCTCAAGGGCTTTTAGTGTAACTAATAGCGGTGCAAGCGCCTATACTATTGATGGATCTAATAACCCAACATTAAACTTACTTCGTGGATTTACATATTCATTTAGTTTAAATGCTTCAGGTCATCCTTTTTGGATTAAAACAAGTGCAACTACTGGTACAGGCAATCAATATAACAGTGGAGTAACCAATAACGGTACTGCCTCTGGCACAATTATCTTCAGTGTACCTTTTGATGCACCTAGCACACTTTACTACATCTGTCAATTTCATGGTTCTATGCAAGGAACTATTAATATTTCTGATGTAGGACCTACAGGGTCAAAAGGAGATAAGGGTGACAAAGGAGATACAGGCTCAAAAGGAGACACAGGAACAACAGGCTCTGCAGGCTCCAAAGGTGATAAAGGTGACACTGGGCAAAAAGGTGATACAGGGGCCAAAGGTGATACTGGATCAAAAGGAGATAAAGGTGACAGTGGTTCAAAAGGAGATAAAGGTGATACTGGATTAACTGGTTTAACCGGCAATAAAGGCGATACAGGTGCTACAGGATCTTCCGGCTCTAAAGGAGATAAAGGAGACGAAGGTACAGCAGGATCCAAAGGTGATAAAGGTGACGTTGGAGCGAAAGGAGATGCAGGCTCTTTTGGAGGACAATCTTTCGATTTCACTTATACTAATTTAACGTCCAATACCGAGCCCGGTGATGGATATTTTAGATTTGATAATACTGCTTTAAACTCTGCCACAAAACTTTATATTGATCAGCAGGACGGCTCCTCTGCTAACATATATTCTTTTCTACAGACAATTGACGATTCAACATCAGCAATAAAAGGTCATTTCTCTGTTACGGATTCCTCTAACAATAATAATTTTGCAATTTTTAGTATTGTAGGATCACATAGTCATTATACTCATTATTTTGAAGTTCCGGTTAGCTACCTTTCTGGTAATACTGGATTTAGTAACAATACAGTTACTGTAATTACATTTGCTAGAACTGGAGATATTGGCGATAAAGGTGTCAAAGGGGATACAGGCCAAAAAGGAGATAATGGAACAAAAGGTGATGTTGGAGAAAAGGGAGACAAAGGCAACGTTGGCAATACAGGAACTTCTGGATCTAAGGGTGATAAAGGAGATACCGGCGCAACAGGAGATAAAGGTAATACCGGCAGCACAGGTGATAAAGGCGATGTTGGATCAACAGGTGCTAAAGGAGATAAAGGGGATACAGGGTCTGCCGGTACCGCAGGATCAAAAGGTGACAAGGGCGATATCGGAGTAAAGGGAGAGCCTGGTACTGCATCTGCTAAAGGTGAGAAAGGCGATACCGGAACCGCTGGTAATAAAGGTGACAAAGGTAATGATGGCAGCACGGGTACTACTGGTGACAAGGGTGAGAAAGGCGATACTGGAATTACTGGCGATAAAGGCGATACAGGATCTAAAGGTGATACCGGTACAAATGGTGATAAAGGTGATAAAGGCGAGACCGGAGTAACTGGTGATAAAGGTGATACAGGTGCTACTGGTGATAAAGGTGATACTGGCGCCAAAGGTAATACCGGTGATAAAGGCGATACTGGATTAACAGGCGCTAAGGGCGATAAAGGTGATGTTGAAGCTCAGGGTAATAAAGGTGAAAAAGGTGATATCGGAGTAAAGGGAGAGCCTGGTACTGCATCTGCTAAAGGTGAGAAAGGCGATACTGGAACAAAAGGTGATAAAGGTATTGATGGGGTTATAGGTGTAAATGGTGATAAAGGTGATAAAGGAGAGCCTGGTACTGCATCAGCAAAGGGTGATAAAGGGGATACAGGATCTGCCGGAACATTTGATGTTACATTTGATACATTTACTGGTAATGGATCACAAACAGTATTTACTTTATCAACAGCGCCTGTAGATGAAAATCATACAATAATTAATATTCAAGGTATATCACAGCTTAAAACATCTTATACAATATCCGGAAGCAATGTTGTATTTTCTTCTGCTCCTGCTAACAATGATGTTATTGATGTAACTACATTAGTTGGAGGCGCTAAAGGACAAAAAGGAGATGATGGGTTTTTTGGCGTAACGCTTAGCACATTTACCGGTAACGGATCGGCCACTTCATTTACTCTCTCATCAACTCCTCCAAGTGAAGAATATACAATTGTAAATATTCAAGGTATTTTACAACTTAAATCTTCATATACAGTTTCTGGTAATACTATTACATTTGACTCAGCACCAGCTAATAACGATCTTATTGATGTTATGGTTGTTGAGGGTGGGGCTAAAGGTGATAAAGGTATAACTGGCGATAAAGGAACTAAAGGCAGTAAGGGTGATACAACTTCGTTTACATACCTAAATAGAACATACACTGGCAATGGATCAGCAACAGCGTACACTGTTACAACAGGTATGTCTAATGTATCTGTACTAGTAACTGAAAACGGGGTGATGCAGGAGCCAGAAGTTGATTATACTGTTGCCGGTACAACATTAACATTTACAACAGCTCCAGCTAATGGAGTAAAGATTATGATTCGAGAGCTCCCAGTCTAACTAACTAGAATAATATGTCACAACTATTAAGTAATATTCTTGCTTCTTCTTTTATAGGAGATAAGGGCACAAAAGGAGACACCGGATCAAAAGGTGATACTGGTGCTACTGGTGCCAAGGGCGATACAGGAGCCAAAGGTGACCCAAGTGCTACCGGAGGATCTAATACTCAAATATTATTTAATGACAACGGAAACGCTAATGGTTCAGCTGCGCTCTCATTTAATAAAACATCAAATACAATTACCGTTGGTGGTAGCATTCTACCTACAGCCAACAACACTTATGATCTAGGTTCGGCGACCAGCGTGTTCCGCGATCTTTATCTCAGCGGCAATTCAATCAAATTAGGCGGTGCCACTATCAATTCGACCGGCACCAGTGTTCAAATAAACGACATTATCGCAGAAAGAACCTATGGCAGCAACAACAACGGTGATCCCATCATTATTATCAAAAATGCCGCCGCTGCAAATGGGTTGACCATCAATCCCAATGAATCGGGAAAGAACTTTCATTTTTTAGCCAATGGTAATTTACAGTTGCCTGTGGGCGGCGGCATCGTTGACAGTGCCGGCGCTAGTGTTTTGAGTGGTGGAACACCAGCTGGTGGAACACCAGGACCACAGGGACCACAAGGAGAAACTGGTGCTGCAGGAACAGCCGGGGCCACAGGTCCTACTGGCGCCACTGGTGCCACTGGTGCCAAGGGCGATACAGGATCAAAAGGTGATAAGGGTGAAACAGGGCCTACCGGAGGATCAAATACTCAGGTTTTATTTAATGATAGTGGATCAGCTAACAGTTCGGCAGCACTAACCTTTAATAAAACATCAAATACAATTACCGTTGGTGGTAGCATTCTACCTAATGCCAACGTAGCTTATGATTTAGGATCTAGTGATAATAGATTTAATGATTTATATCTTTCTGGTAACTCTATTGTAATAGGAGACTCAACTCTCTCTTCTAATAGTACCGCATTTGTATTACCAGAGAATACATATCTTGGTTCAGTATCAGCACTAGCTCCAAGAATATCAAACGTTCAAATTGCAAACTCCTCTTGGAGTGTTTTAGATGATGCAGCGCTTGATACTATCGGAGGCTATATTTTAATAAACGGAGCTGGATTTTTATCCGGTGTTAACGTTCTATTAGGTAATACCGTAGCTACATCTGTTACAAGAGTAAACTCTACTCAATTAAGAGTACAGGTACCAGCTCTAACATCAGGTTCATATTCGGTGTATGCTACGAACCCAGATGGAGGTCTTGCGATTGGATTAAACGCATTAGCTACTTCCAATACCCCTGTATGGTCTACTGGTGCTACACTTACAGGTGGTGTTGCTCCGTTCAGTGTTGATATAAGTCTTGCGGCATCGGAAGGGTCCGATAGCATTTCCTACAGCAATGTTGGTGCACTTCCATCAGGATTGACTCTTGCAGCAAACGGTCTTCTAACAGGCACATTAAATCCTAATGCTGATACAACATATAACTTTACCGTTAGAGCTACTGATGATGAAGAACAGGATGCTGATAGAGTATTCAGTGTTACTATTTTATTACCTGTAACGTTTGCTGGAACGTACGCAGGAAATACTTTAAATGTTGGATTAGATACTTATGGTATGGCTCACGGCTCAGGGATTCAAGCCGGTAATAACTTAGTCATAAGTACATCTCTTATAGCTTCCGGATGCACTTTTGGTCCAATAGGCCATTTTGCAACTATTGTAGCACATAACAAATACGGTAACGTAAACTGGTCCGTTTCAAATATTATTAATTACAATGATGGTATGGGTATATCTTCTACCTTCTACGGCATTGACAGTATGAGTCAATATTTTTCCTCTCAGAACCCTGAATATTATTTAACTACCAAAACATCTGTAGTAGATAATCAAGACAACGTTTACTTTGCTTTTAATACTCAAAGTGAGACTGGGTCTAATAGTTCATTGTTTATTACAAAATATAACTTTTCCGGTCAACGCCAGTGGATTAATAGATTAAGAAATAATTATAGTAATTCTTTCCCAGTTGCTGCATCCATGGAGTTTAATAAAAATGGCGATCTATTTGTTTTAATGTATAGAAATACTCCATTAAAAAACTCAAATTTTAATTTAAATAACTATAATTCTTATGATCCGCATCTTCTTACAATTAATTCTACCTCAGGTAGCGTGATTGCTGATGTAGGTTTAAGTGCTCATTTGCCGGTGCATATTAAGCTTATACCAAACACAAACAATATTGTTTTAACCGGTGGTAATTATACTTTTGCTGCAATTGCAGTTTCTAATACAATTAACGTTAATGATTCTTCCGGGCTTATTGCTAGAAGATTTTCTTCTGCAATAAGTCCTGCTGTATTTGTTAATAGTGACATTCATTCGAATGGAGCTATTTCAGCATTAGGGCACTCAAGTAATGGCCAATATTTGAACATTACGACATGGGCTAATAGTAGTTTAAATAACGGCGGAACATACTCTTGGAATTCAGCGTTTGCTAATACAGATGCTAGCAGAAGATGGGTGCCAAGTACTATAAAGTATAAAGATAATTATCTTTACGTAGCTGCTACCGAAACAGGTACAGCAGGTCTAAGCGGCAGCGCAAAAGGTTACATTTTTAGATTGCATGCATCCAATGGAGCAATAGATTATCAAAGAGCTCTTTCTCAAAATAGCTCCTTTACATCATTCGTAATCGGTGGGCTGGATCTTAAAGATGATAAGATGTACATAACAGGCACCATAGAAGAAGCTAATACTGCCGATGGTAGAGCCCCTAAAATGGTTAACCTTGTATTGCCAGCTAACGGATATTCTAATTCTTCTAGCGCGGCTAACATTCAATATCAGATACCTGGTATTTACGGAAACAATAAAATTGTTTACGCACAAAGTGCACTAGCTCTTTATACTAGCGGCAATTCATTTAACTTTGGTGATGCATGCTCAGGCATCGGATACATATCCTCTGCATCAAATAACATGTTAAGTAATACTACAGCTAATAATGTATATGATTTACTGGCTAATACTGTTCATTACGATGGTGATTCTTCCGGAGGATATTATAGAGCAGCTAAAATAACTAATACTTCTAGCAACACCGTAATGCTCAGTTTTTAATAATTAAGCCGTATAAATACTTCTAACTATAGGAGTTAATATGGGCGTTCCTTCCTCTCGCGCAGAATTCAAAGAATATTGCCTTAGAAAACTGGGCAAACCAGTTATTGAAATCAACGTTGATGATGATCAAGTTGATGATAGGGTTGATGAAGCTCTTAAATACTTCTGGGATTATCACTTCGATGGCTCAGAAAAAGTATTTTACAAATATAGAATTAATGGTAGTGAATCAAGTAACGCTATTAATAATATTGTAATTAACAGCGGTGGTACCGGGTACTCAAACTCTCAAACAGTCACGTTTACTGGAGGCTCTGGAGCACTTGCTAACGTATCAACTTACTCCAACGGCACAATAAAATCCCTAAATTTTACTTCCTACGGATCAGGCTACACTACTAGCTCGGCAGCAGTATTTTCAAACAATACTGGAAGCGGGGCTAACCTTGCAGTGACTGTTGGTGATGGCGCAATTATCCTACCAGATAATATTATTGGTGCAGTAAGAGTGTTCCCAATTGGCGATCCAACGGTTGGAACTAATGACATGTTTAGTATTCGCTATCAGATCGCTCTAAACGACCTGTATACACTTACATCAGTATCAATGGTTCCATATTATATGGTTATGCAGCACCTTGCGCTAATACAGGAAATATTAGTTGGCCAGCAGCCTATCAGATATAACAGACACAGAAACAGACTCTATGTAGATATGGACTGGTCTAAAATGAAAGTTGGCGATCATCTTTTAGTAGAAGCATATGAGGTTGTTAATCCTGATATTTTTACTGACGCATGGGGTGATCGCTGGTTACAAGAATACGCAACAGCTAAGATTAAATATCAATGGGGTACTAACCTTACGAAATTCATAGGTATGCAGCTCCCAGGAGGTGTACAGTTTAACGGTGAAAAAATATTAGACGATGCCAAAGCTCAAATAGATAAGCTAGAAGAAGCAATGATAAACAACTATAGCCTTCCAGTATACGACATGATAGGATAAGGAAGAAAAATGTCACTTACGCAAATTAGAACAGAAAGTCTTGCAGCAGAAGTTACAACTGCTATTGTAAGCGCAGCCGGGGTACCTCCTAAGATTACTTCATTAGATTATCCAGGTGATGATACTGCAGCTGACCCTGCTGGAGGACAGACTGTTGTAATTAACGGAGCAAATTTTACAGCAAGCAGCACTGTTTATATTAATGGTAATCAAGCTGGTGTTGTTAGCTACATTAATGCAACAGCTCTTTCCTTTACGACTCCAGCAGGCTCAGCCGGTGTTGTCTCACTCTATGTTGTTAACGCTGATGGAGGAACGGCTATTGCTGTTCCTGGTCTTTTGTATTCTGGTACCCCTACCTGGACAACATCCGCAGGCACATTAGGATCACCATATGAAGCTAATTCTTTTTCAGTAACTCTTCAAGCATCAGGTGACGGCAATGTTACTTTTAGCGTATCCGCGGGCAATACTATTCCTGCCGGGCTTACTTTAGCGTCTAACGGACTTCTATCAGGCACAATCCCTGCCACGGACCCTACTACAACATATACATTTTATGTTGATGCTATTGACGCACAAAATCAAGAAACTACTAGAACATTTAGTGTTACCTATACTAAAGATACAGTCACCTGGTCCTCACCAGCAAACGGAGCTGCTTATTCTTTTAATACAGGAGCTGCTAACACTATAGCACTAGAAGCAAATAGCGCGGCTGGAAAGTCAATAACATACACTATTCAATCTGGCTCATTACCAGCTAACGTCTCAATTTCAGGTTCAGATATTACAGGCACACCAAACACGGGGCAAAATAATACATCGGTTATTATTAGAGCTACAGCTGCTAGTACAAATAGATTTGCTGATAGAACGTTATATTTTACTATAATTGCAAATACACCTTATAGCCTGAGATATCCCAGCAATAATGCACCAGCACCACTGCTGCAGGAACATAACGGAACATTTGAGTCTGACACGTTTGGAGATATTTTTATCTCCAGCGATGGTACTAAGTTTTATTCCACTCAATCATCAGTAATATATCAGTACGCCCTAAGTCCTGCATACAGCATCACTACCTTAACACAAACAAGAGTGTTTAGTGCAGGATCAGGTGTATCGGGAGTCTTCTTTAAACCTGACGGTACAATTTTATATGATGTAAATTATTCTACTAAAAAAATCACTCAGCGACCATTATATACTGCATGGCAAATTGGTGACGATGGATACATTAATACATCAGGGGTGAAAGAATTAAGTGTTCAATCAGTACAAAATTTTCCTTTTGGTATGCACATCTCTCCTGATGGGACAAAGTTATTTATTATAGGTAACGCTGGCGGTAACAAAAACGTTCACAGGTATGACCTAGGTACAGCTTGGGAAATAGACACTGCTGTCTTTAATTCAGGGACAACATTAAATCTTCCTACAGCATGGAACGCATGGAATCTTACATTTAGTTCCTCTGGTGACAAACTTTTTGTTAGTCAGGGACTTGTTTCTGGAAATAACGTTATTTTAGAGTATGGTCTTTCTACTCCCTGGAACCCTTCTACCGGAACATTAAACTATACTCTCGATACTGGAGGCAGTCAATCGTCGGGATATCGAACAGCCGGACAAGGCGGTATATGTTTTAGTGCTGATGGATCTAATTTCTATATGGGAGTTCCTGCAAGCGGCACATATCTCTACAGGTTTAATACATCACTATAATAACTAGTGTTTTAGGATAATGACAACTAATTTCTTCTTTAATAACTATACTAATAGTCAAGAACAGCTTCTTATAGAAGACCTTGTTGTTGAGTCTATTAGAATGTATGGTCAGGACATGTACTACATGCCCCGTGCATTAAAGGCTAAAGATGAAATATACGGTGAAGATCCCTCTTCAGAATATAAAGCATTTTATAATGTTGAGCTTTACATTAAAAACGTGGAAGGGTTTGAAGGAGAAGGCGAGTTTCTTAGTAAGTTTAATTTAGAAATAAGAGACAAAATTACATTTACTATTGCTAAGAAAGTTTATGATAATGAGATAGCTGCAGTAGAGGCGACAACGAGACCTCAAGAAGGTGATTTAATTTACTTCCCAATTAATCAAAAACTATACCAAGTTAAGTTTGTTGAGCATGAAGCAATCTTCTATCAGTTAGGCTCTATACAGACATATGATTTACAATGCGAACTGTTTGAATACAGCGGGGAGCTGCTTCAAACAGGGCTGTACGAAGTTGACGATCTCATGGCCAGATACAGCTTTATTACATCGTCATACGCTCTTTATACAGAAGATAAAAACTACTTCTCTTTAACAGATGAGGATGGCTATAAGTTGTCTCTAGAGTGGGAATTGGATACCGTCGATCCTATCGCTGACAATAATGAAATACAAGCAGAGTCCGACGCATTTGTTGACTTTTCAGAAATAGATCCATTTAGTACTGGAGCAATTTAATGTTCGGTCAAACGTTCTATCACGGACATCTACGTAAATACGTTATACTTTTCGGTACATTATTTAATGATCTTTATATTAATAGAGATGATGCTGATGGTGATCATATTTCTTCAATAAAGATACCAATTACATACGCACCAAAAGACAAATTAATTACTCGCAATGTACAGGACCCCAATCTAAAAAAGCCCTTCTCAGTAATTCTTCCTAGAATAAGCTTTGAGCTAACTTCTTTAAATTACGCCCCTACAAGAAAATTATCTACTGTAAAAAAAGGCTTTATTAAGCAAGACAGTTTAGATAAAAATCAACTCAAGTATGCTTACAATCCTGTACCATACGATTTAAACTTCTCTCTTTATATTGCTGTAAAAAATACTGAAGACGGTACAAGAATATTAGAGCAAATTTTACCTTTTTTTACTCCAGAATGGACAGCTACAGTTAATTTAATTCCGGAACTAGATGTTAAATTAGATATTCCTACTACTTTAATAAACGTTACATCTGAAGATATTTACGAAGGTAGTTATGCCGAGAGAAGAGCGTTAGTTTGGACACTTGATTTCACAATGAAAGGTTATATATTTGGACCTATCAGAAAATCAGAAGCTATTACTCTTGCAAATACAAACTTCTTTTCTTCCTTTAATACTAATACTGATCATGAAAACGTAACAATATATCCAGGTCAACTTGCAAATGGTAGTCCTACTAATAGTGCTAACGACACTATAAATAGATCACAGATAACAGCCAACAGCAATTATGGATACGTAATTAATTATGAATCAATTAAAGAAGAGTGATACCATAAGTCAAGCACTAGATCTTGCCCCTATAGAGATAGTTGAAGCAGAAAAGATCAAAGTTGATAATGACGAGATAAAAACAGACTTTGAGTATGCAAGAGGCAATCTAATAAACATTATTGAGAAGGGCAATGAAGCTCTCGATGGCATTCTTGACGTTGCAGGAATGTCTCAACATCCACGCAGCTTTGAAGTAGCTGCTACTATAATCAATTCTCTCGCTGCAGCAAATAAAGATCTTCTTGAACTTTCAAAAAGAAGAAAAGAACTAGAAGGAGAGAAATCTCCTACTACAATAAACAATAATTTATTTGTTGGTAGCACAGCTGAATTACAAAAATTAATTAAAAATAATGGTACAAAAGAGTGATATCTATCTTGGTAATAAAAACCTAAAACGCAACGATGTACAAGTAGAATGGACTAAAGAGCTAGTTCAAGAGTTTTTAAAGTGCTCTAAAGACCCTGTTCATTTTATAGAGACATATGTTAAAATAGTTAACGTTGATTTAGGTTTTATACCGTTACAGCTGTACGACTATCAGGCCGATATCGTTCGCACAGCATCACAAGAGCGATTTCTCATATGTAAAATGCCTAGACAGGTTGGTAAAACAACCACTATCGCAGCATTTATTCTTCATAGTGTTATCTTCAATGAAAACTATTCCGTAGCTATCTTAGCTCATAAGGCCGAACAAGCTAGAGAAATTCTGGGTAGAATTCAGATGGCCTACGAAGCTTTACCTAAATGGCTTCAGCAAGGAATTATTAAATGGAATGAAGGTTCTGTTGAATTAGAAAACGGATCAAGGATTATAGCAAGCTCTACCGCTTCTAGTGCTATTCGAGGAACTTCTCAGAACTTAGTTTACTTAGATGAGTTTGCATTCGTACCAAATCACATACAAGAAGACTTCTTTGCTTCTGTCTATCCTACTATTTCTTCTGGTAAAACAACTAAAGTATTAATTACCTCTACACCAAAAGGATTAAACTTATTTTATAAAATTTGGAAAGATAGTGAAGACGGAAGAAATGATTATAAAAGAATTGACGTACATTGGAGCCAAGTTCCAGGACGAAATGAGAAGTGGAAACAAGAAACTATTCGCAATACTTCTGAAGAACAGTTTAGAGAAGAATTTGAATGTGAGTTTTTAGGCTCTACTTCAACTTTAATATCTGGTACCAAGCTAAGAATGCTCTCTTATTCTAACCCAATAAAGTCTGATAAGCATTTAAAGGTATATTTTGAACCGGAAGAAGGACATGTATATTTTATAGTGGTCGATACGGCGAGAGGAAAAGAGGGGGACTATTCTGCGTTTAAGGTATTTGATGCAACCGAGCTCCCATATAAAGATGTAGCATCATATAGAGATAATTTAATAGATCCAGTTTTATACCCTAATATTATTATTCAAGTAGCAAAGCACTATAATAATGCTTTTGTATTAGTAGAAACTAATGATGTAGGACAGCAGGTAGCCGACATATTATATCAGGATTTAGAATACGATAACATGCTTTTTACAGCTGGCACTAACATCACCGGTATTAAAATATCTGCAGGATTTGGAACATCGTCACATGCAGGAGTTAGAACCACAACATCAGTTAAAAAACTAGGATGTAGTAATTTTAAATCTTTAATTGAAAATGACAAATTAATTATTCACGATTATGATACCATTCAGGAAATGTTCAGATTCATACATAAAGGTACATCCTTCGAAGCCGAAGAAGGTAACGATGATTTGGTAATGTGCTGTGTGCTTTTTAGCTGGATGTCTGATCATAATTATTTCAAGGAATTAACCAGCCTTGATTTCCGCAAACGTCTTTCTATGGAGAATGAGAAGAGACTAGAAGATAATTTACTTCCTTTTGGTATTAAAGAAGACGGTCGAGACGAATATGTCGTCCAAGAAGAAAAAATAGTAGATTTAGAAAACATGTCATTCGAACAGTGGATGAGAAATTAAGTGTTTTAGATTTATAAATAACAATAAGCTTTGTGCTAAATAAAACCTTTTGAGGGAGATCAAAATGCCATTTCAAGTAAGTCCAGGAGTAAATGTTTCTGAGATCGACTTGACCACGGTAGTCCCTGCAGTCTCAACTACCGAGGGCGCTATTGCTGGCGTCTTTCGCTGGGGACCAGTGGACAAACGTGTTCTGGTTGATTCTGAAGCTAACCTAGCTGCACGCTTTGGTAAGCCAACAAATCACAATGCAGAAACATTCTTTACTGCCGCCAATTTTCTTTCTTACGGTAACAAACTTTATGTCGTAAGAACAGCCAATACTACTGATTCATCTGGTACAAACGGCGTATTAACCGCCTATGGTGCAGTAGGTGCAGTTAGTAACGTAGCCAATCTTATTGTAAAAAACGATGATGCAATCGATGAGACAGCCGTTATTTCTGCTCTAGTAGGAGAGTCAGCTGCAAAATACGTTGCACGCTATCCAGGCTTAATTGGTAACTCTTTAAAAGTTTCAGTTTGCGATACCGCAACCGCATATTTTTCTAACACATTAATTACCGGTGGTAATGCAAATCTATCAGCAAATGGTGAACTTACTTGCATCGTTGCTACAACAGGCTCAAACAGCCACATCTTAAAGATAGCTAATTCTTCTTCTGGAACAGTAACAGAAGCCAACACAAGAGCTACAACTCTTAACGGATTTCTTACCGTTGGAGATTTAATTGAGCTTGGTAACTCAACAATTGGTACTCAGTACTTAAGAATTACATCTATAGGTTCTGTATCGACAAACTCTACCCACGCTTACTTTAATATTAATACTGAATCTAACTATACATTAACATCGTTTGGAGATGTTGTAACTTCAAACAATGCTACCGTAGCTAGCGGTTATTTAAAGCGTCATTGGGAGTATGCATTTAGTGTTGATTCAACACCTGGTACTTCTAACTACACAAAGAATTTTGGTAACTCTAGTGCAGTGGATGAAGTTCACGTTGTCGTAGCAGATCAAGACGGTCTTATCTCTGGTGTGCCTGGAACTGTTTTAGAAGTATATCAAGGACTTTCTAGAGCAACAGACGCAAAATTAGAAGACGGTGCTACTAATTATGTTAAAAATGTAATTAATCAAAGCTCACAATTTGTATACTTTGCTAACGATAGGGCAACTGGTGGATCCAATACAGCTGTTAATATGGCCTCTTTAGCAAATACAGTTCCATTAACCCTCTCCTTAACCGGAGGTTCCGATGGACTCAACGAAGAGAATGTTCCAATGAATATTCTTCAGGCTGGCTACGATATGTTTGAGTCAGCAGAAGATGTAGATATCTCTTTAGTTCTTCAAGGTAAAGCAAGAGGCGGTACAAATAGTGCCCAGCTCGCACAATACATTATTGACAACGTTGCTGAAAAGAGAAAAGATTGCGTGGCTTTCATTTCTCCAGATAGAGCAGACTCTGTTCTTAATTCTTCTAAGCAGGAATCTCAAGATACCGTCTCGTATCGTAACAGTCTTTCTTCAACATCGTATGCCGTGCTTGATTCCGGATACAAGTATCAATATGACAAATACAATGATGTCTACAGGTACATTCCATTAAACGGTGATGTAGCTGGCTTATGCGTGAGAACAGATGATACAAGAGATCCTTGGTTCTCTCCAGCAGGATTCAATAGAGGTGTAATTAAAAATTCTGTAAAGCTTGCTTTTAATCCAAGCAAGGCAGACAGAGACCTTCTCTATAAGAATGGCGTTAACCCTGTAGTAACATTCCCAGGTCAAGGCACATTGCTGTTTGGTGACAAGACTCTGCTTACCAAGCCTTCTGCATTCGATAGAATTAACGTTCGCAGATTGTTTATTGTGCTTGAGAAAGCAATTGCTACAGCAGCTAAATTTACACTGTTTGAATTTAACGACGAGTTTACTCGTGCACAGTTTAAAAACTTAGTAGAGCCTTTCCTAAGGGATGTGCAAGGTCGAAGAGGTATTTACGACTTTAGAGTAGTTTGCGATGAAACAAATAACACCCCAGAAGTTATTGATCGTAACGAGTTTGTTGGAGACATTTACATTAAGCCAGCTCGCTCAATCAACTATATTCAATTGAACTTCGTGGCAGTTAGAACTGGTGTTGAGTTCTCCGAGATTGTTGGACAGTTTTAATAAATAACAACAGACAAGGAGACACTAAATGGCTTTCAATGTAAACGAAATTAGAAGTCAATTAACACTTGGAGGAGCTCGTAACACGCTCTTCCAAGTTACGATTCAAAACCCCGCTAACAGTGTTGCAGATATTAAGGTTCCTTTTCTAGTTAGAACAGCTCAGATTCCTTCTTCCGATCTGGGCGTTATAGAAGTGCCTTACTTCGGACGCAAAATTAAATTAGCTGGAGACAGAACGTTTGCCGATTGGACAGTCACCGTTATTAACGACGAGGACTTTTTAATTCGTAACGCTATGGAGCAGTGGTCAAATCAGATTAACTCCCTTAGAGGTAATCTGCGCACATTTGGTGCTGCATCCCCATCGCTTTATAAAGCAAACGCTCAAGTTGTTCAGTATTCAAAAACAGGTGTGCCTATTAGAACTTACACCTTCAACGGTATCTTCCCACAAGTGGTGTCAACCATTGATTTAGATTGGAATGCAACAGATACTATTGAAGAGTTTACAGTTACCTTCCAGTACGACTGGTGGGAGGTTACTGGTGGAGTAACTGGCAACGCCGGTGGCGCTTAATATTAATGATAGCGGGCCCTCGAGGCCCGCTTTTCCTATTGAGGTTTAAATGAGATTATTCGGATTTGAAATAAAACGCCAAGATAAAGAACCTGAACCACAATCGTTCGCACCGCCACAGGAAGATGACGGTGCTGTAATTGTTGCTGCTGGTGGTGTATATGGCACCTATGTTGATCTAGAAGGATCAGCTAAGACAGAAGCAGAACTAGTAACAAAGTATAGAGATATGACTAACCAGCCTGAAGTTGATCAGGCTGTAGATGACATAGTTAATGAAGCAATTGTAAGTGAACCAGAAGTAGAAACTGTTTCACTTAATCTAGACAAGACAAATACTTCACCTAACATAAAAAAACTTATTATTGAAGAATTTGAAAATATTAAAAAGCTTTTAAATTTTGATAATCAAGCCTTTGATATTTTTAGAAGATATTATGTTGATGGACGCCTTTACTATCATGCTATCATAGATGATAAAAAGCCTGAACTTGGACTTAAAGAATTAAGATATATTGATCCTAGAAAAATTAGAAAAATAAAAGAGATTAAAAAGAAAAAAGATCAAGTTACTGGAGCAACACTTACAGAAAAGGCTGCAGAGTATTTTCTTTATAGTGAAAAAGGATATTACAATGCCGGTAATAGTAACCTTGGCAATCAAGGAATGACTGGTGGTATAAGAATTGCTAAAGATAGTATTATTCATATTACATCCGGCCTAATGGATACAAATAATACTATAGTTTTATCGCATCTGCATAAAGCAATAAAAGTTCTTAACCAGCTTAGAACTTTAGAAGACGCTACAGTAATTTATAGAATATCTAGAGCGCCTGAGCGTAGAATATTTTATATCGACGTCGGTAACTTGCCAAAGATGAAGGCCGAGCAGTACCTACGTGACATGATGATACGTCATAAGAATAGAGTCGTTTACGATTCACAGACAGGTGAAATAAGAGACGACCGTAAGTTTATGACAATGCTTGAAGATTACTGGCTGCCAAGACGCGAAGGTAATAAAGGTACAGAAATTACTACTCTTCCCGGGGGTCAGAACCTAGGTGAGATGACCGATGTAAATTATTTTCAAAAGAAATTATATCGCGCATTAAATGTGCCTGGATCAAGATTAGAAGCTGAGCAGACATTTAATGTAGGAAGATCAACAGAAATTACTCGCGATGAAGTAAAGTTTTCTAAGTTTGTAAATCGTTTAAGAAGCAAATTCTCTTCTTTGTTTTTAAAGAGTCTAGAAAAGCAACTAGTGCTAAAAAAGATTATGACTCTTGAAGAATGGCAAGACATTTTACAAAGCATTAAGTTTGATTATGCTAAAGACAATTACTTTGCCGAGCTTAAAGAGATAGAAGCAATAAGAGAGCGTGTTTCAATACTTAGAGACATTGATGACTTTGCTGGTAAGTACGTATCTCATGCATGGGTTAGAAAGAATGTTCTTCGTCAAACGGAAGAAGAAATAGAACAAAATGATGAGGAAATGCAAGCAGAACTTGATGATCCTAGATACGCAGCACCTGATCCTCCTCCTAGTGAAACTGATGGAAGTCAAGGTGATAGTACGCAATTAGACAATGAAAGACCACAATAAATAAATATTTGGAGACAATAATGGAATACTCAATACAAGATATTATTGACGGAGCTGTAGAAAACGAACCTACTAAAGTGCAAGCAGCTTTTGACGGTATTATTGGCCCAAGAGTACTTGCTGCTTTAGAAGCTAGGAAGAGAGAGATTGCTACAGCAATGTTCTCTCAACAAGAAGCAGAAGTAGAACAAGAAAACAACACAGAGGTTTCTAACGATGAAAACACTGAGCCAGCTACAGAAAATAATTAAGCAAGCTCAAGGTACAACTGGTACCACAGCTTATCGTCCCAAAGGTGGAGACGAACAACAGTTTATGGATAAACATGTTATTCAAAAAACTGATGATGCTAATGGAAATGGAGACGAAGTCTTCAATGGTACAGGTGTAAAAAAAATTGATCGTAAAAAAGAGCTCCATGGATACGAGCCAGGTGAAGACGCCGCTGTGCATGAAGAGATTAATGAGATTAGCAAATCAACACTTGGATCGTATGTTAAAAAAGCATCTGTTGACATGTCTAATAGAAGTGCAGAGGTAGAAAAAGATTTAGCTACTGCAAAATCTGATTATAGCATGATGAGAAGACATGGATTTAAAAAGAAAATAGCACAAAATATGATGAAAAAAGATGTTGACACCGCACTTTCAAAAGTTGGTAAAGTATCAAAACGTATGAGAGGAATTGATAAAGCTACAGATCGTTTAACAAAAGAAGAAGTCAATGAATTAGAAATTGATGAGCGCACTTTATCAACAGGCGAAATGAAAAAGCGTGAAGATATTGTTAAGGGCATGAAAAAAGGTTTAAAGGATTTTAAATCACGTTACGGTAAAGATGCTAAGTCGGTAATGTATGCTACTGCTACCAAGCTTGCAAAAGAAGAAACCGAAGAAGAGTATGATGTTCAAATTTTAGAATTATTTGCTGGTCTGGATGATGAGAACAGACAGTTTATGTTAGAGATGCTTGACAAAGGTCTTGAGAAAGAAATTTTAGAATACATTAAAGAAAGCGAGTCTGATAATGGCTGATTTAGTAAAGTTTTTAGCTCAAGAAATTACTCTTGGTACTGTTGCTAATAACGTTAGTACAGGCTCACTTGTTAGAGTTGTGAACACCACAGCCGGATTAGTTTTAATTACTCAAAAATTTGCTAACGGAACCACGATATCTACATTTACCCTTAGCGCAGCAACTGCGGATTTTGCTGGAACGTTTGTAATTAAACAACCAACGGACACGCTTCAATCAAATGCTGCATCTGGTGTACTAGCCGTATCAGTAGGATACTATTAAGGACTAACATGAAACTTATTTCCGAATTAGTCGAACAAGTTAATGTGCTAGTTGAAGAAAAAGAATCTGGCAAAAAAGACTTTTTTATTGAGGGTGTATTTCTTCAAGGCAATTTAAAAAATAGAAACAATCGAGTATACCCAATGGAGATTCTCGATAAAGAAGTTAAAAGATATAATGAAGAGTATATTGATAAGAATAGGGCCTATGGTGAATTAGGTCACCCTCAGGGACCAACGATTAATTTAGAGCGCGTCTCTCATATGATTAAAGATCTTAGACGCGAAGGTACTAATTATGTTGGCCGAGCTAAGATTATGGACACTCCTTATGGAAACATTGTAAAAAATTTGATGCAAGAAGGCGCACAACTTGGTGTTTCTTCTAGAGGTATGGGAAGCTTAAAAGAAACAACTAAAGGCGTTAGTGAAGTTCAGGATGATTTTTATCTTGCTACAGCTGCAGACATCGTAGCTGATCCTTCCGCACCTGATGCTTTTGTTAGAGGTATTATGGAAGGTGTTGAGTGGGTTTGGGATAATGGCGTTTTAAAGGCTCAAAAAATAGAAGAAATGAAAAAAGAGATTATTAAAGCCTCCTCTAAATCTATAGAAGCTACTAAAGTTAAAGTATTTGAAAATTTCTTCAAAGAATTGTCCAAGAAATAGATTTATAAATAACTATAATAAATTCCATTAAGGAGCTTAAAATGAAAGAAAAAGAATTATATGAGAAGGTGATCAACAAAGGTGGCGAGAACGGCGACACCGAAGTTGCAGATCCTGTTGCAAAAAACACAACACTTCCAGGTAATAAAGAAGGCGGAGAAAAAACACCTCCCCTCAGATCAGCTAGCGATCTCGATTCTGCTACTCCTACAATGGGTGGGAATGATTCTGCTGACACCAACAAAGCAACATTAAACATGAAGCCATCAGCTGCATCCGCCAAGATGGAAGATTTTACTATTGAAGTTGCATTTGAAGGTGAAGAGCTTTCAGAAGAGTTTAAAGAGAAAGCTGTTACAATATTTGAAGCTGCAGTTAATGCTAAGGTAGAGATGTTGAGAGCAGAAATTGAAGCTGAGTCGGTTAAGAAATTAGAAGAGCAAGTAGCTGAAATTACTACTAAACTTTCCGATCAAATCGACAACTATCTTAATTACATTGTCGAGCAGTGGATGCAAGAGAACGAAATTGCTATTGAATCCTCGCTCCGTACAGAAATTACAGAAGAGTTTATTGGTGGATTAAGAGATTTGTTCGCCGAGAATTACATCGAAATTCCTGAAGAAAAGTTAGATGTTTTAGAAGAGCTTGCTTCCATAGTTGAAGAGTTAGAAGCTAAGTTAAATGAGACTATCAACACAAATATTGATCTGAATAATTCCGTTAAAGATTATGCCAGACAGTCGATTTTTAGTAAGGTGGCAGAGGGATTAACAGTATCGCAAAAAGAGAGACTTTCTTCGTTAGCAGAAGGTGTTGATTTTATTGATGAAGACTCGTATGCTAAAAAACTTCAGATTGTTAAAGAGAACTATTTTAAAGAGAAATCAGTTACTCAGACAATCAGCGAGACAGAAGTAGAGTCAGCAGAAGAGCCTCAAGCAGAAAAGCAAAAGCTTTCTGGACCTGTTGCTAACTACGTTCAGGCTATTTCACGTACCATTAAGAAATAATTTTTATAAATAAAAATAACCCAATTTTTAATAGGAAGGGGAAACTCAAATGTATTTAAATGAAGAAATTCAAAACAAGTGGAAACCAGTACTTGAGCATCCTGATCTTGACCCGATCAAGGATACGCACAAGCGTGCTGTAACCGCTCAAATTCTCGAGAATACAGAGAAAGCTCTCCGCGAAGCATCGTATCAAGTTCGTGGAAGCCAGAGTCTGTTTGAAGCCAACAACCCAACAAACGCTATGGGAGCTTCTTCTTCCACAGCTGGTGATGGCGCAGTTGACATTTTCGATCCAGTTTTAATCTCGTTAGTTCGCCGTGCAATGCCTAATCTTATTGCTTATGACATCTGCGGTGTTCAGCCAATGACTGGTCCTACAGGTCTTATCTTCGCAATGCGTTCGCGCTTCACTTCACAGTCTGGCGATGAGGCATTCTACAACGAAGCAAATACAGAGTTTTCTTCGCACAATAAGAATTCTGCTGCTCTCGGCAATAACCACGTTGGTACAACAGGTGCAGGTGCAAATCTGACCCAACTAGCCACCAACACAGAAGTTAACTTTGCTGGTGGCGTTCCAACCTCCGAGTTAGAGCGTTTCGGTAACGGTACAATTACATTCCCTCAGATGGCTTTCTCTATCGAGAAAGTAACAGTAACAGCTAAAGGTCGTGCACTAAAGGCTGAGTACTCTATGGAACTTGCCCAGGACCTGCGCGCCGTTCACGGTTTAGATGCAGAGACTGAGCTCTCCAACATCCTGTCGGCAGAGATTCTCGCCGAAATCAATCGCGAAGTTATTCGCTCAATCTATGTAACAGCTAAAGTTGGTGCTACAGAGAACACAACAACATCTGGTGTGTTTGACCTGGATACCGATTCTAATGGTCGTTGGTCCGTTGAGAAGTTCAAGGGTCTGATGTTCCAACTCGAAAGAGAAGCTAATAAGATTGCAAAAGACACCCGTAGAGGTAAAGGTAACATCGTTATCTGCTCATCGGACGTTGCTTCCGCACTGCAGATGGCCGGTGTTCTGGACTATGCTCCAGCTCTGAACTCCAACAACCTTCAAATCGATGACACAGGCAATACATTCGCCGGTGTTCTGAACGGCCGTATCCGCGTTTACATCGATCCATATGCTGGTGGTAACTACTTCGTTATGGGCTACAAGGGCTCGTCAGCATTTGACGCAGGTCTGTTCTATTGCCCATATGTTCCTCTCCAAATGGTTCGTGCAGTTGACCCTGACACATTCCAGCCAAAGATTGGCTTTAAGACTCGTTATGGAATGGTTGCAAACCCATTCAACGACGGTTCGTCAGCCGCTGGTACAGGCGCACTTGCCGAGGACACAAACGTGTACTATCGCCGCGTCCGCGTTAACAACATTATGTAATTCAAATAATAAGAATAATAACATAATGATGTACTTAAAGGGGATCTTCGGATCCCCTTTTTTATTATAGGATAAATATCAGTATGACAGCTATTTCAAGCCTACCAGAAAATAAAAACTTCCTATCACCTCTAGGGTTTACTTTTACTATAAAGAAGACCCCCGGGGTTAATTACTTTGTTCAATCAGTCTCTCTACCAAGTTTAACTCTAGGTCAATCAGACATACAGACACCCTTTGTTAAACTGCCTATTCCAGGGGATCACATTGACTTTAGTACTCTCTCTATTACCTTTCGTGTAGATGAGAACCTAAAGAATTATAAAGAGATATTTGATTGGATTATTGCATTAGGATTTCCAGAAGGATTTAATCAATATAACGCCATTGCTCCGAGCAGGGGCAAATTTGGCGGATCGATTAATAATCCTGTGGCAGGAACAGGGGTTTATTCGGATGCATCTTTAATGATACTTAACTCAGTGAAAGCGCCTATCGTTGAGTTTGCATTTAAAAATTTATACCCTATTTCTCTTTCAGACATTCTGTTTGATACAAGAGATACAGACGTTAATTATGTTGACGTTACTGCAATGTTCGCATTTGAACAATTTAAGTTGAATTACGTGTAGCAGTAGTCTATAATATTATGATTACTGTGAGGTGAGTATGAAATTAGAAGAAATTCAATCCATGTGGGAAAAAGATAGTAGTATAGACAGAACCGAGCTCGGTGAAGAGAGTCTTCGTATCCCGCAACTACATGCAAAGTACTTCAAGATCTTTTCTGAAGAAAGATTAACTTTAAGAAAATACGAAACTGCATATAAAAAACTACACAAATCAAAGTTCGAATACTATAACGGAACTATTAGTGAGGAAGACCTGAAAGAGAACGGATGGGATCCTTTTCAGTTAAGAGTTCTAAAATCAGACATTGGTGTGTACTTGCAGTCTGATAGTGAAATGTGTGACTTAGAGTTACGTGTAGAACTACAAAAAGAAAAAGTAGAATTTTTAGAATCAATAATAAAAAATCTTCCTGCGAGAGGCTACCAAATTAATGCCGCTATCGCATGGGAGAAGTTTAAGGTTGGTGCGTGATAACCGTAGAAAAAATTAATGACGTTCACATTAAACTACTTTGTGAGAGTGACGTTGCACAAGAATTAAGCGAGTACTTTACCTTTAACGTGCCAGGTGCACGATTTTCACCTGCCTTTAGGAACAAGATGTGGGATGGAAAGATTAGACTCTTTTCAACAGCCACACATTTAATTTACGGCGGGCTCTTACTCCATGTTCAAAGATTTGCAAAGGAACGAGATTATGAAATTAATTTTGCCGGTAATTATTTTTGTGACGAGAGCCTTTCACTGCATGAAGCCAATGAATTTATTAAAGAATTAAACTTATCAATAACTCCCCGTGATTATCAAATTGATGCTTTTGCCCACGCTGTAAGAAAAAAAAGAGCACTTTTATTATCCCCTACAGCATCGGGTAAGTCCCTTATAATTTACCTTCTTAGCTCCTATTATCTTTCCGATACTGATAAAATTTTAATCATTGTACCTACAACGTCACTCGTACATCAAATGGCGTCTGATTTCGTGGATTATGGTTGCGATAAAAACTTTATCCACAAGATATTCTCGGGACAAGAGAAAATGACAGACTCTCCGTTTGTTATTACTACTTGGCAATCAATTCACAAACTACCTAAGCCATGGTTCCATCAATTTAACTGTGTTATTGGTGACGAAGCGCATCTCTTTAAAGCTAAGAGTCTTTCATCAATAATGTCAAAGCTTGTAACTTGTCCGATGAGGTTTGGATTTACCGGTACTCTAGATGGCTCACAAACTCATAAACTTATACTAGAGGGACTGTTTGGTGAAGTTAAAAAAGTCACTACAACTGCTGAACTAATAGATCAAAAACATTTATCTCAATTTCAAATAAAAGCAATTGTACTCTCTTATACAGAAGAAACTAGAAAGCTTTTAAGGGGTATTGATTACCAAACAGAGATAGATTATATAAACGGCAATGAACATAGAAATAATTTTATTGCAAATCTAACAGCTTCACTTAAAGGTAACACCCTTGTTCTTTTTAAGATTATTGATCACGGAAAGGGACTTTTTAATTTAATTAGTTCAAAATGTAATCAACAAAAAGTATTTTATGTTGATGGTGCTGTAGATGGGCTTTTAAGAGAAGAAATAAGAAAATCTATCGAAGAGGAGAAAAATGGTATTATTGTTGCTTCACTTGGCACTTTTTCAACAGGTGTAAATATCAAAAACCTACATAATATTATATTTGCAAGCCCAAGCAAGTCTAGAATTAAAACATTGCAGTCAATTGGTAGAGGGTTAAGATTAAGTACCAATAAAGAGATTGCAACTCTATATGATGTCGTCGACGATATTTCTTGGAAATCAAAAAAAAATTACACTCATCAACATTTCTTAGAAAGAGTTAAAATGTACGATGATGAAAGATTCGATTATAAGATTTATAACGTTAATTTAAAGGACCAAGCTTAAATGATTTCTATTGTCAAATTACTTAATAGCTCTGAGTTAATTGGAGATATTGTTAATGATGAAAAGGAATCTATCACATTAAATAATCCGCTTGTAATTAATTATCGTTACAAGAATGAACTTTCCCCTCCTATTATTTCCCTTTTAAGATATTCTTCTTTTACTAGTACAAAAGATATTACACTTAAAAAAGAGCATATCTTAACGATATTATCTCCTACAGATAATATGATAGGTTACTATAAAACGACTTTAAAAAATATAGTTGAACATATTGATCCTGCTGTTGATCAAGAACTTGCAGCAGCTGCTGGAGAACAAAGCGATCTTTCTCCTGAAAGCAAAGCCAAGCTTGCATTAATTGAAAGACATGTTACAAAGGCAACTCTCAATTAGTTGTATAAACATCCTAAAGTAAATTATAATTAATACGTTTACTACGTATGAAAGATTTATGGCTAACGCGCACTATGTTGATAATAAAAAACTATATCAGGCAATTGTAGAATATAGAAAAATTGTAAGAGAAAAAGAAGAACAGGGACTAGAGATACCACCTATTCCTTCTTATATTGGGCATTGTATGTTAATGATCGCTCAAAGACTTTCTCTTAAACCAAACTTTGTTAACTATTCATATAGAGAAGAAATGATCTCCGACGGAATAGAAAACTGTGTGTGTTATTTTGATAATTACAATCCCGATCGCTACGATAATCCATTTGCTTATTTTACGCAAATTATTTACTTTGCATTTCTTCGAAGAATTCAAAAAGAAAAAAAGCAACTTTACATAAAGCATAAAACTCTAGAAAATTCATTTATAATGAATGAGCTTGTAGAGCAAGGAGAGCATGATGATGGTGACTTTACACCGGTGTATATTGATTTAGAAAACGAAAATATGAATGAGTTTATTAAAGCGTTCGAAGATGGTTTAGATAAAAAACGAAAGAAAAGAAAACAAGGTTTAGAAAAATTTATAGAATCAGAAGAGCAAGAAGAAGTTATTGATACTGACGACGAAGAAGAAAATACATAATGCAAATTGCAATCTTAGGTGATACTCACTTCGGTGCGAGAGGTGATAGTCCTTTCTTTCATAAGCATTTCAAGACATTTTACACCGATGTCTTTTTTCCTTACCTAGAGAAAAATAATATTGAACATATTATTCAGTTAGGGGACGTATTTGATAGACGCAAGTTTGTTAACTATCAAACTTTAAATCACTGTAAATTATATTTTTTTGAAGCATTAAACTCAAAACATAAATCCTGGTTATTAGTTGGTAATCATGATACCTATTATAAAAATACTAACAAAGTAAATTCCCTCGATCTATTACTTAAAGAATATAAAAATATTAATCAAGTACAGCAACCATACGAGATTTCTTTCGATGGAGTTAGCGTTCTTATGGTACCTTGGATATGTGCCGATAATTACAACGAAGTAATGCATGCAATAGATATTTCACAATCGCAAATACTTATAGGGCATTTTGAAATAAACGGGTTTGAGATGCACAAAGGTTCATTCTGTGATGGTGGTATTGATCCATCAGTATTTAATAAATTTGACTTAGTAATATCAGGTCACTTTCATACTAAATCTACTAGAGGCAATATTGTTTATACAGGTACTCCTTATGAGATGACGTGGAATGATTATGAAGACAAAAAAGGATTCCATATTTTCGATACCAACACAAGAGAGCTTAAGTTCGTACCAAACCCTCTTTCTATGTTTCACAAGATATGGTACGATGATAGCAACTCCTCGATGAACGAAATTGTTGCTCAGGACTTCGACAAGTATAAAGATACGATCGTAAAAGTAATTATCAAGAATAAACTTAATCCAGTATGGTTTGATATCTTTATTGAGAAGCTGGAGAAGTCCGGAGTTATTGACATGCAAGTAGTTGAGGATCACCTTAACCTAAATCTTGAGGATGATTCCGATATTGTTAACGAAGCGGAAGACACTCTTACGATACTTAACAAGCATGTGTCTCAATTGGAACTAAAAGCGGATAAACAAAAGCTGGAAAACTTATTACGTACACTTTACAATGAAGCATTATCTATGGAGTAATCGTGAATATTTTCTTTCTTAGTAATAAACCTAATGATTGTGCTCGTCAACACTGCGACAAACATGTCGTAAAGATGATACTTGAGACAGCCCAGCTGCTATCAAATGCCCATCATATGCTAGACGGTGATCAAGTTATTAAACCAATCTATAAACTAACACATAAAAATCACCCATCAGCAATATGGACACGTTCAAGTATTGTGCATTATGAGTGGCTCTGGCTACTGCTTGGTGAACTATGTAAAGAGTATACACATCGTTATGGTAAAGTACATAAAGCAGAACGCGACGGACTTATTGAAATACTTAAGACACCCCCTAAAAATATCCCAAAAGGTGTCTTAATGTCCGAACCTCCTCCTGCCATGCCCGATGAGTATAAAGTATCTAACGTAGTAGAGTCGTATAGAAATTACTATAGAGGTGCAAAACGTTCATTTGCACGTTGGACCAATAGAGAAATTCCTGAATGGTTTAATGGATGATTATATTTGAAAAAGTAAGATGGAAAAATTTTCTTTCTACCGGTAACGCGTTTACAGAAATAGCATTAACAAAAAATAAGTCTACTCTTATTATTGGTGAGAATGGTGCAGGTAAAAGTACCATTCTCGATGCTCTTTCTTTTGGCTTATATGGTAAGCCTTTTAGAAAGATTAATAAACCTCAACTACTCAATACTATTAATCAAAAAAGTCTTGAGGTAGAGATTGAGTTTAGAATTGGTAAACGTCAATTCTTGGTAAAGCGTGGAATGAAGCCCTCGCTATTTGAAATATATCAAGACGGCAAACTTCTTAACCAAGATGCCGAGTCAAAAGAATATCAAGAGATGTTTGAGAGAAATATTCTCAAACTAAATCATAAGTCATTTAACCAGATTGTAGTACTCGGTAGCGCATCGTTCGTACCCTTCATGCAGTTACCAGCAGCACATAGAAGAGAGGTAATCGAAGATCTCTTAGATATTCAGATCTTCTCTACAATGAATCTTCTGCTAAGGGATAAAGTACAGAAAAATAAAAACGATATTACTGATATAGATTATAATATGCGGTTAGTTGCCGAGAAGATTGAAATGCATAAAAAGCATTTACAGGCAATGAAGCAAAGTAATGAAGAAGTTATTGAGCAAAAGAAAAACAAAATTATTGAGTTAGAAACAAGTATTGCAGACGTTAAGACTAATATCACGAGACTTAATAATCAGCTTGAAAAAGCAACAAGTAGTATTTCTGATCAAGAAAAAGTTAAGCTAAAATTTGACAATATTGTTGATCTTAAAACAAAGCTTGACATAAAGCTTGACAAGCTACAAAAGGAAATAGAATTCTTTAGAGATCACGACGACTGCCCGGTATGTAGACAAGGCATTGATCATGTACATAAGAAAGAGATTGTCTCTAATGATAACGATCAGATACTCGAAGTACAGAATGCAATTCAGAAACTGAATGAGGACATATCTTGGTATACTCATCGTATAAAAGAAATCAGTTCAGTTAATGATAAGATTACTCTCTTGAACAGAGACATATCAAACGATAACGTTCAAATTACTACTCTACTCTCATTCATTACAGGCCTTAATGATGAGATTGATAAACTTAAAAAAGATAAAACTGTAACAGAAGATAACTCAGAAGAACTTAAGCAACTAAAAGGTGAATTAAAAGAGCATGTAACTAATAAAGAAGAATTATTACAAAATAAATTAGTTCTTGATGTTGCGTCTATGCTGTTAAAAGATAGCGGTATTAAGACCAAGATTATTAAGCAGTATGTGCCTATAATGAACAAGCTAATTAACAAATACCTGGCTGCAATGGACTTTTTTGTTAATTTTGAACTTAACGAAAATTTTGAAGAAAAAATAAAGTCGAGATTTAGGGATGAGTTTTCATATGAGTCGTTCTCTGAAGGTGAAAAAATGCGTATCGATTTGGCACTCCTGTTTACTTGGCGTGCTATTGCTAAGCTTCGTAACTCTGCTAGCACAAATTTACTTATTATGGACGAAGTATTCGACAGCTCACTCGATCATAACGGCACAGATGAATTCCTAAAGATACTCAGCACTTTGACTACTGATACAAATGTGTTTATTATAAGTCATAAAGGTGATACATTATTTGATAAATTTGAAAATATTATTAAATTTGAAAAACATAAAAACTTCTCACGGGTAACCGCATGATACACAAACTAATTGAATGTGATAATCCAATACTACTCACTCCAACTGATCATTTCGATTTTAATAATCCTCCCATTAATCCTGTTGAACTAGTAAATGATTTAATAGAGACATTAGCTCACTATAAAGGAATGGGCCTTGCCTCACCACAGATCGGTCTTTCTTATCGCGTGTTCGTTTTATGGTCTCAAGAAACGCTTGCATGCTTTAATCCTAAAATTGTTGATCAAACTACTGAAGAAGTTTTATTAGAGGAAGGATGTCTATCTTTTCCTAATTTGTTTATACCTATTAAGAGACCAAAATCTATTAAGGTAAGATTTGCTGATCCATTTGGTAACATAAGGACAGAAAAATTTACTGGTATGACAGCAAGATGTTTCATGCATGAGCTTGATCACCTAGATGGGATAGACTATACTAGGAGAGCTACTCAATTTCATCTTGAACGCGCACAAAGAAAACAAAAAATTATGAGTCGTCAAATGCGACGTAATGAGAAGGTCGCTATATAATAATACGTGCCCTTCCACGTAAACTAGGAGTAATAACTTGTCAAAACTAAAAGTATCAGAATTATTTTATTCTATTCAAGGTGAGGGGCGCTATATGGGCGTTCCTTCAGTCTTTTTAAGAACGTTTGGTTGTAACTTTACTTGCTCGGGCTTTGGAATGCCTAAAGGAGTACAAAGTGATGAACGTCTTAACATCAATCCAAAAAAATATGAAAAGTATAATGAACTTCCCCTTGTTCATACTGGGTGTGATAGTTATGCTTCCTGGGATCCTCGCTTTAAGCACCTTAGTCCTGTTATTGAATGTTCCCAACTGGCTAAAGACATCGTTAACATCTTACCGGAAAAGAAGTGGCAGGACGAGCACTTAGTTATTACCGGCGGTGAGCCTTTATTAGGGTGGCAACGCTCGTACCCTGATTTACTTGAGCAAGAATGTATGATGGGATTAGAAGAACTAACCTTTGAAACAAATGGTACGCAGGAGCTAACAAAAGAGTTTGCTGATTATTTGTTTGTAGAGTTTACTAGACACGGTCGAGGATACGACAAACTTACTTTTTCTGTATCACCTAAACTTTCTATTTCTGGGGAAAAAAGAGATGAAGCAATTCGTCCAGAGATTGTTGCCCAGTACAGTTCAATCGGATACACCTACGTTAAGTTTGTTGTTGCTACAAAAGAAGATGTAAAAGAGGCAAGACAGGCTGTGAACGATTACAGAGCAGCAGGATTTGCAGGACCGGTATATATTATGCCTTGTGGTGGTACTGATGAACTTTACTATCTTAATCACAGACAGGTAGCAGAGTTAGCAATGAAAGAAGGGTTGAGATATTCTGATCGGCTACAAATACCTCTATTTAAAAATGCCTGGGGTACATAATGGAACATTTAGTTTATAATTTTAAAAACTACATGGATGATTTTGTAGATTTAGTTTACAACATAGAAAAATCTAACATAAAATATGACTTAGTGGTTGGTATTCAAAGAGGTGGTTTGATTGCAGCAGTTCACATATCAAATGCACTTAATATACCATTTGCTAATTTAAATTGGTCACACAGCGAAGGTAAGGTACGTGACAGTTCTAACCCTCATCTTAAGACATCACTTGAAAGAGGTAGAAGAGTGTTAGTTGTAGATGATATTTGTGATACAGGAATAACTTTGTGTGAAGTTCAACTAGCTTACCCGGGTATAGACACTGCTGTATTAGTCTATAATGAAGAGAATGAAAAACAATTTATACCGACATATTATGGATGGAAGTTAAAAAGATCTGAAATTCCAGAATGGTTAGATTTTTGGTGGGAGAAGAAATAGATGTCAAATTTAAAACCTATTACTTATAAGTTTGTTTCTACAAAAGAGTATGTTGATCAATTTCCGTGCGCATATCGTCAATGGAAAGCGGACAGTCACTGTAACTTAATTCACGGTTATTCTTTTTCAATGAGGTTTTGGTTCGGTAGTAATGACTTAGATATTCGCAACTGGGTTGCTGATTATGGAGGATTTAAAGAACTTAAAGAAATATTGCAAGATCAATTTGATCACACTCTGCTTGTCGCAGAAGATGATCCGGAATTAGAAGTATTTAAAATGTTACAGGAGAAAAAGCTTGCCAAGCTGACCATACTTCCTCGACTTGGTTGTGAAGGACTAGCTGACATGCTTTATAAGTTTGTTAATGGTGTTTATGTCCCTGACTACTGGGGGCCAGGTGAAGCAAAACGTTTATGGTGTTTTAGAGTTGAGGTTAGAGAGACTCAATCAAATATGGCCTTCAGAGAAGGGCACCGTGAATGGAATGAAAATTTATTGGACTAAATTATGGAAAAAAATCTTGCACAAGTATTAAGAGAGCAAATGAAAGCTGATGGCAAGCGTTTTTGGGCCGGTGATAATATTTCTGAATATGTCGATCCCATCACAAAAGAAATTTTAATTGATGAAGCAGCCAAAGCATTTGAAAAAGTATTAGATACACTGCTTATTGACCGAGAAACGGATCCTAACTCTAAAGGTACAGCAAAACGTCTAGCTAAGATGTACTATAATGAAATTATGGCCGGGCGATATGATCCATCTCCTGATTGTACTGCATTTCCTAACGATAGTGAAGAGAGGTATGAGGGCATGCTTGTGGTAAGGTCAGAACTTAAATCACTTTGTTCTCACCATCATCAGCCTGTAAGAGGCGTTGCTTACATCGGTATTATTCCTGGCAGTAAGGTTATCGGGCTATCAAAGTATACTCGTATTGCTCAATGGCATGCTCGTAGAGGTACTTTACAAGAAGAACTTTGTAATGAGATTGCTAAGTCAATTAAACAAGCAACTGAGTCACCTGATGTGGCGGTTTATATTGCTGCCAAGCACGGGTGTTGCGAAAATAGAGGTATTATGGCTCAAAGTTCACTAACTCAAACTACTGTACTGCACGGTCAGTTTCACGAAGCTTCAGTTAAGAAAGAGTTTTTTGATAACATAGCATTACAGCAATCATATGGGGAAAAGCTGTAGATTTAATATTCCGTAAATGTTATAATATAGGTTCTAATTATGAAAGGAACCTCTATGACTCAGACTAATTCTCGTCCTCGTGTAAAAGAAGACGGTATTGGACAACAAGCTATGACTCAACTATTTGCACTTTTTCCAGTTGCAACAATAGAGCTGTTTAGAGATCAATGCATCGGTCTTATTGAGCAATCTAACGGTAAAGAAAGTACAAAGTTACGTTTTAAGGATGAACTTAATCGTTTACAAAGTAAGACAGTTATGATGCAGAAAGTTACTAACTACTTCCTTGCCGGAGAAGGCAAAGGTGTATGAATGAGATATTTTTAAATACTTGGGATTGGATAAAAAGTGACTGGAAAAGTAACAATATTCGTTTCACAGTTGAAGTTATTGCCTGGGCTGTTAGTATCGGTTGTTCTATCACCATGGCACTTACAGTCCCTAACCCACCTTTACTTATTTTATATCCTATTTGGATTGCTGGTTGCGCTATGTATGGGTGGGCTGCTTATACTCGTAGATCCTTTGGCATGCTTGCTAATTATGCACTGTTAACGAGCATAGATACTATTGGATTAATTAGGATGCTTGCAGTTTAGTAGTAATTGTAGATGTAATTGATGAACTTACTCCTTAGGAGAATTGTATGTTAGGTAAAATGTATTTGGCTCGTTTCACCAATAAAGAAACAAAAGAAATAGATTTTTATAAATTTGGACACACCTCTTCGTGGGATGCTGCTGACAGATTTAAGTATGAACCTGAACAATATAGTAAGTGGGAAATAAAAATTATGAAAACTATCGCTGGCCCACTAGATGAAATGAAGGGTATTGAAGAGGCATTTAAAGCATTCTATCCAAAAAATTTATGGGTAGAGGAAAAGATTAGCGGGGTTACAGAAATTGTAACCCTCTCTAGGGAACAGGTAAACGAAATAATTAACAAAATGGAAGTTCTTGGTACAAAATACTACCAAAGACGAGAGCGTGACAGACAAAAAGCACAACAGGAATATAATCTCAATGGCTAAAATCGCACACGAAGCACCCATTTCAATCTTTAATGATGTACAAGCGCGCACAGACTATGATTATGCGCTTGTACATCTTTTTGAAGAAAGTGAACAATACTTTCAACTTTTTAAACAGGCACTTAATAATAAAAGAGAGGTTATTTTAGATAATTCTGTCTTTGAATTAGGTACCGCATTTGATTCAGAAAAATATGCTGAATGGATTGTTAGACTTAAACCAACTTATTATATTATTCCAGACGTATTAAATGATGCAAATGGAACAATAAAAAATTATGATAACTGGGTAAAAAATTATAAAGATAGCGTGCCAGGCAAAATGATTGCAGTCGCGCAAGGCAAAACTTATAATGAGTTTTTAGAATGCTATAACCATCTTACCAGCGGTGTTGATAAAATTGCTATTTCATTTGATAGCGAGTTTTATGATACATGGATTAGTCGCTTTAGTACAAAGCAACCTACAAAGTATCATGCCTGGGCTCTAGCAAGACAACTACTATTTGTTAAAATGGTAGAAATGAAGCACATAAATGAGAGCATTCCCCATCATCTACTCGGTTGTGGAGTGCCCCAGGAATTTAGTGATTATAGAAATTACAAATTCATAGATTCTATTGATACTTCTAATCCAGTGGTTGCTGGCTTAAAGGGACTGCGCTACAATAACGAACGAGGACTTGACGATAAGCCTAGCGAAAAACTTCATACAATGATTAATTCAGAAGTAAGTATTGAGCAACTAGCAAACATTACTTATAATATTACCTGGTTCAGAAAGATCGTAAATGGCTAAAGGTGTATGGCTTGCACTCTTTAGTCAATCAGGGAGTGAAATTAATTTTCTTGCAAAAAACTTAAAAGTACAGCCCCTCATACTGACTAATAATATGAGATCGAGTTGGGTCACCGGTCTTAAAGTATGGCAACAAAAACCTCATAACGAATTAATGGAGTGGCTGCGAAAAGCTTATCCAGAAAACGAATATAGAAAAAATGTTCTTATTACTCTTCACGGGTATATGAGAATTATCCCTCAAGATATTTGCGAACGCTATAACATCTATAACGGACATCCAGCCGCTATAGATTCATACCCTGAATTAAAAGGAAAAGATCCACAGATTAGGACGTGGAATGAAAAAGAAAAATATTCTATAATTGGTAGTGTTGTACACAAGGTTGTACCAGAAGTTGATGAAGGAGAAATAGTTAGCTCTTCTTACTACACAAATAGAGTGGAATCTGAAATTGAAATGTTTGCAAAGCTTAGAGAATCATCACAAGAGTCTTGGCTTTGGTTCTTGAGGAAAAAATTATGCGAATTGGAATTGCTGGAGCACAGTCAGTAGGTAAAACTACTCTACTGAATGCATTGCGTTCGGAGAAGATGTTTAGAGACATGAGAGTGTGTAATGAAGTTACACGTAGGGTGATGAGTTACGGTTTGCCGATTAATGAACAGGGCAATGACGTTACTCAGAAACTAATTATGCAAGAACATATTGTTAACGTATTCATGTATAATAATTTCATTACAGATCGTACTGCGCTTGATGGTGTGGTGTATACAAAATACTTGCATGAGATCGGTAAAGTGTCCGATGAGACTATGACATTTGCTACTGACGTATTTCTAAAACTTTACCCAAAGTATGACATAATGTTTTATATTGAACCTGAGTTTGAAATAAAAAATGATGGCATTAGAAGTGTAGACTTAACATTTAGAAATAGAATTGTTCAAATATTTAATGAATATTTTGAGACTTATAAACTATCATCAGTACGTTTAAATGGGTCAGTGAGGGAAAGAGTAGAACAGGCTATTGAAGCATATAAAGAAAAAGAGAGACTAATAACATGGAAGGAGGAGTTGGATAGTGACTACGGACATTAATCAAAAGCAATTAAATGAATTAGTATCAGTACACCTAGGTAAGGCAGGTGATGGTACAGTAGTTAAGCCTTACGTTACTCCTGATAATGTAGATCCTTCTCTTCTTGTATCTGTACCAAGACATCTTAATAGGACAGGCTACGGTATTGATGATAATAACTTACCATTCGTAGGTATGGACGCATGGAATGGTTATGAATTTTCTACCCTGCTTAAAAATGGCTTTCCCGTTTCCGGGTGGATTAAGTTTACATGCCCATCCGACACACCTAACATTGTAGAATCAAAATCGGTAAAGTTGTATCTAAACTCTTACAATATGGCTCGTCTAATTGAATCAACTGACGATATGTGGATTATTGAAGATAATATACAACGTGATCTTTCTAAAGCTGTAGGAGGGCATGCCGAAGTATTCATTCGTTGGGGAGACATTGATACAGTAAAACCTATCATCGGTGACTTTATTTCTCTTGAGCATTACTGTAACATTCAAAAGATGACATTTGACAACTACAATGAGTCTGCAGACATTCTCAAAGTAGTTCCATCTATTGGCAGATATGAAAGATGGCGTTCATATTCACTGCGTTCAAATTGCCGAGTAACTAATCAGCCAGACTGGGGTGATGTATATGTTCATATTAAAGGTGATACGTCGGTTACTCCGGAATCGTTACTCCAGTATATTATATCAATGCGTAAAGAGAATCACTTTCACGAAGAGATTTGTGAATGCATTTATAAACGTCTATGGGACTTATTACAACCCGAAGAACTATTCGTGGCATGCCTTTACACTCGGCGAGGAGGTATTGATATTAACCCAGTGCGAGCTTCGGATAGTAGAGTATTATGGAAGTACGGTATGATTGCCGATGTTCTACATTTTTGTACAAAGACTGCGAGACAATAATGATTACAAAATATCCTTTTCCTACTGACGGCCCACCAAACAAAAGCCCAGACAATAACGTTAATCAAATTTGTGACGAATTTGTTAAACGTTCCCAACACGGCTTTACTAAGTACGGGGTAACTACAGAGCGCACAGATCTAGAATTTGATCAATGGCTACAGCATTTAAAAGAAGAAATGATGGATGCAGTGGTTTACCTTCATCGAATTCAAAAAGAGCGCGCGCTTGACAGAATGACTCAAGTTAATGAGCAGTTTAATTTGTATAATGATACGAATATGAGTACAGTTACGGTGGGGGGAGATACTATAATTAGTACAGTAGACTATGGAGCTGGTATGCCGGCTGCTATGGAAATTGTTGATTTAAGTATGTTAGGCTCCGGCGATACAATTACTATATCATTGGATAATAAAAATGAATCTAAAAAAGGCTCTTGATTTTTTACCTAGTACAGATAAAAATGTTTTAGTAGTTTTGTCTGGGGGAATGGACTCTTCCATTCTCACTATGATATTGACAGCAAAGTATGGAAGTAAAAAAGTAAAAGCTCTTTCGTATGATTATGGTCAAAAGCAAAAGAGAGAATTAACTAAGGCTAAAGAGCTCTGTTCTATATTAGAAGTAGATCATAAAGTATTAGATTTAAATATACTAGGAGAGATAGCTAGACCTATTTCTGCAAACATTGGCGGCAGTGATGTTGTAATGCCTACAATAAAAGATGTACTTGGCGACCCTCAACCTAAAACGTATGTTCCTTTTCGCAATTTAATACTATTATCACTTACTCTTGCCCAAGCGGAAGCTAGCATCGCAAGTCATGTATATACAGGATTGCAAGTACATGATGAATATGGTTATTGGGATACTACCCAGAAGTTTGTTGATAGTATAAATGTTGTTGCTGAGCAGAATCGCTCACATAAAGTCAAAGTGCTAGCACCATTTAGTCATTTGTCTAAATTTGATGAGTTGGAAATTTGTAAAGAGCTTAATTTAACAGAACTCCTTGCATATACTCTCACCTGTTACAATCCAGATAGTATTGGCAACTCTTGCGGTAAATGTCCTGCGTGTTCTGAACGCATTGCTAATTTTGCAAAAGCTGGTATGGTTGACCCAATACCCTATTCTATTAATATACCATGGGATAAAATTATAAAATGATTACAACTATTTACTTAGATATGGACGGAGTCATTTGTGACTTTGATGCCCTCTACAGTGAAACTTATGGACTAAACTGCAGAGACGATCCTAACGATGACCATTGGTTTGAGTTTGTGAATAACGATGGATTCTATAACCTATCAACCACAAAAAACGCTGATAAACTTTTAGATAAGCTATTTTCTCTTGATGTTAATGTGGAGATTTTATCTTGTGTTGGAACTAAAAAGAATAAAAATCAAGTCCGTAGTCAAAAGATTAGATGGCTACATGCTCACGGTCTAGGACATTTACTAACTAATTTTACTTCTACCAAGCTAAACAAATCAAGGTACGCAAGTAATTCGAGCTTGCTTATAGATGATTCTGAAACATGCATTAATCCATTCAAAGAAAAAAATGGATATGGGATTTTACATATGAACGTAAAAGATACTATTAAACAAATTGATTACTTGACTGAGAAAGGTTTATTATGTGCGCTATCGTTGGTTCAAGAAACGTAGAAAAATTAATAGAGCTAGTCAGGTTAAATTCCTATAGAGGCTTTCATTCATACTCCCTATCCGTATACAATTATTATAGTGGAATCTTAACTATTCATAAAAAAAGACTGGGCACTATTAATTTAGATGGTTTTAGTTTAGCCCCTAATGAATATGCTATTGTTCATATTCAAGCTCCTACAACAGATGCTAGAACAGAGGATTTCATTCACCCTGCGGTTCTTAACATTGACTCACAGTCAGACTCTAATCCAGATTTAGCACTGTGGCACAATGGGATAATCAAGGCTGAGATAGTAAAAAACAACGTAGACAAATACCTCTCATCCTGGGATACAATGCAAATTTTGAGAGCACTAACTCAAGCTAATTCCTTTAAAGTATTGAATGAGTTCGATGGGACTTTTAGCTGCTTATTGTATAACAGAGCTGATCTAAGTCTTAAATTGTTTAGAAATGAAATTTCCCCTATGTTCATTGATGATAATTTAAACATATCATCAACAAAGTTTGAAGGAAGTAGAGAGACGGTAGCAGATAATGTTATTAAGTTGAACTTTAAGAATAATTCTGTTATACTTGAGGATGAATTTAAAACTGTAGAGAACCCATATTATTTTGGAGATTAAATGAAGCATATTTTAGGACCTAATTCACGAAGTACTCTATCAGCTGTCGAGGAAGGCGATAGTCAACCTAACGCCGTCGACCTTAGATTAGGTAAAGTATTTCGTATTCAACCAACAACTTTTGAGGTATCTAATGAACACAAACACCACAGAGGAACTTCAGAAGTTGTACCTAATGATAACGGATACTTTCACCTGGAGCCTGGTCACTACGAAGTTGTCATGGAAAACATCATCAATGTTGGTGAAGGTGAAGCTGGTTGGGTTATTACTCGTAGTACTCTTAATCGCAACGGCCTATTCCTTACTTCGGGTCTTTATGACTCTGGTTACCATGGCGTTATGGCCGGTGTACTTCACGTCACTGTGGGTCCGGCAAAAATTAAGAAAGGTACTCGCATTGGACAGTACTTAAGTTTTAATGCTGAATCAATAGGTAAGTATAAAGGGTCGTATGGTATTGGTAAAGAACACGATAAAAAGTACGGAGTGCAAAAATGAAAATTGAAATTGCTATTGAAGAACTTAGAAAGAAAAAGCTGTTTGTTGCCACTCCCATGTATGGCGGGCAGTGTGCAGGGATGTATACAAAGTCGATTGCTGATTTGTCTGCATTATGTGCAAAATACGGTATCCCTCTCCAACTATATTACCTGTTTAACGAATCATTAATTACTCGTGCACGTAACTACTGTGTAGATGAGTTCTTGAGATCTGAGGCAACCCATCTTATGTTTATCGATAGTGATATTGGTTTCAATCCTCAAGATATTTTAGCCTTACTAGCTCTTCAGACCGATGAGTCAGAATATGATGTTATCGCAGGCCCATATCCTAAAAAGTGTATCTCTTGGGAGAAGATCAAGCAAGCTGTTGATAAGGGAGTAGCTGACGAAGACCCAGGCCAGTTAGAGCGTTACGTTGGTGACTATGTCTTTAATCCTAAGACCACACAGCGCGAGATTCCTCTTGGTGAGCCTGTCGAGGTACTTGAACTCGGTACTGGCTTTATGATGATTCGACGTAAGACATTTGAGATGTATGAAAAGGCTTATCCTGAGTTGCATTATAAGCCTGACCATGTACGTACTGAGCACTTTGACGGTAGTCGTGAAATTATGGCCTACTTTGACTGTATTATTGATCCAGATTCTAAACGCTATCTTTCTGAAGATTATAACTTCTGTTATCATGTATCTAAGATGGGCGGTAAGAACTGGTTATGTCCTTGGATGAAACTGTCTCACGTTGGTAGTTATATCTTCGGTGGAAGCTTGATTGATTTAGCTACTATCGGTGCAAGTGCTACCGCTGACGTGTCTAAAATTAAAAAAAGTCAAAAGAAATGAAATTTGAAGCAAGAACACTCCAGATACTAAAGAACTTTTCGGTTATTAATCCTTCCCTACAGTTTAAGGAAGGAAGTATTCTGGCAACTGTTTCACCAAATAAGACCGTAATGGCAAAGGCGTTTATAAAGGAGAATATCCCAAGCACCTTTGCTATTTACGATCTATCTAAATTTTTGGGAGTCCTATCTTTATTTGATTCTCCTGAAATTGCTTTAGAGGACAAATACCTTATCATTAAAGATAACAATAAACAGGTTCAGTACACCTATGCTGATCCCCGTAATATTGTCTTACCAGGTGATAAGGAGATTAAGTTACCAGAGTTAGAAATTAAATTTACTCTTTCAAGCGACACACTACAAAGCGTTTTAAAAGCAATGGGTGTACTTGGTCTTCCAGAGATTGCAGTAACAGGTGAAAACGGAGTGCTAAGTGTACAGGCCGTTAACGTTAAGAACCCTTCAAGTGACAATTTTAGTATTGATTTGGGACAAACACCCTTGACGTTTAAGATGATTTTTTTAGCAGAAAATATTAAAATTATTCAAGATGATTATGACGTAAGCATTTCATCCAAGGGCATTGCCCATTTTAAAGGTAAAGATATTGAGTATTGGGTAGCTACTGAAAGCAGTTCAACATTTAAAGGTTAATAATGAATTTTGATAATGTATTGTGGGTGGAAAAGTATCGTCCGCGCACAATTAGTGAAACTATTTTACCTGATCATCTTAAAAGCACATTTCAAGAGTTTGTAAATAAAAAGGAGGTTCCAAACCTCCTTTTGTCTGGTAGAGCCGGTACCGGTAAGACTACTGTTGCTAAAGCTATGCTAGAAGAACTTGGCTGCGATTATATCGTGATCAATGGTAGCCTTAACGGTAACATTGACACATTGAGAAATGATATCAAGTCATTTGCCTCTTCTGTATCATTGTCCGGAGGCCGTAAATATGTTATTCTTGATGAGGCCGATTACCTCAATCCTAACTCTACTCAACCAGCATTACGTAACTTCATTGAAGAGTTTAGCGTAAACTGCGGGTTTATACTCACGTGTAATTTTAAAAATCGTATTATCGATCCTTTACATTCAAGGTGCTCAGTTGTTGAGTTTAAAATTAATAAAGACGATAAACAAAAGCTTGCACTAGCATTTTTTAACCGAGTACAAGATATTTTAGGTAATGAAAAGATATATTACGATAAAAAAGTAGTTGCTGCTGTCATAAGCAAGTTTTTCCCAGATTACAGACGCACTCTTAACGAGTTGCAAAGGTATTCAGTAACAGGTAAAATTGATACCGGCATGCTTACTGACCATAAAGAGGAAACTCTTAAAGAGGTTATGGGGTATCTAAAGCTTAAAAACTTTACCAGTGTAAGAAAATGGGTTGGTGAAAATAGTGATGTAGATTCTTCATCATTCTTTAGAAGTATCTATGATGTAGCAGCAGACTATCTGAAACCATCTAGCATTCCTCAACTAGTTTTAATTTTAGCGGACTATCAGTATAAGGCTGCTTTTGTGGCTGATCATGAAATTAATATCACAGCATGCCTTACTGAACTCATGGTTGAATGTGAGTTTAAATAGTATGGAAGAAGATATTACTGACGTGTTAAAAGAGCTTGATACTATGTTAAAACGTCCTTTTTTTAAAAGAAAATTAAAAAGAAAAATAAATAAAAAAAATTTAAGAAAGGGAGGAATGAGAAAACAGCGATGGGAACTTACTAGTGCAGTTTATAAAGATGACGAAATGTATAGAAAATGGGAAGATGGAGCTATGAAATTAGGTGCTGAAGTTGACGACCATGCGAGTTCTTTAGCTGATGAGAGAGGAGAGTACTTTCTTGCAGGTACAAGTATAAATGACCATTATATTTCCAAGTTAATAGATTATAGAACTAATTGTTTAAAAGATACTTTTTACAAAGGTGAAGACATTGTATGCTCAAAGGAAGCATGGATTAAATTTACTAGAAGTAAATCAGATAACGAGTGGCAAGTTATTGAGTTTGGTGATCAAGCAGGAATGCTTGTCGATAAAATGCATGATAGTTTTATTGATTACTCCGTTACTTCTAATTCTGTTACAGTAAAATTATATGGTGACAGGGATTGGGTAGAAAATATTTACGACGAAATTACTAATTTATTTTTAGTAGCCAAATGTCATATTGAATGGATTTACTCCGGAGATGGAAGCTCGGTAAATGTTCCTTTACTAGGAGATAAACTTCCTATCTCAGAAATGTATCCATTTTTAAATGGTGAATCTGTTGAAGAATATTATGAGAGATATCTTCAGTCAGATGCTTCCATTCTTTTACTCATAGGACCTCCCGGTACAGGTAAGACAACTTTTATTAGAGGGTTATTACACCACACTGGAAAAAATGCTATAGTAACTTACGACGAAGCAATCTTACAGAAAGATTATGTCTTCGCTAGATTTATTGAGGATGATACCGGCGTTATGGTTTTAGAAGATTCAGATAATTTTCTTAAATCAAGACGAGATGGCAATTCAATGATGCATAGATTTCTTAATGTCGGTGACGGACTAATTACTGTGAAGGGTAAAAAATTAATTTTTAGTACTAACCTCCCCTCTATTAATGAAATAGATCCTGCTTTAGTTCGTCCTGGAAGATGCTTTGATATTCTATCATTCAATAACTACACTACCGAGCAAGCTCGCTCTCTTGCAAGTAAACTTAATATTACTTTTAAAGAATCAGATGATAAAAAAGATTACTCTCTTGCCGAAATTTTTCATCAGCAACGTTCATCTAAAAAATTAATTAATAGAAAATTTGGCTTTATATGAAAACATTCGTTGAAATAGGATGTAGTGACTTTAATAATCTTGAAAATTTTTTAGATTATGGCTGGAGAGGTTTTTTTGTTGAGCCAGTTCCAAAATATTTTAATTCTCTATTTACAAAAGTAAAAAATAAACCAAACTGTGTTTGTGTTGAAGCTGCTATTACAGATAAAGATGGTAGTGTGAGAATGGATGTTCTTGAACCATTTGAAGAAGAGCAATGGCAAAGAGGAATAAGTCATATACATGTAGAAGGCAATTATAGCAATATCGCTTCTAATCTTGTTAATAGAAACAGAAACGTAGGTAATGTTACTACTATAAATGTCCCATGCATGACATTAGACTCGTTTTTAAACAATTTAAAGATTACAGATATTGATTTCTTACAGTTAGATGTTGAAGGACATGAGTTAGTCATTCTGGAAAATTATTCCTGGAAGGTTAAACCAAAAATGCTTAAAATAGAGCATAAATTTATTGATGACAAAAGACTTACCTCTCTATTAAATAAAAATAATTATAAATGGTGGCTAGAAAAAGATGACCTCTATGGAATACTAATGTCATGAATCCTTTTGATTACGTTAATAGTATTTCAAGCAATAAGAATAATTTAATGAGAGGGTCAGAAAATGATGAGCTCTCCCAGAAAGAGTATATTCCCTTCGTAGTAAACAGAGCACTCTCATACTATACCGATACTCTGCTCTATGCCAATGAGATGAATAAATTCAGTGATCTCGATAATTTAATGCAATATGAGTATCTTTTCCATAGTATTAGAAAGGGTAGAAGGTTTAGTAAGTGGTCAAAATCCAAAACTACCGAAGAATTATTAGCAATCAGTAAGTATTTTAACGTTAATATTAAAAGATCACAGGAATATAAAAGTCTGCTATCACCAGAACAAATACAGGAAATAGCTATGATTATAAATAATTCATAGTTGTTCCTATAACAATAATAAGGTGAAATATGACTGTTTTAGAATCTCTCGTGGAAGTGAGATTAGTAGATGAGGACGATTTTTTAAAGGTCCGTGAAACTCTAACTCGAATCGGCGTTGCTTCCCGCAAGGATAAAATTCTATATCAATCTTGCCACATTCTTCATAAGCAAGGTAGGTATTATATTGTTCATTTCAAAGAGCTGTTCTCCCTTGACGGAAAGCCGGCAAATTTTTCTGAAGATGATATAGCAAGACGTAACACCATTGCCAACCTTTTAGCTGAATGGGGTTTAGTGCAGTTAATCAATCCCACAGCAAGCAAAGAACCTGTTGCTCCTCTTTCTCAAATAAAAATTCTTCCGCATAAAGAGAAAGATGACTGGGAACTTGTAGCAAAGTACAATATAGGTAGAAAAAGGTAGTTGATTTAATTCTTCGTAACGTCTATAATAAGATGTAAGGAGAATATATGATTATTACGATTTACGGTGGAAGTAAAAAAACGCGTAAACAACGTGAAAAAGAGAAGCAGGCCTGGAAGGATCAGCAGGAAAAGTATAAATTTGCTTATTCTCAAAATCCTAAAAAAGCCTGGACTCCTGAAGTAGTAAATAGTACTAGTAGTAGACTTAATCTCAATAGCCATAGACTGAGCAGTAATTACCCTTCTAGAGATTCCGGTATCGGTGTTGCTCCTAAAAAAGCTAATACTACCTATACTGGAGATAATCTTATAGGAATAGGTAACTTACATAAATCTAATCTCGTGCCTGTTTTTAAGGGCGAGGAAGCAATAGATTTAGCAAAGATGCGGCGATGAGAGCTAAATAACTTTGTCACGCCTAATGGGTGACATTTTAACTCGCTTAATTTAAAAGGAGAATTACAATGCATACGTATATTTCTACGGCTATTGATTCCATTCAATACGCCAAAACACAATTCCTCAATACATTTGTTAAAGAAGAGTCACTCAGAAAGCCTTTGCAGGACTTTGTGAATGCTCAAGCGCTATTTGCTCGCAATATGGTAAACGTTAACAACGATCTGTATTCAGCAATGACAACATTTGATATTTCAAAATATCTGACTCCAGTTAAACAATAAGGGGAATTTCATGAACGCACTTTCACTACTCAAAGATTTTGAGCGCAGCTTTATTGGCTTTGACAAAGTATTTAATGAGTTTGCAAACGCTCAATCAAACTTTGCTAAAGCATTACCATCTTTTCCTCCATACAATATTAAGAAAGTAGATGATAAAACATTTACAATTGAGCTTGCAGTTGCTGGCTTTAGTAAGCAAGATATTGATGTTGAACTGGATGGGGATACTCTTAAAATTTCCGGTCGTACAAATAGTGACGATAGCGAATATATTTACAAAGGTATCGCCGAGAGAGCTTTTGCTCGTCAATGGAAAATTGCTGACTCTATTGAAATTAAGAATGCCGCTTTAGTTAATGGCATGCTTAAAATTACTCTAGAAAATATGATGAAAGTTCTTCCAACTAAAAAGATTGAAGTAGTTGATGCGGAAGAGCAAACTTTAAAGGGTAAAAAGCAACTTCTCCAGGAGAGTTCTAGATGAACTGGCTAAAAAAGATGTTTGATAAACTTGTTGACTCAATGGAAGCATACAACAGGTATAAAACAGCCGCTATTTTATCTACACACGTTAGAGATAAAAAAGAGCTGGATAAAATACTTAAAGATCTTTATAAGTAGTTCGATGGGTGGCAGTGCCACCCATTTTATTTTATAATGTAGAGATGTCAAAATTCTATACTAGCGTCTACTTAAATCGTAGCGAAATATTATTGCGTGGTTATGAAAACGGTCAACGTATTCAACATGCAATTCCTTACAAACCTTACCTGTTTGTTACCTCAAGAATAAAAAATACAGAATATAGAACTCTCAAAGGAGTATCTGTTGATAAAATCACTTTTGGAAGCGTTTATGAAGCTCGCGAATATATTAAGCGATACAAGGACGTTGAAGGTCTTGACATCTATGGCCTTACTAACTTTGTGTATACTTTTATTCATGACCATTATTCTGGTAGCATTGATTACGACCCTTCTCTTATTTCTGTTGTATCCCTTGATATCGAGACCGATTCAACTGGAGGATTTCCAGACATTAGTGCTGCTGATAAACAAATCACCGCTATTACTCTAAGCAAAAAGGGAAAGATGGTAGTAATGGGATATAATGATTTTGTTATCCCAAAAGGTAGTGACGAAGAAATAACTTATTTAAAGTGTAAAGACGAGCAGGACTTGCTTGAGAAGTTTATTAAGGTGTGGAGATCTACTCAGTTCTTACCTGATGTAGTTACGGGATGGAACGTTGAGTTCTTTGATATGCCTTATATTATTAATCGTATTACTCGACTACTTGGACCGGAAAGTGCGAAGAGACTTTCTCCATGGGGCATTCTGAGTCAGCGTGAAATTGAGCTTGCAGGCCGTCAATACGTTATTCCAGAGATCGTCGGTCTTACTATCCTTGACTATATGCAGCTGTATAAGAAGTTTTCTTTTACGATGCAAGAAAGCTACAAACTTGACTATATCTCTTGGGTTGTACTAGGGGAGCGTAAGTTAGATTATGACTCACTTGGGTACAGCAGTCTGGACGAGCTGTATAAGAAGAACTACCAGAAATATATTGAATATAATATTCAGGACGTTAGACTTGTAGACAGACTGGAAGATAAGCTTAAATTTATTGAGCAAGTGTTTGCCCTTGCTTACGATGGAAAGATTAACTATTTAGATACTTTCACTTCTGTGCGCTCATGGGATATGTACATTCATAATGAGTTACTCTCAAAGAATATTGTCATACCTCAATTTGATCCATCTGAAAGAGTAAAAGACGATCCTATTGAAGGAGCTTATGTTAAGGATCCTCAGGTAGGTATGCATAAGTGGGTTGTATCATTTGACTTGAATAGTCTATACCCTCACTTGATTATGCAGTATAATATTTCACCCGAAACATATACCGGGGTCATTTCCTCGCTTAACGTTAGCGATGGTGTAGATAAAATTCTTAATGGAGCATTAAACGATCCTGCTATTCGTAATGAAATGGAATCCCAGAATATTACAGTAGCTGCGACAGGTTGTATGTTTGATAAGGACTATCAAGGCTTTTTACCTCAGATGATGCAACGACTGTATGATGACCGAGTTAAGTATAAGAATCAAATGATCGAAGCAAAGAAGAAGTATGAGAAAGAAAAGACGTATGAGCTTGAAAAGGAAGTAGCTCGATGTCATAACATGCAGCTTGCAAAGAAGATTCAGCTTAACTCAGTTTATGGTGCATTAGGCAATCGGTACTTTAGATGGTTTGATGCAAGACTTGCCGAATCAATTACTAAGTCCGGCCAGCTATCCATTCGGTGGATGGAAAATAAAATTAACGCCTACCTTAATAAAGTGCTTAAGACAGGCAACGAGGACTTTGTTATTGCTGTTGATACTGACTCAATGTACATTGATCTCGGAAAGTTTGTAGAAAAGACCTGTGAAGGCAAATCAAACGAACAAATTGTCAAGTACCTTGATAAAGTTTGTCAGGAAGTATTTGAGCCTTACATTGATAAATGCTACGAAGAGTTAGCATTATACGTTAACGCGTATGATCAAAAGATGAAAATGAAACGCGAGGCTATTGCTAATAAAGGAATCTGGACAGCTAAGAAACGATATATCTTAAACGTTTATGATAATGAGGGGGTGTTATATTCTGAACCTAAACTAAAAATTATGGGTATTGAAGCTGTGAGAACCTCCACACCCGCTGTTGTAAGAGATAGTATTAAGAAAGCCCTAACTATGATTATGACGATGACTGAGGATGACTTAATTAACTACATTACTTCAGAGCGTGAACGGTTCGGTACGCTTCCGTTTGAGGATATTGCCTTTCCGAGAGGCTGTAAAGAGCTTGATAAGTGGATAGAAAAAAGCAGTTCAGCTAAAATATATAGAACGGGAACTCCTATTCATGTCAAAGGAGCAATCATATATAATTACCTACTCAAGCAAGCTAACCTCTTAAACAAGTACGAGCAGGTGCATAAAGGTGATAAGGTTAAATTTTGCTATTTGAAGTTACCTAATAAAATTAATGAGCACGTAATTAGTACTCCTGGTAAGTTACCCCCTGAGCTAAATTTAAATGACGTTATTGATTATGACGTACAATTTGAGAAGTCGTTTGTTGAGCCACTTAAAACTATACTTGACGCTATTGGTTGGAAGACAGAGCGTAGAAATACTTTAGAGGAATTCTTTGCATGAAGCCAGTAATAACTCTCGACGAAGATGATTTTGGATTTTCTGCTGTTAGTGAAGAAGAATTAAAAGTATTGGAGAAAGAACTTCAACAGCAAGTTACTATAAAGTCAAAAGAGCTTGAAGAGGTTGAAAAAACATATAAAGGTAAGTTAGAACAGCTCTACCGTACCGTTCTCCCTCTTTTACAAAACTTAGCAAAAGATTCTGATAAGGAATATATTTACTGGCCCAACAGAACTCAAAAAATGCAACAGTTTATAAAAAAGGTAGAAGCCATAGTAAATGATTAACTATCTCGCTTTAATAACAGCTTTAATTCTTTCAGCTATTGCCGCATATTATTCGGTAGCCGGGCTTGCAGCTATATTTGCTGCGGCCGTTATTCCCATTGTTATTATGGGAGCATCGTTAGAGTTAGCCAAAGTTGTAGCAGCATCTTGGGTGTATAGCAATTGGGGAACTGCTCCAAAATTAATTCGATACTATCTAGTTATATCAGTAATTGTTTTAATGTTTATTACTAGTTTGGGTGCCTTTGGATTTTTATCTAAAGCCCATTTAGATCAAAACTTGGTTGGAGCTGATACAAACGTTGAGTTAAAAATAATTGATCAGCAGATTCAAAATGAACAGAGGAGATTAGATAATGCTCAGAGAGCTCTTAACTCTTTGGATAGATTGGTTGATAATGTTGATCCAGAAGCCGCTAGCAAAATACGTAATCAGCAGGCAAGGGAACGCTCCCGTATTCTTTCTGAAATTAGTAGTGCGTCTAACTCTCTTAAGACACTTAATACTCAGGCAGGGCCCCTCCGAAAAGATTCGGCAAGAATTGCTGCTGAAGTTGGACCGATCAAATACATTGCAGACCTTATCTACGGAGAAGAGGCTCAAGGAGTACTTGAAAAAGCTGTAAGAGTAGTTATTATTCTTATTGTGGTAGTTTTTGATCCTCTTGCTATTGTTTTGTTAATTGCTGCTAATCATGGGTTACGTAATTCTCAGAATGATCCTGTAGTTAATAATTTGTTATCTTTTCCTGTTACAGAGCAAAAATCTTTTCGTAGAGTAAAAAACGTTACTAAGCAAGATAATAGTATAAAAAACGTTACTAAGCAAGATAATAGTATAAAAAACGTTAAAAGAGAATGGGATCCTAGATTCTTTAGAAGATTTGAAAAAATTAAACTTCCTAACTGGATAGAAAGAGTCAAGAAGTTGAAAGAAAAACGAGATCCATCTAAAATAGAGATTGATAAGAGCAAAGTTAAAGATATACGAGACGGAGGAACATTTTGACTTTACCTGATGAAAGATACAAAGCTGTTCTGTATACACAACAGTTTTTAATTGATCTTTTAAACCCAAAAACTTCTCCAGGCGTACCTCGGGAAATAAGACAGCGGGCCAGCGCACTTCTCAAACACTACCCAAACGGTTTAGATATGGAAAGAACAAGTGAAAAAATTCCTGAAGTATTTGCTAAAGATTGGACAACAAGGAAAATAAATTATGAATGATTTTGAAGTTCATCCTATCGGGCATTTTGAAGAAATAAGGCTGGCTCGTAAGCTAATGAATGCAATTTGTGACTATCAAAATTTTGAAGCTCTTCATCCAAGCGTTCTAGAGGAAGTAAAAAAATTAAAAAAACTATATGAGCGTCAAATTGAGGAAGGAATACAATGAATGATTTTTTTAGAAATTTAGTAGAGGAAATAAAAGATGAAGATACTTCTATTGCCGCTGACGGCGCCGGCAGTGCTGAGTTTAGCGGTTTTATTGATACTGGCAGCTTTATGCTCAACGCTGTTCTCTCTGGCAGCCTCTACGGTGGCGTACCTGATAACAAGGTTACTGCTTTTGCAGGAGAGTCCGCTACTGGTAAAACTTACTTCGTTCTTGGTGTCGTACGAGCATTCCTCGAAAAGAATCCACAAGGAGGAGTCGTCTATTACGATACAGAGGCCGCGGTCACAAAGAGAATGATGGAAGAACGTGGCATTGATACTTCACGTGTAATTATTTCAGAACCAGATACTATTCAGAAGTTTAAAACCCATGCGTTAAAAATGATTGATGCATATGAGAAGCAACCTGAAGATAAACGACCTCCTATGATGTTTGTTTTGGATAGTCTTGGCCTCCTATCAACCAGTAAAGAGATGGAAGATAGTCTTGAAGGTAAAGATACAAGAGACATGACAAAGGCTCAGTTAATAAAAGCTGCCTTTCGTGTATTGACTTTAAAATTAGCTAAAGTCAAAGTGCCCATGCTCGTGACTAATCACGTTTATGATCTTGTTGGAAGTTATGTACCTATGAAGGAGCTCGGAGGTGGAACGGGACTTAAATACGCTGCCAGTACTATTGCAATGCTTACAAAAAAGAAAGAAAAAGATTCAACAGGCGAGATTGTCGGAAATATTATCAGAGTCAAAATGTATAAGTCCAGACTCTCAAAAGAGAACCAAAACGTTGAAGTGTTACTTACTTACGACAAAGGGCTTGACCGATACTACGGGCTCTTAGATCTGGCCGAGAAATATCAGATTATTAAAAAAGTATCAACTCGCTACGAACTTCCTAGCGGAACTAAAGTATTTGGAAAAGAAATTAATTCTAACCCTCAAAAATATTTTACTGAAGAAATAATGGTGCAACTTGAAGATGCAGCTAAAAAAGAATACTCATACGGAGGAACGGGACCCTCTTCTACCGGAGATAATGAAGAATCTGTCGATGAGGTTTTGGCAGAATAATAAGGAATATTATAAAGAACCTCCTACCTGGCCATTTACGAGATTAGAACCTCATCAAGTTCGTTATCTCCTACATAAACAAATAGAGGATGTAAAAAACAAAGTAAATAAACTAGGAGAAGCACTTCTATGAAGGGTAGGTCTACTTTAGCTCCTCGTGACTTTTGTAATTTAAGATATGCTCTTTCGCTTGATAAAGCACAATTTTCAATTTTTTATAATAATTTAGACGTAGAAGATCAAAAATATCTTTCTTCTTTATTAGAGACTCATAGGTTAGATATTTTAGATTTTGTTTTTGACATTGGTGATATTCCTAGACCAGATATTGAGGAAGTAATTAATAAAATAAAGTGAGGAGAATTTTATGGCATGGGTTCTGGTAGATACAATTTCTCAATATCGTGTGCGATATATGGTAGAAGTTTCTGATTCGTCAAAGGTTGAGTGGGCTCTCGATACCGTCACTTGTAACGAAGCAAAAGAATTTTCCCAGCATTGGCTAGGAGAAACAATTTTTAGTTATAGTAAAATAAAAGAAGAAGATGCAATTGCTCTTTTTAAAACTGACAATGATTATCTAAAAGATTGGGATAACGAAGTTATTAAGAAAAACGCTTTTACTTATATTAAAGAACAAAATGTTTGAATTACTTGTAATAGGATTTTCCTCAGGGATAGTTACCGCTGTCATTCTTATTGCGTACCATCGCTACCGCTATTACAAAATGCTTCTTCGCATGAAAGATCATGCTGAAGGAATTTTAGAAGAATTTGAAGAGAGAGTAGTTAGAGCAAGACTTGAATTTGATTCAAATAACATGCTATGTTATAATAGAGAAACAGATGAGTTTTTAGCCCAGGCAAAAACATGGGATGAACTTAACATCGTTCTTAAAAATAGATTTCCAGATAAGATGTTTGATGTCCCTCAAGAACAAATTAATAGAGCACAAACCTATGGAAAATAAATCCTACTCTTGTAGCGTTTTAGAAATTTTAGATAATGGTGACACTATAATTGAACTACCTGCCGAATTCTTATCAGACGTAGGATGGAAAATAGGGGATGAGTTAGATTTTATTACAGAAGACAAAAAAATTATAGTGAAGAATCTTACAAAGGAAAATGATCATGCAAGAAATAACAACAGTAAAACTAGTGTCGGGTGAAGAAATTATTGGTAGGTTAGTTAAAAAGAAAGACAACACTCTAACTCTCTCAAAGCCAGTTCAAATAGTAGCATCACAAAAAGGCATGGGCTTTGCCCCTCTTTGTATCTCTATTGATGATGCATCAGAGTTTACCTTTAAAGATGAGCACATTCTCTTTACTGCAACAACTAGAAAAGAACTAGAAGAAGCTTATATTAAATCTACTACTGGCATTCAACTTGCTGGTGGGCTGTAATGGCATTAGAGAAGCAAATACTTTCAAAGCTAGTCTTTGATGAAGACTTTTTAAGAAAAACAATTCCCTTTCTAAAAGAGGAGTATTTTACTTCTAACTCTGATAAAAGAATATTTAAGTTAGTAATTGAATATGTAAAGAAGTATAATAGTTGTCCATCAGTTCCTGCGCTTGTTATTGAGATTGATAACGTTACAGGTATAAGTGATGATGAGCATAAAGAGATAGTTGATTTTGTTAGAGGTATTAAAAATGATGAGGTAGATAAACAATGGTTGCTCGATCAGACAGAGAGATTTTGTCAGGACAAAGCAATCTACAATGCCATTATGACGTCCATACAGATTTTAGACGGGCGCAATCAAAAGCAAGACAAAGGAAGTATTCCTACTATACTTTCCGATGCGTTAGCAGTATCATTTGACAGTCACATAGGTCATGATTTTTTAGAGGATTATTTAAATAGATATGATTTCTATCATAAAAAAGAGCATCGTATTCCGTTCGATCTGGAGTACTTTAACAGAATCACCAAAGGTGGTTTACCCAATAAAACTCTTAACGTCGCTCTTGCTGGTACTGGCGTCGGTAAGTCTCTTTTTATGTGTCATTGCGCTGCTAGTAACCTCTCTGCCGGACATAACGTTTTATACATTACGTTAGAAATGTCTGAGGAGAAGATTGCTGAGCGTATCGATGCTAATCTTCTTAATGTTCAGATAGATGAACTGACGGTACTTCCTAAAGATGCTTATGAAAAAAAGGTTAACAGAGTAAAAGATAAAACTACTGGAAAACTGGTTATCAAGGAGTATCCCACAGCGGCCGCTGGTGCAAATCATTTTAGACATCTTCTTAATGAACTCAGCCTGAAGCGTAATTTTGTACCGGATATCATTTATATTGATTATCTGAATATTTGTATATCATCTAGACTTAAATTTGGTTCTAACGTTAATTCATATTCCTATATTAAATCGATTGCTGAAGAGTTAAGAGGGTTAGCTGTTGAGCATAACGTTCCAATTGTTACGGCTACTCAGACGACTCGCTCTGGCTACACGAATACAGATCTAGGTCTCGAAGACACATCAGAATCGTTTGGATTACCTGCAACTGCTGACTTTATGTTCGCATTAATATCCTCTGAAGAACTGGAGACGCTTGGGCAGATCATGGTTAAACAACTAAAAAACAGGTATAACGACCCAACGGCTTATCGAAAGTTCGTAATAGGTATAGATAGGGCGAAAATGAAGCTCTATGATGTAGAACAGCGCGCACAAGATGATATTTCTGATGATAAACCCGCTTTCGATAGTTCCGAAAGCGGTAAGAGAATAAGTACTGAACGTAAGTTCAACAAGGATTTATTTTCTGATTTTTCGTAATGGATGAATATACAAAAACCCATAAATATTGGTATCCTAAGGGTGCAATTATGCAAATCGAGGTTACCGGACATCGATCAACTCGATACAAAAAATTAATTTCTAGTGCTGTAGAATTCTACTGCGCTAAACTTATGTCCAAGAGAATGTGCAATTCTCTTGATATAAAAGTTTTAATGAAAAAGCGGTTAGATGATGATGAAGATTTTGAAGCCTTTTGCAATTACGTGGGAAAAAATGAGGGATATAGAGAGTTTGAAATAGAAGTAAAAAAAGGTCTATCGGTCAGAGATACTTTAACATATTTGGCACATGAGTGCGTTCACGTTAAGCAATTTGCTACAGGTGAAATGAGGGACGGGGCTGTGTATGCAATTACAACTAAATGGAAAGGAAGAGAAATTAACGAGCAGCGCGTTGATTACTGGGACCTTCCATGGGAAATAGAAGCATACGGACGCGAAAAAGGACTTTATAGCAGGTTCATTTTAAACTCAAGCATAATAGATGAAAAGTTTTTAGATTCTGTTTTGTTTTGATGGATAAATCTAATCAAAAAGTAAGGAAACTTGACCTTACAACTCTTAAAACGGAAAGCGGCTTTGAGCTGTTTTCTTTCAACACAGTGCTTTTAAAAAACTGGTTTATAAAAGCATCTATATCAAATGCTGATACTATTTGTGTTCTAATGATGAACATTGAATCAGAAGAGTTAGTAGTTGGGTTTTTTACTGACGAAGTAAAAGCAAATGATTTTGTCAACTTCTGGACACAATTCTAGATAAATAAAATAGCGTCATTTTTGGCGCTTTTTAACCTAAAGGAACAATATGAAGAAGCCTTTAATAGTCTTCTTCGTCATGTTTTTATTCTATGGTTGTGTGCTAGCACAAACCACATATAATTCGAAAAATGCCCGAACAAAAACCACCTAGTGTAGCTAAGCTTGCTGTTAACACTATTAAAGAGGCTAAAGATGCTGGTGAAGAATTAGGTAGAATGATTGTTGAGATGCAGCAACAAAATGAAAGACAAATTAGACAATATCAAAATAATGTTTTAAAGGAAAGAAGAGAAGCAAGATATCACGATCGTGAGTTGGATCAGCGAGCATTGGATGAATGGATTGCAGAAGAAAAACGTGCAAAAAATTTAGAGAATGTTAAGCAAGAAGTAGAAAAAACTTACGGGAAAGGTGCTTGGGAAAAAATCCAGGCAACAAAACAAAGAATGTTAGAAATAGAAAAGCAAGATAAAAAAGTAGCCGACGAATTACGTAACAAAATGAATGATTTGTTTTGGTGGTGCTTAGGTGCAGCTGCATTAATTACATTTGCTTTTAAGCTTTACAAATAATGCGCCCAGCTCAATTATTCGCTATAATTAGTATAGCGTCATCACTCTTTCTGATTTGGCTCGAGCATCAAAAATAACATAAATACTGAAAAGTGGAGGTATTATGTATTTGTATAGATGTAAAATTATTAAAGTGCTTGACGGAGATACTGTCGATATAGATTTAGATCTAGGATTTAACATAATCCTTGCTAATCAGCGTGTAAGGATGGCTGGTGTCGATACCCCTGAATCAAGAACTGCTAACGAAGAAGAAAAAGTTCGTGGACTTTTATCTAAAAAGAAAGTTCAGGAAAAATTGCCTATTGGTTCTTGGCAAAAAATCCAAACAATGAAGGCAAATAGTAACGATGATAAATTTGGTCGTATACTTGGCGTATTTGTTTTAGAGGATGGTGTAAGCCTTAACCAATGGATGATTGATAATAACTATGCTGTCCTTTATCAAGGTGAAAGTAAGGAGCTCGTACAAGAAAGCCACAAGTATAATAAGAAAAAATTAATTGAAAGAGGTGAATTGAGTGCCTGATGCACCATTGTTCCCTACTCAATCTGGCTTAAAGTTTGAAGAAGAGATTGATATAAATCAAGATGGTATAGTTTCTTCTAAAGAAGAAGAGATATATGAAAAGAAAGCTATAAACAGAAGAAGAATGGCTTGGGTATCTCTTGTAGCAATGATTATTTCTGGCTTTGCTCTTATGTTCCTTATTCCCGAAGCAAGATTACAAAAACTAGGTGCCATGTTAGACCTCTATTGGATTTCCCTCGGAGGAATTACAGGTGCTTATGTTGGTATTTCAACTTGGATGTCAAAAAGATGAACGATAAAAAACTTTTTTGGTTTTTAGGATTCTTAGTCCTACTGCCAATCGGCTTAGCAGCCTTTGGTGGAGATAGGTTTAGATACCCTTGCCAAGACCCAGCTAACTGGGAATCAGATATTTGTAAAAAACCTCTTTGTGATGTGACTAGATCTTGTCCAGAGCATGTATTTAAAGGTGGTAGAGATCCAAGATTAGGACCTCCTTCTGAAAACACTCCAACAACTTCTCCTACAGCACCAAGTATAGGTAATTGCAAATGAACTTAAATCTATTAAAAAAAGAATCTAAAGAAGAGACACAGGAGCCCTTTATGTATACTGAAGATCAATTGATGGCTCGATTAAAATTTTTTATTGGTGTTTGCTTGTCACTCACTTTAACGGGTATTGTGTTTGTTGTTTTATATTCTATTATCTTTGTTACGCAGCCTCTTAATGCAATTTCACCTATCGATCAAAAGTTCTTTGAAATGCTTATTCCTATCTCTACATTTTTAACTGGAATTCTTTCTGGTATAATGTTAGCTGATAAAGGTGATAAAGAAGCTAAAATGAAAGCAATCGAAGCAGCTACTAGACCTACTCCAGTCTCTCCAAATCCTACTAGCACTTCGACAGGGCTATCTTCTTCTTTTACACCGAGACCTTTTTCTCCTGCCATGCCTTCAATGGGACTGTCTCAGTCTTCAGTAATGCCTCAACCAGTTGTAGGCACTGCTCCTCCTCCACCTCCTAACATCGCCCCACCCCCTCCTCCATTAAATGGAATGCCTCCTCCTCCTAACATACCAAAGCCGCAATGATAGCATTATTATTTGATCAAATAGTTAACCTATTTTTATTTGTTTATTTTTCTTTTTTTGACTTGATAAATAAACTTAACTAATTTTTTTAAAAAATAATATGCCTGTAAAAAGCTCTGGCTCATTAAAACTCAATAGTGACCTTGGATGGGAGTACGGTAAAATCACCTCTCAAAGCACCTCTATGAGTTGGATTAGAGCTTCTGGAGAGGCTGGTAGTTCAGGTAAATTTAGTGCATATTACGGAACAAAATCCGCTAGATCAGTTCCTTATTACACCTCCCCGGTTAACCTGTTTCACCTGAATGTGCCAAATAATGACAGATTGCTTGAATGGACATTCAGTATACAAGATTTTTCGCATAGAATTTATAATGCTACTGCCGGAGGAGCTCCTGTAATTAATTTTTATAATGTAAATTTTCCATCTGGGCTAGAGCCTTTTGGACACGATGGTTATTATTGGATTCTTAATCAAGGAAATGTTCCGGGTGTTTTTTCTTGTGATACAAACGGATCCATATCTTACAGCCCTGGCAGCTCTAGGAGGGTTGAGCTTACAAAAATTCCTTCCTACCCTGGAAATGCTCAATTTAATCCAGGCCATGGCGCAGTTATGGCTGAAGACTCTGGTGAACCTAATTCGGGGGCATATGATATAAAAGTAAATGTTACCGGATATTCTTCCGGCCCTAAAGGGTTTTGTGGGTTTTTTAATCCTCGATTGTGGTTTAATAGAACTGCTACAATTCTAGATGATAATCAAACTCAAACTTTTTATATTCCTTTTGTAAAAGATCCGCAAGTTAATATATTATCCGGTTCCGTTTTTCCATATTATAATCCTAATTCTGCTTTAGGAGGCCCACAAGCCCTAGAAGTAGTTACTTTTGATATTGGAGGAGTGTATATAAGAAATAGGTTTGCAGGTCAATCTGGAATTAATCCGTCAAGCTATGATGTAGATTATGTAAACACCGGTACTCCATACGCTGCAAGCGTAATACAAGTTAATTATACCGCTTCTTATCAAGGACAAAATTGGTCATCTAGTTTTTACCACTGGGTAAACTATAGAAGACTTAACGTAGCTTCCGGCGGCGGGGGATATTAATTTTTTTTATTTTTTGTATATAGAATATATTCAGCTGCTTCAGGCGATCTTCCCCAAATCATTCCTTCTTCTAATTCAAATCCCCTTCTTTCTTTACCAGTAATAGGATTGTGCATCCATCGTCTTCCTTGAATAGGATCTCTACCTTTTCTTGCAAATGCAATTAGTTTTTTTGTATGCTCGGAGTGTTTTTGCCCTTCAAAAATAGACTTTCCTTTTCTATATTTTGAAATACTTTCTGAATGTTCTTTAGTTCGAACATATCTTTTTAATGCAAAAGAAATATTATTACTAATTTGCTTTTTCATTTCATCAGACCAGTACTTCCATCCAATCTTTTTCTTAATGTGGCAGTCTTTTACGACTTCTTGTGCGTTGTATTGCTTAAATAATTTTTCGCATGCTGAATCAATGTTATCTTGATCCTTAACGGAAAAAATCTGTTCGTAATTTGTTCCGTACTTTTCACGAAATTCTTTTTCTGATTTATCGTAAACAATAAGTTTTTTTTCAATTAGAAAAATTCTAAACATAGTGGTAATTTTTAAAGTAATAGGTTATAATGTATGTATTAAAAAAAATAAATATGTAAATGAAACTCTGGAAAAATCTTAACGAATCCGATCGCAGTCAAGTAATTATTACCATTCTGCTTTTTTCTTTTTTTACTATTCTTATTCTTATTGCTTTCCTAACAAGCAGGGGGCAGGATATTGAATACTTTAAAAATAGAATTGATATGGTTGACCAGCGCACTCTTTACATGGATCAAAAAATTGACAAGATGAATGAAAAAATGGCTGAAAATCGCCTTCTTCTTAATGAAGTGAGAAAAAAAGATGATGAGTTAGAAAAACGAATTGATGAATATGGTCGATGGATAGAATACTGGAAAACTCTACCTCAACTACCTAAACCCCCTATCTCACCCCCTCCAAAACGTTAAAAATACCGTATCTCTTTAGTACGGTAATCAATAAACCACAGCTAGCTGTGGTTTTTACCAGTTGATCTAATTTTCCGCTTCAGTCATAATAGATGTATGATGAATAGGAGAATGATATGAAGATCTGCTTTTATACCCAAGACTACGAAAACTACGGAACCGATACCGATCCTTATTGGAAGGCCAAGGGCGGGGAAGACTTTATCATCGAGGCTCCAGAATGGACGGAGGAGATGGCAAACAATGTTTGTGAGGCTATCTCGGAGAACAATCCGTTCTTTGAGCGCTCGGTGATTGGCTTTGACAAGGTCAGCGACGATTACATGACTCAGTTCGAGCGTGATCAGCTGGACTATGAGGGTAAGATTGATTACCCAGCCGTTAGAGCATCGTACGAAGAATTTGTTAAGGAAACTGTATAATGGGATATTTTAAATCGGTTGCTATTGATATTGAAGAAGCTATCGCTGTGGAGGTAGCAAAAGGATTCGAATCTCGGGATGAGATGCGAGAGGTTTTTATTGAGATCGCCCAAGAGTATGATGTATCTGTAGAGGAGGTATGGGCAATCTATCGAGAGGCTGATCTTGCTCATTGCTAAAGAAGTAACTGTATGGAATGAGACATTTGACTGTAATCATGTCTATCTTTTCAACGATGCTATGACTAAGGCATATGCATATGTTCGCAATCGTGACTTAAATTTACACATATTTAAAAACCCTATGGCTATTAGCACTAAGGGGAGAAAATTTGAAATACTAGAACGTATACAAGAAGAGGATCCTTCTAGAATAGAAGTTAAAGGATCAAAAGGAAGCATTTATTACGTTACTAGCAAAGAAGGAAAATATAAATGTACATGTGTCGGATACAAGTATCATGGAACGTGTAAACACATTGAACAGGTCAAAAGTAAAAATGTTTGATACCTGGTTAGAGGATCGTGATATTGAACGCATTTGGAAAGTAGTTCATGGAGAACTTCCATTAGAATTTTGCTCAAAAGAAGAAATAGATGAGTTTTTTAACATTATAGAACAAGCAGGAAAAAATAAATGGAAATCAATAACTCTTCAGTAAAGTGCTGTAATCATAATTGTAATGAGGGGAGAAACTGTCCTCTTAGATTTTCTTCTCCTGAACTAAAAATATATCAAATTCTTTGGTGCACTTTTTTAGGGCTTTTATTAGGAGCAGTTGTTTCCTGCTCTATTTTTTACCTTTAATAAATACAGTATCCATATGGGGGTACTATGACTAGATTTTCTAAGTTTAATAAAAGCTTTTCTAAAGCTATAGTGTCAAGAGCGGAATCCACAGAACCAGAACTCAAACATAGAGTGTCAGTGACTATTTCTGACCCTCTGCATAGCATGGTTTCTAAGCAAGGGGAAAAAATGGAAAAGAAAATCCGTCTCTACGCTAAAGATGAAAAGCATGCCCAGGAACTAGCCAAGCATCATTTTAAAAAACAGGGCTACAAAGTCCATGATTCTAACTATATTGGTGTCGTAGAAGCAAAAGAAAGTGTAAATGAAATCTCGGCTAATACCGCTATGAGCTATCTCCATAAAACTTACGACACAAAAGGATATAGAGATCATACTCCTCAAACTAAAAAAGGTATTGAGCGGGCTACTAAAAAGGTATCCCAAGATGCTATGAGAAAAGATTATGAAAGATCATCTAAACTTGGTCTCTCTACTGAAGAAGTAGAGAAAGTAGATGAAATTTCAAACGAACTCTTACAACGCTATAAACAAAAAGCTGGCGCTCAGGTAGACAATCCTGCTACACCTTCAAGTATGAAATACAAAAGAGGTA